TCTTCAAGACATGACGCAATAGCCAGTTAAGCAGCGTCAACCCCGCCCTCCGTAATAGAGGGTTCCTACGATACGTGGTATACAAGAGGGAACTGGCCTACGAGCGTCTCACGACGCTCGACTTATTCAAGAAATTGGCGGCTATGCGCGCCGAGGGCCCTTGTTGGCCACCTTCACATCGCCAGTGAGCTACACGGGATGGTCTCCGTGTTGACGACGATGCGAAGCTACGGACCATTTGGGGAATGGGCAGGGTTACCCGCGTTACACTTGCAATGTGACAGGCAGATCGGTTCGAGTCCGATATTCTCCACCACTTTCGGATACGTCAGGAACGGCAGATGTACAGGGGTCCAGGTAGCGTCTCCAAAACCTGAGCGAACGACGCACTGACGTACGAATTCATGAGAGGTGAAAGCTCACCTCTACAAAGTTTTGACAACCGTTGATGTTGGTTATCTGGTTAACTTAGTGGCCGTAAAACGCCTACTCAAGTAAATCCTAAACGGTTCAAACCCGTTGGGTCGTCGCAAGACGTTTTCCGACTTCGCTTTTGTTGTCATCTTCATTCATGTGACCTTGAGATTGTGGGTTCGATTCCCATGCTTGCGTACAGCAGGCGAGTTGCATAGGATTACAACGCAAGCTCTCACTTTGCTCGTTAGCTTGGGTAAGCGGCTGGGCCTTATAGACCCGGGAAACCTGCCAGATTAGCGGGAACGTGACGGGTTCGAGTCCCTCAGCGAGCACCAATTTTATTTCTCTGCGAAGCGTTACGGTAGCGTACTAGGTCTGGACCCTAGAGGCGGCAGTTCGACTCTGCCCGCGGAGACCAATTTTCGCCGGCATAGCTCAGTTGGTAGAGCGCCTGTCTTGTAAGCAGGAGGCCCGGGGTTCGATCCCTCGTACCGGCACCAGTTTAATGCAGAAGTAGCCGAGTGGTCAGGCAGCGGTCTCAAACATCGTTTGTGATCCTTTGTTGCGCAAGCAACCGTCCATAAATGGTTATCCCAAACCGCCATACGTAGGTTCGAATCCTACCTCTCTGCACCAATTTGGGACAGTAGCTCAGTGGTAGAGCAACGTGCTGATAACGCGTAGGTCGAAGGTCCGATTCCTTCTTGTCCCACCAAATTCGACTGCCATGGTGCATTTGCATCGCCATGGATACGCCCTGCGGGTTGCAAACTGCGCGGCCGACAGTCGATGTATTAGCGGTAGAACGGTGAAAGCCGTTTCGTCGATGGTCTCGTTGCGCCATCGCCGCGAAAGCAACGCGAGCGGCTCGAACCGCTCCAAGTTTTGCCCCTGTGATGGAATTGGTAGTCATGCGAGTTTCAAAAACTCGTGCCGCAAGGCGTGTCGGTTCGATCCCGACTGGGGGCACCAAGTTTGATGTGGCTTTCAGATCGCGGCTTAGCGGCCGAGGCCCGTGGGAAGGTGGATGGCTCTTCGACTTTCCCTATGCGAAAACAAAGGCGTTGGCACCACAGAGTAAGAGAGCCTGAGGGTGTCCCTGTTCGTCACATCATTTTATTTGGGCCTATGGACAAATTGGTAAAGTTGCCGCGCTCAGAACGCGGAGCCGCGCAAGCGTATTCTGGGTTCGAATCCCAGTAGGCCCACCAATTTCATAAATAGTCGATAGCATCTCAGTTGATCCAATCAAATACGTCAGTATTTCAACTGGAGTATCGCTACATGTACATTCCACTTTCATTTGGCATTTCGCTTATTGTTGCCATTACCATGCTTCTGCTTGGTCATCTGTTCGCCATCTACAAGCTCTTTGATCGTTCGCTCCGTCACACTGAAAAGTGCGGCTGCTGCGGTAAGAAGGATGAAGAAGCTGCTGAACCAGAAAGCACCAGCGTTGTTGACAAGGTAGTCGACGCAACCATTGAAAAGTTCATCGGCTAAGAATTTGCGGCTGTGATGGAACCTGGTAGTCTTGCAAGGTCGAGAGCCTTGTGCCTTCGGGCGTGTGGGTTCGAGTCCCACCAGCCGCACCAAACCTAAATACTCTCATGAAGAGAGCGCTCGGATTAGCTGCGTCGATCCTGCTGCACCTTATCTTTTTGGTGCTCCTGATCTTTCGCCCGATCCTTGACGGTGCTGACAAGAAGTTCCCTCCGTTGCCAGATGATAACGTCATCCGTATTACCGACTTTGGCGATGCCCAGAAGCCGCTCACTGGCGATGGCACCGGTGAGAAGGTAGATCCAAATGAACTGTGTCCAGACGGCACTAAGAAGTACAACGGCGTCGGCTTCATCTATACCAGAGAGACTGGCATCATCTCCAGCGTTCCACACAACCTCCCTGCCTACAGGGCTGGTATTCGAGAGTGGGATATCTTCATGAACCCGAGCTATGGCGATCTGCCAGCAGGGCCAGCAATAATTCACATCAATCGATACGGTGTCATGTTGACCTTCACGGTCATGACGCAGAAGCTCTGCTCAGACACTGAAAAGACTGCCGGAATGTAGCTCAGCTTGGCTAGAGCACTTCGTTCGGGGCGAAGGGGCCGTGGGTTCAAATCCCACCATTCCGACCAACCCGCCTCCATAAATAGAAGGTTAGTTATGGAGACAGAAATGCTCGTTAGACAGCTCATTGAAGGCGACGTCATCAAGGGAAACTTCGGCAAAGGCCATGAGGTTAACCCTTCTGTTACCGTCCCAAAGGGCTACAAGAGCTTTTTCACAAAGCCTGTTGGCGCAACAGCACACGGCATCTTCGGCGTAAAGGACGATGGCTCTGAGCACCGCATCAGCACGACCAACAGCGAGAAGCTAGCACAGATGCTCACTAAGGAGTACAATGCTGGTGGCAAGGCTGGAACTGGACTGCGCAGCATGCCGCTGATCAGGCTGCTTGGCTCTGAAGAGATCAACCATCTTCATGATGCCGGCATTCACTTCCTTGAGAAGCCAGGCGTGTGGGCCGATCTTGAGCGCGATGGTAAGTATCGCCCGCTGACTGATCTTGAACTGAAGCATGCGAAAAAAGCTCTCGAGAAACATGGGTTCAAGCTGCAAACATACACTGAGCACGACCTTTGGGACACCAAGCCAAAAGGACCGCTCTCGACCGTTAGAGACATGCCAATGGAAGAGTGCTTCATCGTTGAGCTCTCCAACGGCAACCGCTATCTCGTTGATCGCACCGGCGCCAACTCGTACATTCGCATGTGGCGAAAGATTGGTGGACCAGTCATTGACGACAGCAAACTGGATTGGTAAGGAGCTACGCATGAAGGTTTCAGAGCTGTTCGAGGGAAAGCGCCAGAAGGGCATTAACTACACAGAGGTTAAGGCCAAAAAGAAAGGTGCTGAACAAGTTGTCGAGAAGGTTATCGCCGAACTCAAGGGTAAGGACTCGGGAGCTTGGACGCGCCTCACAAAGCAGTACATTGATCTCGATGACAAGCTCAAGGACCTCACTATTGACCGCAACAAGCTCAACGATGAGATCAAGGCGGAAGCCGCAGACATTTTTGACGCAGCCGACGACGTGCTTACTCGCGTTATCGAGACTGCCCAGCTTACGCTGACCCTCTCGAAGAAGACGAAGAAGCCAGAGACGACTGAAGTCGACCATGAAAAGGTCGTTGCCGGTCTGCTTGCCTCAAAGCTCACTCCAGCCATCTCAAAGATGCTTGATGAGCTCATCAAGGCTAACTCGAAAATTATTGAAGCTTCCGAAGTTCCTGAAAAGCTGACTGTCAAGCGTAACAAGGTTGACGAAGGCTTCTCATTCGGCTCTCTCAAGACGTGGCTAGCCAACATAGTTGGTAAGCTGAGGTCCCTGATCAAGGACTATGATGAAAAGTTTGATGCTGTGAAGGCCCAAGTGGCCGCTCTTTGAGTTTACTTTCGTTGATTGGTTTGATAGAATACATACATTGAGTTCGCTCAGTAAAAGCACAACCGTTGGATATTGGTTATCTTTTATCTGAAACAAAAACCTAGACCGTTCGATTCGGTCGTGTGCAGGTGGGCCAGGTGCACAATCTCCGATTCCGTTTTTGTTGTACTTTTAGTGAGCGAACTCTGTCCTTACCCTAGCGGTTAGGATGCTATTTCAAAATTTGTGTGCACGAAAACGTAGCTCCTACGCAATGAGTAATTCGTACGGACCGTCCCAAAATCTCGGGACTGAAGGGAGCAAGTATACCTGAATGCCGTGATGGTATAGAATTTTACTTGAAGTACTTTGCCTTGCTGTGATGATCGTTGCTATGTAACCGTCTGCAATAATGCGGTCAACTTCACAACGTAGCGGCAAGATCGAATTTGGAGGAATGGCTGAGCGGTTTAAGGCGCTAGTCTTGAAAACTAGAGAGGTTTCACGACCTCCGTGGGTTCGAATCCTACTTCCTCCGCCAAATTAACGCACGAGCAGAAGCGTTCAATAAGTCTCTGCCAGTTTGCAAGTTTATCCGCGGAGATGTGCTACGGCTGCTCCTAAAACTTCGCCGGGCCCGTCAAGCCTAGTAAACAAACTCGACTTGGGCGTGGTCATTCCCGCCCCGAAAATTTAGAGCTGTTGAATTTCAGCAGCTCACCATATTTCTAGTCATGAGGTGCCGATGCGCACCGCTTGAATGACCAGAACCTCTCGCGCTCAACTCCTTGTCTGACGCGCGGATGAGTAATGACAAGGGCCCAACTCCATCGGGCATTGGAACCACCTTCGCGCCTAGCGCACCGTTGGTAAGCGTGGTAAAAGATGGAGAGACCAACACGACTTTGTGTGGGAGCGTAAGCTCACCGAACACTCACCGCGTCGCCGATGCTAGCGTATGGCGAATAAAAGTTCTGATTACCATGCTTGAATAATTTCAAGGCCGAAAGGTCCCATTCGCGGAGCATGGAATAGGTTGGTGCGGAATCACTGCCAACACACAGACATGGCGCTTACGACGTGCAGTAGACCATACGTCGAAAATCGCGTAAGTTGCCACCGAATTTGGGGCTATAGCTCAGCTGGGAGAGCGCTTGCATGGCATGCACGAGGTCCGGGGTTCGATCCCCCGTAGCTCCACCAAATTTGTCCTGAGAGAACTATGAAACTCAACATTGTTGAAATAGACGGCGTCAAGTACCACCACTTTCGCCATCGTTGCTTTGGCCCAGACCTAAAGAGAAAGACCTTTCACTATGTGCGAAGGATCAATGGTGCCTCTCTTGGGCCAGCGCTAAAATGGAAATAGCAAACCGGGATTGACGGTTATCCACAGATAAGTAGGTTCGAATCCTATCTAGTACGGTACGGCCGCTAGAGGCAACGCTGGTAAGTTGCAACTCGTTGGTCATTTTTGTTTGCCCTATTCATGGGCCTGTAGCTCAGCTGGGAGAGCGCCTGCTTTGCAAGCAGGATGTCGCAGGTTCGATCCCTGTCAGGTCCACCAATTCCCACGTAAATACGACATCGGAGTGTAGCTCAGCCTGGTAGAGCGCCTGCTTTGGGAGCAGGATGTCGCAGGTTCAAATCCTGTCTCTCCGACCAATTACGCTCACGTACCAAGTTGTACGAGGAGTACCTGGAGCCGTTATGCGGTTCCTGCCGTTTGCGCACCTACCATGTTGTAGAATGCGTTATGAGGGCGTCGCAAGGCGCCTTCAGCCTCACGAGACATCATGAAGCCAATCGCGATCTATTCTCTTCCGAGAACATACAGCACGGTCATCTTGAGCGCGAGCCTTCGCCCTAACAAGATGAATGAGCCTCTCGCAGAGTGGAATATGTACGGCACCGACATGCCGACAATCCTCAATGCCTTCACGCTGTATCCGCTCTATGCTGTTACACGCTATGGAGAATACTGGGAAAATCTGCAGGTGCAGCTTAATGCGCCAACGACCTCGCTAAAAACCTTCGGCCGCCACATCAGAAATTTCTGGCCAGCACGTGAGTGGTGGTCAAATCTCCAGCGAAACGACACCCACGACACGTTCGTCCTCTATCGTGATCTTCGCGAGATAATCACGTCTCATCTCGTCAGCACCCAGTTCGGGTTCAATAAGCACCTTGAAACAGAACTTCGCTACACTACACTTGACAGAAATCATATCAAGTGGGTGGTAGATGAGCTCGATGCGTTCATCACCTACTTCCCGGAGAATGCGACACTTATTTCTTTGGAAACGCTGCCAGCATCTCACTTCGATCTGAAGCAAAATCCATTGAATGTCGAGAAGCAGAATTCTCTTGACAAGGTAAAGTACATCAAGAACATGGATTGGGTCAATGAGAACATTGACGCGATCATCAAGTTTTTTGAGCCTGGCTGGAACGCCAAGCTTAGGTCCTGCAAGCAGGGCGGTTGATAAATAAAACACCATGCGGGTGTGATGTAATGGTAGCCTGAAACCTTGCCAAGGTTTACGCGGGGGTTCGATTCCCCCTACCCGCTCCAATTCTATGAAACCAGTGATCATCTACACTCTTCCAAGAACGCGCAGCAGCGCGCTACTCGAAGCATGTAAGAGAGACGTTCTACTTAGAGAGCCTCTTGATCGTCGACTTGACGATGCTACATGGGAAAAACTAAAGACCTCACTCAATTCAAGCGATACTTGCTCAAAGTTTTTCGGCTCTCAGGTATCTAGCGATCCAAGGGCGAAGGCTTGGTTTAGAGGGGTGTCAGACACCCATGACGTTTTTATCTTGATGAGAGACCTAAACGAGGTATGCTACTCATTTTTGCTTGCTAAGAACTTTGGTTGGGGTAAAGTGACTGAGGTGGAACCATCTGAGATCAAAATTACCTACGACGATATCCTATCTCTTCACTTTGAGTTTGAGCGATTTTTTCAGATGCTGCCCATCGGCGGCCAGATAATCTCGTTCGAGACGGCGCCATCGAGCCATTTCGATTTTAGCCGTATCACGCTTGAGAACCAGCACTCACTTGAAAAGATCCCGCGGCTTGCAAATCAAGAAGCTGCTAAGAACGTGGTTAGCAGCATCAATAGAATTTACGGTCTGGCATGGGCAGAATTGTGGCAACGTGCCAGCGCGAACAATGGAGGTGTGGGGGAGCGGTTTATCCCACCACTTTGCTAAAGTGACGGCCCCGAAAGGGGTCCGTGGGTTCGAATCCCACCGCCTCCGCCAATTAGGAACACCACCGATGGATAAGAAGATCCCACCAAAACCACCAGGCTTTCGCTACTCATGCCCGGCATGCGGTCCTCTAGTTGCCGGCAGCCCGCACCGAAGCTGGATGTGCCGTCTTATGAATAGAAATGAGATCGTTGGCGCCGAAGACGAAATGGTGTTCGATGAAACGAAATGGAAATGGGTGACCATCGGTGAAGTTCAAAAATCTACTGTTGGTGCTTAAGGACCAGGGTCCTCTCAAGCGTTTCATTCGAAACTTTCTCATTACGCGCAATGCGTGGGGGCTCTTTCATACCAACTCACACGTCTCACAAGGGTCGGGTAAACCGAAGGTTGCCTACAATACGAAGGCCACAGCCCTGAAGGCAGCTGAGAGCATGAAACGGAAGCATGGCAAGCACTTCAGTGCCTACAAGTGCCTTCACTGTGATGGTTTCCACCTCGGGAAGAACCGAGACAACAAGTAGTCGATAAATACTGGACGCCACCAAGGAACCCTAGTGAAAGTCCAGGAACTCTTCGAAGCCCTAAATGATCTCCCAACGCCGCCCCACCTGGCGCAGGAGATTGACAAGGACGTTCCACTCTTCCTTCGGACCCTAGCCAAGAAGCACGATCTCACCGCAAGGATTGACGGTGGACCGCTGCAGCGCGACAAAAAGTACGTCGGCCGCGGCTACGTCATTGAGCTGCACCCTCGCGGCTACAACAGTCGAAAGGAATATGAGCGCGCTGGCTACGATCGCGCTAACTTGAAGAGAGCTCCAAATGAGCGCGTTGAAAACTACGACGCCTTCTGGAAGGAAGCCATTCCGTACCTCACTGACAAGTTTGATCTGCGAGCCCCGATCCGCGGCCCAGGCAGTAAGTCTGGAAACACTAAGGTGTCCGCAAGCGCGAAGATGCCAAGCAACACTCGGTACAAATACTTCTGGGCGTACCTCAAGGGCGTCAACGACGGTGAAGATCCAAAGAAGCACAACGAGAAGATTGAGCACCAGCTGCGCGCCCGCCTCGTCGCTTCAATCCTCAGGGTCTACAGCCCAATAGAGCATTGGAAGCACGACGCTGATGACAGGGCAATGAAGGCGCTGAAGGACGACAATCAGAAGGCGCTTGATAAGACCATCAAGGACGTCAAGGACGTGCTCGAGCAAGAGCGCGAGAACGGCAACGAATTTCCAGAGATTGAGAAGATGCTCGATCCGAGCACCTTCAAGGCAACCTTCAAGACAGAGTTCCTGAAGCACCACCAACGCGAGCTACGCTCCGCCGTGTCGAAGCGCTCAACGTACCTCAACGCTGAGAGACAGATTGATCCAGGAAAGCTGTCACAGGCAATGCGCGCGATTGAAAGAGCGCGTCAGCATGGGCACGCCCTTCCTGAGCTTGAGAAGATCCTTCCGCTCAAGGACTGGCCAGCAACGCTGAGCAAGGCATGGGACCGGTTCCTAGTTGACCAGGTGCACAACGCAATGAAGCGCTTCAGCTCGACGACGATCTCTGAGATCGCGAAGTATCGAGAGGACGCTGAGCGTCATGAGAGGGCCGGCCACGAGCTGCCAAAGTTCAACGCGCTGGTAAATGGCCCGGACTTTGAGAAGAACCTTTTCAAGATCGCAACGCGAAGCGAAGATCCAACGACGCAGGACGTCGTCAAGTACATTCTTACCATGTACAAGGACGCTATCAAGCACAGCAACGTTCAAGACACAGATCGTCTCAGGCAGATCATGAAGATGGCTGAGCGCAATGGCTATGGTGGCAAAGAGCTTGACGCTATCAAGCGCAGCATGAAGGTAGGCTAAATTTGGAGAGGTGGCTGAGAGGCTTAAGGCGCCGGTCTCGAAAACCGGAGACGGCGAAAGCCGTCCGTGGGTTCAAATCCCACCTTCTCCGCCAAATTTGAATGCAAGAGCATGAGATGCGGGCATCATCCGAAATTGGCTCCATCTCCTGGGCAGCGGCTAATCGGTATGCCGTCCGGCGGTGGTGGCGCTTAGGCGAACGTCTATGCGCCAATCTCTGAAGAAACTAAAGAGAGGTTGCGCCCGCCAAGAATTCAACGCCCGACCTATCGCAGGCGAAAGCTTGAGGAAGTTCGGGACTGCATAGAGCAGGGCTTGTCGCTCTGTGGTAGCTTACAGCGGCTGCTCGGCTTTTAGCTTGGCAAACCGCCAGGAGCGATTACCACAACGGCTCCGCAGAAACACAAAACAGTTCCTCATGACGCTGCTCGCCGAGGGAACGGGTTGTGGCACCTTTGACCCACCGCAAAATGTGGCGAGGACGGCGCAAGCCGTAGATGAATGATAGGATAGAAACAGAAACCCGGCTATGAGGCGTTGAATACTACATACAGGAGAAACATCATGAGCGTTCGAGATCAGCTACGTCCAGATTTGATTGCGCGCCTTGATGCGCTACAGGAAAAGATCAATGCCAGTGAAATTGTGGACATGAAGTTCACGTTTACTGAGGGCCAAACTCTCGACGCAAATATGGTTGCTGAGGACATGTGCCATCTTCTCGAAGCATTCTTCGAGGGGCGTATGCACCCACTGCCACCGATCGGCGACAGCCATTGCCGCTGCGACAAAGTTGCAGGGCCGCACGTTCAGTACGATCATCCGGACTGGAATGAGCAGAACAGCCCTGAGGCCATCAGCAAGCGCGGCCTCGACTTCTACATGAACGGTGGCGCCGACAAGCTCAATGAAGCTCTTCGCGACATGCCTCATGAGGAGTACAGAGGCTGATGAAAAGCTTAGGGCATCGCAGAGGTGGTGGAAATTTCAACTTGCGCGGCAAGCGCGAGGTGATGTGCTCATGCCGCTGCTGCACGATGATCAACCCGAAGCAGAAGCTTCTTGAAAGAGAACACGTACAAGAAATGAGGAGACGTGGGAGAGTGGTTTAATCCACCAATCTGGAAAGTTGGAAGCTCCGCAAGGGGTTCGCGAGTTCAAATCTCGCCGTCTCCGCCAACAGAAAAGGGCAGGTTTCGAAAGGAACCTGCCCTTTGTTTTGCCTCGAGGTTGGTGATGTACGATTTTTTCCTATATACTTTTATGCACGCAGTCGAACCTCTCAACATGTTCTTTAATCCAGTCGACATCAACAATGATGTGGAACGACTGATCTTTGCTGATGACGCGTTCGACTTGAAGAAGTTCAGCTGGCACAACCAAGCGTCGCTGCGACAGTCAGATGATTGGTTTGCCGGTACCGGCTCACTGTATGATTACAATGCGCAGCAGTTTGTCGGCTCAACCGCGAGCTACACGCAGACTTCTGAAAAGCTCGCAGGCTCATACCTAGAGATGATGATCAAGTTTGTTGAGGGACACGCCGCAGAAGAAGGTGTAAAGATAGGTAGGGTTCGACTGATGCGCCTGCTCCCTAAAACATGCTACACGCTGCACACCGACCTTGAAGAGTTTCGCTACCACATACCAGTGCAGACGAACAACAGCAACTTTTTCGTCATTGACAACAACGTCTACCGCATGCCAACGGCTGGTCAGCTGTACCGTTTCAAAACAAATGCTGCTCATACGGCCGTCAACGCAAGCACAGAACCTCGCACCCACATAGTGTTCGACACATTCACATGATCCAGACAAAACCAACAACCATTCTCGGCGCCCAGATCATCGCCCACCTGGCGCTCATCCCAATGTTCATGTACGGCCACTGGTACCATTGGCTCGCCGCGCTGTTCGTCTACTTCCTGAACGGCTGCCTTGGCATGACGATGACGTATCACCGCCTGCTGTCACACAAGAGCTGGAACTGCCCTAAGTTCCTTGAACGTCTCTTCGTGCTGTTCGCCACAATCGGCATGACAGGACCGGCCATCAGCTGGGTTGCCGTGCACCGAAAGCACCACGCGTTCACCGACACCGAAAAAGATCCGCACTCACCGAAGCACAAGGGTTGGTTCTGGTGCCACTACCTCAGCATGTTTGCCAAGGTGGAGGTGAAGTACGCCGCGCACCTGCTGCGCGATCCATTCTACAACTGGCAGCATAAGCACTACTTCACGATCAACGCCGTCTACGCCGCCGCGCTACTGTTGCTTCTAGGACCGTTTGCGCTTGTCTACGCATGGCTGGTACCGGCGTGCATTCTTTGGAACGGCGGTTCGTCAATCGTTTCCATCTCTCACCGCGATGGTCATACTCACTCAGACCCCCCACTGTGGTTCTTTACATGGGGCGAGGGCTACCACATCAAGCATCATGAAGATCCAAACGCTAACCGCTTTGGCAAGTGGGACCTAGGTGGTTATCTCATCAGCAAGCTGGAGCACAAAGATGTCAAGTTGGAAAAGTAGGTTTGAACTTCCTGTCCTGAAGCGCCTCAACCTTACCGTTGATCTAGAGCGCCTCAAGGCAGAGCTTGGTGACTTCGCCTCAGGTAAGGTGTGGGACGGCCTTGGCTCTGACTACGCCAGCCTCTGTGAGACCCACACTCGTCTTCCAAAGATGTTCTTCACTGAGCAGGAGCTTGAGGGCGTCAGCTGCGTGTGCGATATTGACTTCACAAAGTCCAGCTACCAACAGCTCAGCCTCACTGAGTTTGATGACACATACTCGCTTGATGAGCGCACTGAGAAATCGGGCAGCGCCTGGGATGAGCGCGTTGCCAAGCAGAAGCCAGAGGCCGATGAGCGCTGGTTCCGCAAGCTGAAGACCGACGTACCGCCATACATGCGCGAGATCCTGGCCAGCTTCCCAGGATCCCACCGCGCGCGCTTTGCTCTTCTCGCACCGCACAGCAACGTCAAGCCGCACATTGATTATGACACGCTGTATGGCATTCGCATTCACATTGCTCTTGAGACCAACGAAGGCTGCTTCAATGGTGGCTGGGACAAGGAAGGCAATGAGGTTCGCAACCATATTCCTGCTGACGGCTCGGTCTGGTTCATCAACCCAGGCGTCAAGCACTACGCCGTCAACGAAGGCGACACACCTCGCAACCATCTCATCATCAGCTTGGATACCCAGAGCATCATCTAATGTTTGCTAGAAAGCTAAACATTTCTCCGCACGTGAAGGCAGAGCTATTTGATCATGCCAGGCGCATGAAGCAGCATGTTGTGGCTGCACACCCATCACTGCTGGACTATTACTACTGGTCTGTTGGGACGTGGCCAACGGCAAATGTGGCGACGATGACGCACGATGTTCACCCAAGCCCGCTCACGCATCCCATCCCTGACGATGTTTGGTTTGACAAGCTGTGCAAATTAGACCCTTCCTTTTTGAAGTTCTATGAGAGATACAAGTTCGTAGAATTTCTTGGAGTAGCTAATGATGCGGATTGGGGAATTCACCGTCACATCTACGATCTTACCAGCCATTGGAACATCGTTCTGTTTGATGATGCGCGCGCTGCCGATAATCTCATTCACATGTGGAAGCTGCATGATGACGCGTATTCCGCTGCACCTCAGTCGGATTTTACCAGTTCGTCATTCAATGTTCTCACAAAGACGTGCGTTGAGCAGGACATTGATCCGTCAACGCTGTCAAAGCTTGAAGAAGTAGAAACTCACCGCGTAAACAATGGTGATGCGTACCTCATCAACAGCTGGTGCTGGCATTCACATACCACCCCGGATGGTGGCGGTAAGGTCAACCTCTATCTCATGTACATCCAGAACACCGCTACCCATCAAGCGGCGGCCGATTGGGCCACCTGGCTAGAAAGTTTGTGATCGAACTCCGGTCGGGCTGACGCTAAATACCTGCATCCAATCACAGAAGATGCACATGTCAGACGAGGTCAAGATTTTTAGTCCAGCCTCTGCCGAGGTCCGGCGCTTTCGGGCTGACATCTACGCTAACGACCTGAACATCAGCCCAACGTGGCTGTCGATGTACAGCTCGAAGCACCCTCCGACGACCAACAAGTTTGCGTATTGGTTCTCGGATGAAAAGTTTCTCACGAACAAGCTAGATCAGGTTCTGCTGCACTATCATAACGGTGAGGCGGTTGGCATGTGCTGCGGCACTCAATTCAACCAGCACCTCTATCGCGGTGTTCAGACCTACTACATTCTCAAGCGCTTTCGTCGGATCCGTGGGCTCAACACCCTGCATTTTCGACACGATGGTTTCTTTGACCATCAGATAGCGCGAGCTCGCCAGCTTGGCTGTAAGGCGATCTTCATCAGCGTTGATACCTTCGACCGCCGCCATGAGATCATGTTCGACGCCATGAGAAATGACGTTGTGGGTCCTGGCCATATGCCAAACTCAGAGCGTAAGTACACGGCCAAGGACCTTACGTACCTTGATGCATCATACAAGATCATGTGGACAGACCAGAAGGTCTGCTACATGAAGATCGTTGACACCCCACTAACCTTTGACGAGATGTTTTACCCATCATGAAAATCCTAGTTACCGGCGCAACAGGCTACATTGGTGCCCATGTTGTCAAACGACTTGCAGATCACGGTCACAATGTTGTTGGCGCAGATTTCAACTTCAAGCAAAACAACATAGCTGATTACTGCGACTACCTTATCGACTGGGACATTCGTACCACAAAGTACAACCGCGCAGCGATGACCAGGTTCGATACCGTCATTCACCTCGCCGCGAACACGCTGGTGTCAAAGTCAATGGAAGATCCATTCTCGTTTTACGAGACGAACATCATCGGCACCCAGAACGTTATCGATGCTGCGCATGATACTGGTCACTTCCTGTACTGCTCAACTGGGACCGCGTTTGACCCAGGCTCAAGCCCATACGGCATGAGCAAGCGAGCGGGCGAGGACCTTGTTGTCCTCAAGCCGAACTACTCAATCTGCCGCTTCTACAACGTCAGCGGCAATGACGGTTTCAAGAAGTACGAGAACTACTACTCGCACCTCATTCGCAAGGCCGCGGCAGTAGCGAACGGTCTGTTCGATAAGCTCTACATCAACGGCACTGACTACGATACTCCAGACGGTACCACCCTCCGCAACTACAGCCACGTTGGTGACATCGCCGACGCCATCGTTGCCATCGCAAATCATGGCCCGACAAAATCAGTCGAGTGCCTTGGCTCTACTCGCGGCTCATCAGTGCTCGAGGTTGTGGCGGCAATGGAAGAAGCCTGTGGCTTCGTGCTGCCGAAGGAGAATGCCCCTCGCCGCGTCGGCGATTTGGCACGCTCAACTATGCCGAAGCAGAGTGAGTTCTACACCGAGAAGCGCACCCTTCTTGATCAGTGCAAGTCCGCGCTTGAGGATGAAAAATGAACTGGCCGCGACCACATACAATTGAGGTCCACCTCGATGACAAACAGTACGCGTTTGTCAGAGAGTACATGGAAACGCGCGGCATCTCACATGAAGAAGGTGTGATGTGGAGCGCCCTCAATTGGCTCAACAAGATCGAGCGAACTGAGGGTGCTAGAGAGGCGGTGACCGCCCTCATGCCAAAGCTGCCATCGAAGATGATGACGGATGAGGAGCTTACCAAATTCGTCGATGAACTCAACGATGCTTGACATCATACCGCAAACCTACCATAGGATTGGTGTTCCACTGTCTGGTGGACCAGATAGCGCCATCCTCTACTACACGCTCATGGAAGAAAACCTTGAGCTTGGTAGCCCTTATCGCATTATTCCAATCTGCGCGCCGAAGATTGACGGTGCAGACTATTACGCATCACAAGTCAACAATTGGGTCTGCAACAGGCTTACCACCACAAATGACATCCTCTTCATCGGCAATCCATGGCAAGCCCACAATGTCATAGTGCGCAATGCCGTCATTAACGCTTTCATCTTTGACATCATCGACTGCGTGGTGCTTGGTGATAACGTGCCACCACCAGATGGCGCCGGCTTTCCAGGCCTGCAGCCTGTCAGGGAACGTGTTGATAGCCCAGTGGTCTTTCAGCCATACTTTGACATGACCAAGGACCAGATCATCTCTGGGTTCTTCGACCAAGAGATTGAAGAGCTACTAGCCTTTACCCACTCGTGTACTGAGAAGCCACGAGGGGCCTGCTGGGAATGCTGGCAGTGCACTGAACGGAAATGGGCGTTCACCAAGCTCGGCAAGATTGACCCTCTAGCCCACTTAACATAATATCCCAGGTTACATAACTTGACCTGTGTACGAACCTAGAGGTTCATGATAGGATTGGCTCATCTCAATCTCTGAGCATAAGTAGATGAGCATCGAACTGAGACTAGAAGTTATCCGCCTGCAGCGCACCGTTGAGCAGCGCGATCAGAAGATCGCCGAGCTTGAGGCGATGCTGCAGACTGATCCAATGACGGGCATTCTCAACCGTCTTGGGTTCCTCACCCAGCTCAACTCCATGATCTCCAGCCAAACACGAGCTGGTGGCAACACCTACGTCGCCTTCATTGACGTCGACGACTTCAAGCTTCTCAACACGAACTACGGTCATGATGGCGGCGACTACGCGCTCATAACCTTGGCCACCCGTCTCAAGGCCAGCATGCGCCAGCACGACGCCGTGGGTCGCTGGTCTGGAGACGAATTCGTGATAGCCTTCCAGCTCGAAGATGCTGACATTACGAACGGCGTAGACAGGGCAATTATGAAGCGCGTCTGCGAGTTCATTGAAGAACCAATCGTCAGCAAGGACAGCCGTGACATGAAGGTGTCCTGCACATTCGGCATCGTAAAGCACTCTGGAACGGGGCAGGTTAGCCCGGTAGAACTGATCGTGGCTGCCGATGAAACGATGCTGAGAACCAAGCAGACCTGCAAGGGTGAAATCACAGTTGTTGACTACGTCAGCAAGAGCGCATAAATACCTGACTGAACAAGCGAGGCCCAAGATGCGCGTCAACGACCTTCTCGAGAATGAAAGCCGGATCGACCAAGAGCGGCATAAGCTCAAGCAGCTAGAAGCTGAGATTGACGCTGCCACTCAGGCTGGCGAAATCTACAAGCCCAACTATGAGGGCATCAAAAATCAAGTTGATCGCGGCCTTGAAAGGCTCTCAGAGGTAGAGATCGGCGAAAAGTTCACTCATGGTCAGGGTTCAAAATGGTACGATATTGACGAGGCGCTTGGCCACCTCGGATACGTGCACTCTGCCCGCGACGTTCTCGCGATGAAGAACAAGCTCGCTCGCGTCAAGACGCAGGCTGGAAAAGACACCCCATTCTATAAGGCGCTTGTTACGTTCTACAATGAATGGCGGCCAATTGCTGAGAAGCTCGTTGCTCTCAAGGAAAAGATCGTCACCGCCGCCATGAAGCGCGATGTCAAGAAAAGGGAAAAGGAAGTGGTCCAGGCGAAGAAGCGCGTCTCCAGCGCCTCGCTGATCAAGGTTCTCGAAGAGCACATGGACGACTACATTGAACGCGCCAAAGAAATGAAGAAGGAGACCATCGATTACCTGGCTGGAAAGCTCAAGGCCGTCGATTGGGACCTCGACAAGCTATTCGAACAGCCTGACTATCGCAAGCACGGTCGCCACCAGCACCGCGAGCTTGCCAACAACCGCGGCAACTATCTCCAACTTTTTGATGTTGAGAGCCAGGCCGGTTCATACGACCGCGATCCAAACAAGCACACGAAGCTCAAGCGTTCTCCAAAGAAGGAGAAGATTGCCATTCAGCAGGCCGCTGAAGGGGCGAAAGCATCATACCTTGAGTGGGTAGAAAAGATGATTGACAAGATCGGCAAGCCGGTTGTCAAGGCAAAAACGAGCGGCAACCCATGGACTGGATCAATCCTCGAGGTTGAGACTGACGACGGTGAGAAGCAGATGTGGCATACGAAGATGATCCTCAATTTCTCGAAGTATGGCACGATGTTCAACCAGTTCCCGTCGCTGCGCAAATCCTGATCGCAGTTTAAGCTGTCGGTTCCACTATTGTATAATGCAAGCATGCACCTGTCCGTGAGGGCAGGTTCAAGTTTGGTTAAATACTGATGCAGTTCTCAAGGACTGCAAACTTTGCATTTACCTGTTTGCCAACTTTTACAAGGAACCAAAATGAAGACCTACATCGGTATTTCTCGTGATCACTCCGGATCCATGGCCTCGATCTCTCGAGCCGCCGCCCGTGATTACAACTCCAACATCTCGTCCATCAAGGACGCATCCCTCGCGAACAACCAGGACACCATCGTTTCAGTAGTCGAGTGCGGCTATGGCGATACTGACCGCGTGCGCCGCGACATCGTCAACTCCAACGTCAACACGCTGAAGCCGATCGCTGAGAGCGATTACTCGGCGCGTGGCCGCGGCACCCCGCTTTTCGACAGCATCGGCGAGCTCATCGAGCTCCATGAAGCGCTGCCGGATATCAACGACGCCGAAGTTTCGGTGCTCATCATGGCCGTGACCGACGGTCAGGAAACCGGCGCATCGAAGAAGTACAACGCGGCCTCGATCGCTCGCAAGATCAAGGAGCTGCAGGGTACCGACCGTTGGACCTTCGTGTTCCGCGTTCCACGCGGTGATGCACGTCGTCTCGCGCAGATGGGTATCCCTGAAGGCAACATCCTCGAGTGGGACCAGACCACGCGTGGTGTCGAGGTGGCATCAACCGCCACCGCATCTGCCTTCCAGTCCTTCTACAAGGGCCGCGCCTCAGGCGTTCGCTCGACGCAGAAGTTCTACGCTGACCTCTCGAACGTTTCCACCAAGGACGTGCAGACGTCTATGCGCGACATCTCATCCGAGGTTTCGCTGTGGCCGGTATCGGCGAGCGAGGACGGTGCCCAGATCCGCGACTTCGTGGAGAAGCGCCTCAACGGTGATCCTCTGCTGAAGGGTGCTGCATTCTATCAGCTCGTCAAGACCGAGCCTGAAGTGCAGGACCACAAGCGCATCATCATCCGCGACAAGAAGTCCAACGCCATCTACGAGGGCGCAGCCGCCCGCCAGATGATGGGCCTGCCGACCTACGGCACCATCCGCCTGGCACCGGACAAGCTCGGTGACTTTGACCTCTTCATCCAGTCCACCAGCGTGAACCGCAAGGTGAACAAGAACACGCAGGTGCTCTACTGGAAGAACGTCGGGCAGGCGTACAAGGAAGGCCCTTCAGCACGCGCCGCCCGTCGCTAAGGCACACCCATGCCACGCGTTGACATCGCCGCCCCTGAGGAGTTCAACTCCGAAGAAGATGCTAACGCGTGGCGTGACGCCTACTACAACAGCTGGCACCCGCTTGGATATGGAACTGTGATCCATGTCAAGCAGTCTGAAAAGACGGGCAAGTGGGTTGCCGATGGCTATCGCTGGGACAGCTGCGACTAGGAGAGATGAATGCTCTGGACAATTTCTGATCAGATCACCCATGGCACCGAGACTACCATCTGCGCCATGATCACCACAGCAAGAGATGCTGCTGATGCCGCCGAACAGTTTTCGAAGTGTTTCGGTGGTGCTTCCGCAGTTGACGCCGTGGTTTCTCCAGGCGTTGACCTCAGCAATGAGCATGTCAGCGGGCTGTTCAATGCAGCTCTGCTCGAGCGCATCGTTGAGACCGATGGTGTAGCCCAAGGCTCACTGCACGCCAAGCTGACCGTCAAGTTCTGAGGAGAACAACATGCGCAAGAACGGGTTCACGCTGATTGAGTTGATGATCGTCATTGCGATCATCGGCATCCTTGCCGCTATCGTTATTCCTCAGTACAAGAAGTACAGGAATGGCGACACGCGTCGACCGCATGTTGAGCACTCTGTGCCTAGGCCAGACTTTCGCACGTGCGAGTTCATCGGCCTTGATCCACGCGACAAGGGCGTGTACAAGTGCGCCGACGGCAAGCTCTACACGGACGACAACTAGTTTAGGCGCCGACCAGGCGTGATATAATTTGACCATACGCGGAGGAAGCGTGGACCAAGTAGGCATCGACAAGATCAACTCACTGCTCTCTGAGCGGGTTGTTGTGGTCACGTTCAAGAAAAAGAACGGTGATCTACGCGTCATGAGTTGCACAAAGAACCTGGACCATGTTCCGCCTTCGCAGTGGCCTCGTGGCAAGGCGACGCTTTCTGAGGAAACGAAGAAGAAGTCGACCCGAGTTTACGATGTAAAAGCGAAGAGCTGGCGCTCGTTCATCTTCGACAACGTTATCGAAACAGCTTAACGCCTCAGCCGCAAGGTGAAGAGGTCCGAACCCTCACTGAGGTTATACTGTCATGATGTACATTCTCACTGAAGAAGAAATGCAGGCGCTGAAGAGCGACCAACGATCCATACAGCTTGAGAACAAGAAAAAGCTTCAGGCCCTCTGCACGAAGATTGCAAATGAGATGCCTGTGAAGTGGGGTTGGGGTGAAAAACCAGACCCGAAACCATGGGGTTGTGTTCTTAGCACGAGGGAAGAGTGGTACTGCGATAGCTGCCCTGTTCAAGAAATTTGCCCAAGCAACCGAAAGACGTACAGCCAATGAAGTTTGAAGTCACCGAGGAAGAACAGGCCAAGATCGATAAGTGGCTCGACGAGGTCGTCTACCCACCGATCATCGAGGAACAGCTCAAAGATCCTGACAAATGCGCTCAGCTGTTCGCCGACGAGAATGGTAAGATCAAGTACCCGTACTTTGGCGCCATTGGCGGTGACCTCACATACAAGTTTACGCCGACCGGGCTTGGTACCATTCTAGTCGTACAGTCCTGTGGCCAAGAACTGAACCTCACGGATTACGCTTCCTGGTAGGATCCTGTCTTGACGTGGTCCTAAATACCACGTCAGTCAGGAGATAGCGATGATCGATCGTCCATTTAAGCTCTTTGAGCACGTCAAGGACCAGCTCGGAGATGGTGGTCTGTTCCTTGAGATTGGTAGTGACCGTGGAAGCGGTTCAGCTGCCTACCTCAACGACCTTGCGCTGCGGACTGGAAATTCTTTCGCAACTGTTGACGTGGACCCTGTCTACATCTCCAGCAACATCAGCTCGTATGTAATGCCAGGTGAGCAGTTCATCGCAAGTGTGCTGCCAGGCTTGAACAAGAAGGTGTCGCTCGTCATGTTTGACGGCTTTGACTGGACCTATGCACCAACGAAGGTGCGCTCTGGCCGAGCTGGAAGTGACGTGTACAACTTGATTGACGCGTACGCTGCCCGCGGGCAGCGCCTGAACAACATCGCCAGCGCAATGTCGCACATGCAGCAGGCAGCAGGTCTGCTCCAGCACATGGCACCAGTTTGCGCGGTAATGTTCTGTGATACGTGGTTCAATTACCTCACTGACACATTCGTTGGCAAGGGAGCAGGAGCCGCGTACCTGATGCTCGCAAATGGTTTCCAAATCATTGGCGCATCTGCAAAGTCGAACTACATTATCCTGGGGCGTGAAGTTGCTAACAACGTCAACATTCCAGACCTTGATGAAGTGGCCCTAAACGTCGTCTATAACGGCGCACCAAAGCCACCTAACCAGATCATTTTCAAGAACGATCACTAGCTGTAAGCTTAGCTGCATAAGAAAAATATGAAGATCCTACGCCTGCCTCCAAATGAGCAGGGCCGTGACTTTGTCTGTGGAGACATCCATGGTTCCTACTCCTGCGTTCAGCGAGCCCTCGCTGAGCTGAACTTTGACAAGACCAAAGACCGCCTCATCTGCGCCGGCGACATCATTGACCGTGGCCCTGAGAATGAGAAGTGTCTTGAGTTCCTGTTTGAGCCATGGTTCTACTGCTGCATGGGAAACCATGAGCATATGATGCTGCACTACTTCACTGGTGGACCATACGGCTACTATTGGGGTGGTAACGGTGGAAACTGGGGAACCAAGTACAAGATGTGGGCGGTTGCATGGGAAGCCGCTGGCAACATTGACCCGTCCGCGAAGACACCGCTTGGCGAGTGGGTGCGGGCGACGGTGCTGCACAAGGTAGCCGAGCTTCCATACCTCATCACAGTTGAGAAGAAAGGTGGTGGCATCTTCCACGTGCTGCACGCCGAGCTTCCACCTAGAGTTAGCGTCTGCGACGCGGACCTCGCTGATGAGAAAAAGCTTGCTGAGCTGGCAAAGAAGCAAACGAGCGATGGCGATACCATCATTTGGGGCCGCTTCATGTTCTACGCGATGTGTCGTCAAACCATGGACGAGACACACCTTCGAAAGATCAGGCGCTTTGCAACTCTCGAGAAGCTCGACAAGTACTTTGTCAACCTGTCACATATCTATTCTGGGCATACAATCGTCAAGCAGCCCGTTCAGTTTTTCGGGCAGACAAACCTTGATACTATGGCCTACGGGAGCTATGGACAATCTGGTGGATACGGCTACGCGTCGACACCAGGTCCTGAATGGGCTGGCCTAACGATCACTGAGCCAGCCACCGGCAAGTTTTGGCTAGTCAATGACCGCGAGTTCAAGGAAACGAAACCGCTCGTCATTGATGCGCTACCACCCGGCAATTACACAAAGATCGAACTGTCAGAAGAAACCGACTAGGAGAGATAAGTGTCGAGAAACTCGAAGAACGCCCGCCTCGTGATGCAGCGCAAGTCATTTGCTCGCGCGAAGAATGGTCCAACTGGACCAGTATCGACAGGTAACCGTGGCCCGGCAGCAACAACGCCGAAGCACACCAAGAAAAAGGCGTGGTTCCAGCTGTTCGACAGCCATGGCGACTTCATGAAGTCTCAGCAGAAGGGCGGCAAGAAAAGAGCCGCCAAGTCTGACGAAGAGTAATGTCAAGCGTTTTTGACATGCAAGAGCATGAGCTCAACCTCCTGAAGGGGAGAGTTGAGGAGCTCGAGGCTAAGGTCAAAACTCTGACCGTGACTAGAGAAGAGTTTGAACAGTTGAAAGCGTACGCTAAGGCAATAGCGTCAGGATATCGCACCCGGCTCAAGTAGCCATTTCACTAAATAGTTGGGAGACACTCCCAACCGGAGATAAGATGCGAGCAGACCTCAATAAGCTGCTCTGCGAGCATGAGCGTCATGGCCACTCCCGGTCATACAAGGACGTTCGGCATAACAAGAAGTTCGACACGCCTGACGCAGACGGTGAACTTCCAAGCAGAGAGAGCATGGTACACCGCCATGCGCGTGCACAAGACACGAAGTCATTCAGCGACAACCTCAACCCTCTTTGGGGGTTGATACGTAAAGCTGTTGGCCGTCGCTGGGACACATTCTACAGTGAGCTGTCCAAGGCATACGATCGCCGTTCCACCGTCAACAACCACATCTTCGAGCACCTCGTGCAGGGCATTGAGCTCGACGCATTCATCCGCGATGGTCAGGTGTGGATCAAGAACACCTACGCTGGCGATCTGCCACTTCGTCAATCGAGCTCAACTGAGTTCTACGTTGACCCTCGCGACGGCATCATCAAGAAGAACAAATTCTACAAGCGCTATTCACAGCAGCGCCGCGAGCAGAAGGCGCGTGAAGTCCGCGAGGAGGCCAAGGTCACCTGCTGGATCGACGATGACAACGTTCTTCGTAAGATCGGCGACGTCTGGTTTCACTTCACCCTAGAGGACGTGCCACAGGGCGAGGTCATCTACACCAAGCCTGACTGCAAGGAGCTCTTTGACACTGGCTTCGGCCAGCGCCCAAATCAGATGCGCCCATGGGACATGCTGACCGATTATCAGCAGCGCCGTCACGGAGTGCGCAGCTTCAAGGGTCAGACAGTCGTTGACGTTTTCTCTGGCCACTCGCTAATGTTTGACCGTCGCACCAACCGCGTCGTCTCATCAAGGGACAACTGGCACAACCCTAAGCGCTACCATGCCACCAAGCGCACCGCCTCCCACAAGCAGCTCAAGCAGGCTGGAGTGATCTGATGCCAGGAGTTGGCCGCGTAGGCGACAAGGACGATGATCCAGATACCAAGATTAAGGGCAGCCCTGACGTCTTCGTGAATGGCAAGGCCGTGCTAAGGGTCGGCGACAAGGACGACGATAAGGACGTTGCCATAAGGGGCAGCTCCACTGTATTTGTGAATGGGAAGCCGATCGTTAGGATTGGCGACAAGGACGACGATGGCGACCCTCTGCTGAAGGGAAGCTCCGACGTAATCGCTGGATAAGGAATACAAAATGAAGATCATCTTTCTAGACATCGACGGGGTGTTGAACTCCGAGCGCTCATTCATTGGCGGCGGACACCGCTCGAAGGATCCTCAGTACGAGGGCATGTCGTACCAGGAAAAGTTCGCGCGCTGCACAATCGACCAAGTAGCATGCGATCTCGTCAATCGCCTGCTCACTGAGTTTGACGCGCAGATCGTCATCTCATCCTCTCACCGCCATCACTTCAAGGAAGGTCCTGACAAGGTGAAGGAGCTGCAGGAGTACATGACGTCCTTGGGTATCAAGGGTGAGCGCGTTATTGGCTACACGCCAGAGCTGCGCGGTCCTCGCGGCCTTGAGATCCATACGTGGCTCGATCATCATCCAGAGGTTGAAACCTACATCATCCTCGATGACAGCGTTGACATGCTTGAAGAGCAGCAGCCGTTCTTCATCAATACCGACAGTGCTGTCGGTGTATCCGCTCAAGACTACCGCCGGGCCACCAAGCTCTTCGGAAAGGAAGACACCAGGCTGGTTCTTCTGTAGTTTACTTTCTCACAGGTTCATTGTAAAATGCTTCCTCAGGTGCAGGCTGGGAGTACAAGACAGTGATAAAGCTGCCGCGAACAAATACCAAGACGTTCAAGGTTCTCAAGTTCATCGGCTCAAACCCAGTCGGCGTTCGTCCGATTGATGTTGAGAAGTTTATCGTAGAACTTTCCGGTGATGAGTGGAACTCAATCAAGAGGTGCGGTGCTTGGCGCCTCAGCCTCTACGGCTACTCAGACAAGCAGGGCATCTACAAGACCTACTGCACCAAGGTCAATGACCGCTGGTTCCTCAAGCATGAGACAATGGTCGCAATGCAGACAATCATCAACGATGATAAGCTGTATGCCCGAGCGTCAACGACAACCATCAGTGATTTTGACGCGGCTCGAGTTCGCGACCTCTCAGTTTCAAACGCTGAGCAGCTGCCCAACCTTCCAGCCCGCCCAAACATTCCACTAGCTGTCGTCAAGGCCATCGAGGAGATGCACGCCGCGAAGGCGGTGCTTGCCAACCTCGACACACAGATGTCAGCCCTCAAGCTCAAGTGCTCTCAAGCGCGTACGGTTCTCGATGACAAGAAGGCAGTCGTTCTGAAGGCCTTGGGGATAGATCTATGAAAACCGGCTTCTTCACGATGGAAGATGCGCGCACCGTCGCCGGCATGAAAGATCTGAACCTCGCCAAGCAGTACGCCCTCGATCGCATCAAGAACCAGCCTGCTGCCCTGCCGCACAACGTCGCGAAGGCCACTCAGGTGGTTGAAGGCGCGACATCACTACAGAAGCTGGTGCTGTCAATCGGATCGTTCGTGATGGCCCACCCATCTGAAGGTCTCAAGGTGCTGCGATGAACTCGAAGGCATACAGCGCGACGATCAAGCTCACTCCGGATGAAGTGAAGAACCTGATCATCGATGCCCTCGGACTGCCCGCCAGCACCAAGATCACGTTCAATGTGACGCAGGCTGGTGGTGACCGCCCGTTCGAAAGCTCATACCCATCATTCTCTGGTGCCCACGTAGAGGCACAGCACACCATAGCGCGCCCGTAGCTCAGCGGCCGAGCAGCGGTCTCTAAAACCGTGGACGTGGGTTCGATCCCCACCGGGCGCACCAACTTGGAGAGTAAATTGAAACTCGAAGACGTTCCAGTAGAAACTGCTAAGCTTCTTGAAGATGCGAAGCGCATCCGTGAGCGGCATGATGTCGAGGTCAAGGCCTTCTACGAGAAGCTCCAGAAGTTCATCAGCGACAACCCAGAGGTTCACGCCTACGGTGTCGAGTTCTCCATGTCGTATCAAACGACCAATGATCTAATCGAAATTGGCGAGCTTCTCGTGCAACCATACAATGGTGATTGGGTGTACTGGCTGCCTTCATCTTGGGAACGCTGCTGATCGATTGGTTCGCGCTATCCAAGCGCCGTGCATAAATATCCTTTTGCTCTCATAGCTCAGCGTCAGAGCAGCGGTCTCTAAAACTGAAGACGTGGGTTAAACTCCCACTGAGGGCGCCAATTCAATCTAGGAGTGCATATGCGCTTTGTCTCTAAGGGGCAAGAACGAAGCGATGAATATCTTCTGATGAAAGCTGTTTGTGGAGAGATCAACACCCACATCGGGGAGCGCAATGTGCGCGTAAGCTCCCTCTCATACTCAAGCGTGCTACCACATTCTCTTGCGGAGCGCGTTGCCCACAAGTACCGCCGAGCAGGGTGGGAAGTTGCATGGAACATCTTTGAACTTCCATGTGGTGGTCAACGTACCACTTTCACCTTTGTCGCGCAGTAGAAAAACGACCATCTGGCGGCGCCAATAAATACGGACAATCAAGCTAACGCGACACACTAACAAGACAATCTGAGCTCATCCTATACGTGTGATACCACATATCACTCGAGCGTGAGGATTTATGTATGAAGCTCGTTTCAATGTTCGTTGCTGCCGCGGCAGCGCTGCTTCTCGGCGGCTCTACTGTCAAGGCTGATAGGATACAAATCGCCAACTATGAAGGTGAATGGCTAAAACAGGTAGGTGCTCTCAAGACCACTGCTGAAGAGCAGAAGCTCACCATAGGCGTTGCAACCGCAGATGGTGGTGGAGAGGCAGGTAGCCCAGCAGCTTCCAGCTTTTACATTCACAAGACAACAGGCGCAAAGTTCTGCGTGATTACGATCACCGTGCGCAACAACCCACTTGCAGTTGTTCTATTTGAGAGGACACCGAAAGATCAAAGAGAGCTGGCGCTGAAGGCAATACTGATGCATGAGCTTGGGCACTGCGCCCAGTTCGTGCATGATACCGACCGCGTCATGAGCGTGACTGAGATGAGGAAGGAAGCATACGCTGATGTCTACTCAATCGCGCTGATGTCGAAGCTTTCTGACATAGAGTTTAGCAAGGTTCTTTCCTTCTTCATCTGGTTTAGGGTGAAGGTAGGCGAACCGCCAAAAGATCCAGTTCAGAAAAATTCCTATGATCGCTACGATACGCTCCCATACATTTTGAGGGCCATCGAGATTAGGGAGCTAGCAAAACAATACCCGCCAGAGAAAGTGGCGGCTTACATCGTATACGAAGAGAAACTATGACAGTCGCGCTAATTGGGGGTCGCTCAGGTCTCGGTGAAAAGATCGCCCAGCATTTTGACGGCTGCGCAGTGCTGAGCCGCCCTACCTATGACATCTCAACTGTTGAAGGTAGGGCGGCAATCTGCGATGAGGTAGATCGGCTTAGTTCCGACATTGTCGTTCTCAACTCGTTTGATCATAACCATCGTCGGTCCCAGTTTGATACGTTCGTGTCTCTCTGGGACCGTTTTTCTTCCAGGCCAATCACCATCGTGGTGATCTCCTCCTTCGCAAAGAACTATGCAGGCATCGATGTTGGAGATGCTGGCTTTCAGGCCTACTGTCTTGCCAAGAAGAGGCTTTCAGAACAAGCGCTACGATCTGCCTACAGCAGCTCAGCAGCCAAGGTGGTAGTCATCGAGCCGTGCGTGGTTGAGAATAATGCAGGCAAGAACTTCGTTGATGGAACCTACATCACATACGATGAACTTCTAGACATGATCGATTGTGGTCTGGATCAAGTCAAGAACTGCAGAGCAACCTGTATTTCTAGGGTTGGCTTACATTCTGACGCTAGTTTACTTCAGGTCAGGACGTGATAGAATAAATACCACACTTGATTGAAACATAGTTTTCCGATTAACCAACCAGGAGATTGATCATGAAGAAGTAGGTTGAAGACACGTACCTGTATGCCATCTCTCGCCGCGACATTCCGCTCGCGCAACAGGCAGTACAGGCAGCCCACGCCGCAATCGAGCACGCGTACCAATTTGGTCGCCCTGCCGATCATCACCCTTCGTACATTCATCTGACCATCCGCGACAAGCACCAGCTTGAGACGCTTCGTTCTGCCCTGAACGAGAAGGGAACCCAAACATCCGAATTCAGTGAGCCATACCAGGAATGGGGTCTCACCGCAATCGCCTGCCTCCTCACCGAGGAACAGCGAAAGCTTCTTTCGGACCTACCACTTTGGAGGATCAAGTCATGACGTAGGTACTTTCAAGCACACTCGAAGAGCTTCATGAGGCAATGGCTTCATGCGAGCAGGCCCCCGGCCTCAACATGCTTCAACACGGTCAAGCCGTGCACGAGCACTACAAGCAGCTCATTGCTGAGCTCGAGGCAGGAACACACGAGAGCAAGGAACTTCAGGCGCTATATGAGCAGCTGAAGCACAACCTTCCTCCACCTGAAACACTCAAACGCTACCACATCTACCATGATTGTGGCAAGCACCTCTGCCTTACCATTGGCCCTGATGGCAAGCGTCGCTTCCCTGGACATGCGGAAGCGTCAGCTCGGCAGTTCTCCAATATCTTCCCTGACGACGGCTTTACCAAGGCGCTCATCGCGCGAGACATGGACTTTCATTGTCTCCGCGGTGATGATCTGCTGCGCCTATGGAAAAGCCCTTTCGCGCCGATCCTCTACTTTACCGCCTGGGCGGAGATCAACGCGAACGCCGAAATGTTCGGTGGCCGGGGTTCTGAGAGCTACAAGATCAAGCGCTCTCGCCTTATTCAGGCTGGAAAGAAGTACAAAGGAGAAAGCCATGTGGTGGCCATTCAAGAAGAAACAGCAGACTGCTAAGACGTTCGTAATCAACAACATTCAGGAGACACGATACATGAGCACCCCGACATTCACGTTCAAGACCCGCGAAGAGTACCTTGAGTACAAGGCTCAGTGGAAGGAGCGCTACTTCGGAACCATCAAGAAGATCCGCGAGGCGGCGCTTGCAAAGAGAACCGCCTTTAGGGAGTTCTCGCGCAACACTGACGAGCAGTACAGCAAGACATGGATGGCCGCCCTGAGGCCAGCACATGACGCGTTCTATGCCCACAACAGGCTCAAGGCTGAGGCGACAAACCTTCTGTCTGAGAGGACGTACTCAAAGATCGAGGCTGGTCGCCAGAGGGAAAAGAAACTGACCCAGGCTGCCTAATCTCCATTTAACATAATTGCCCTGGTCAGAGCAGGGCAATCTGTGTACAACCTGCTCAAACTAGGATACAATGCTGATTGAAACTCGTTGACACTAAGGATGTGTATCTTGGGAAAACTGTGTGCTGTAATTGCAGTCTACAACGAAGCAGTTGTAATTCACAGGACTGTCAAATCGCTGTTCGAAGCTGGTTTCACCAAGGACGAGCTCTTCTTCGTCGACGACTGCTCAACCGACGACACCTACGCCATCCTTCAATCGCTGCCAGTCAACAGCATCCGCGTTGACGAGAACGGTGGCAAGGCTATGGCTCAGCGCTTCGCGCTGAAGCACTTCGATCTGTACGCCAAGTCCGAGTACGTCATCTTCTTGGACGGCGACACAATCGTTGATCCAAACTTCCGAGCGGTGCTGCTCGCCCGCGCTGCCAAGGAGCCTGCTGTTGGTCTATTCGTTGGGCGCGTGAAATCTTCCCAAGAGAGCCATATCTATTCGGCGCATCGCGCCGTTGAGTACACGTTTGGACAAGACGTTACCAAAGAGGGACAGAGCAACTTTGGCCTGATCTTCGTGTCGCCAGGCTGCGCGTCAATGTACCGCACCGACGTTCTCAGCAAGCTTAGCATCGACAACGATACTCTCGCAGAGGACATGGACCTTACCATGCAAGCGCAGCGCCTAAAATCGAAGGTGCGCTTCGTGTCCAATGCCATCGTTATTACCCAAGACCCATGCACACTTCGAGACTACACCAAGCAAATCTCGAGATGGTATCGTGGATTTTGGCAGATCGTGCTGAAGCATGGTGTGTTCTCATTCCGCAAGAAGCAGTTCATTGATATCTACATGATGTACCTCTGCTTCGAGCTGTTTACCGACGTCATCGCGATGGTCATCTTCGCGTGTATTTTCCATTCAATTCTTGGTCACAACCTGTTGGTAGCTACTGGTTTGTGGCTGCTGCTGAGATTTTTGGTCAATCTCTATGTGTCAATACGCACTAGGCGACTTGACGTTCTATACAAGTTCCCGCAGATCGTCGGCTTACAGATGGTGAACATGTATGTGCACATGCGCTCCTTCGTGGAGATAGTCGTGCTGCGGAAAACCATTTTGACTTGGAACAAGGTAGCGAGGTACTGATGAAAACTTTAATCGTTGCATGCGCGCTCTTTTTCAGCCAGCTCGCTTCTGCTGACGCGGTCACGGTGCTGATGTATCACCGCGTCGTTAGTGAGTTCACAGCCGACACTCCTCCAGGCGAGACGGCCATCACGGTCAACCAGTTCAAGGAGCAGATGAACTGGCTTCACTTGCAAGGTTACAAGACCGTGCTGACACGCGATCTTACAAAGATGATGAGCGGCAACAAGCCGCTGCCGAGCAAGACGGTCGTTCTATCATTTGATGATGGCTGGATCGACCAGCTGAACACGCTGCCGATCATGAAGCAGTACAAATATCGCGGTGTGTTCGCTATCATCGCTCGCATACCAGATACCAAGTACCCCGTCTATATGACGTGGGACCAAGTTCGGCTTGTTGCCAAGGATCACGAGATCGCGTCGCACATGTACTCGCATTCTCACCTCAATGATGGTTCGATGGATTATCCGGCAGCAGCCGAGATCATTGCGTCGAAGGAGATCATCGAGAAGCAGGTGAAGAAGCCCATCACAACGATCGTGTGGCCGTACGGCGAATACAACAAAACCTTCATCGCCACTGCAAAGAACATCGGCTTCAATGCGGCAATGACTGTCAACCAGTCATGGTGCATCGTTCCAGATGCGCCGAAAGATATTCCCTGGGAAACGTGCCTGACGATGACGAAAAACGATGCCGGCCAGGACCCACTCTACATCAGACGGACGGTCGTTGACGGTCGTTGCGATCTGGCGTTCTTCATCAAGAGCGTGGAAACTGGAGCAGCAGATACCAATGAATGCGTCAAGTAGACAGCTGTACCCAGATCTGCTGCGCACCGGTGCGATATTTCGCATCGTGGTGTTCCACTTCTTCAGCTGGCCATTCCTATCATACCTTCCGTCGCTAGGCATCATGTTTGCCCTTGGTGGTTGGTTCATGGCAAATTCGCTGGACAAGAAACAGTTTGGTGAGGTCATGCTGTCCAGGCTTGGCCGCCTCCTGCCAGTCTGGTACGGATTTGCTGCGACAATGCTTCTCGCTGGCTACCTTTACTCCAAGGGCGCTGGAACTGAACTGAAGCCATCTCTGTCATGGTTATTTCCATATGAGCGCGTGACCTGGAACCTCGACAATGCGTATGCCAACGGAGCCATCGTGGTGACGTGGTACATCTCCACTTACTTGTGGCTGCTCGCGATAACCCCAGTCCTGCTGTTCCTCTATCGTCGGCTGTCATGGCTTGCGATCTTCGGCGCTGTCGGTGCATTGATTGCGTACGCCAAGTTATGGCCGTTCCAGGATACCATTTTTGGTGAAACATGGTTTGATGTGCTCTGCTTTGCATGCTGCTGGATGCTCGGCTTCGCAAGAGCTGATGGCAAGATCCAAGCTCTACCTCGGTACATTTCGTACCTCGTCCTGGCCTCATGTACAGCTTACGCAATAGCAACATCGTATGATACTGGCACGCTAGAGGGCAATCCGATCGGATACTCGCTGATGTCATTTGGTATCGCGTTCGTGGTATTGTCACTCAACCCCGACCTGTCTAAAATCCCCGCTGCCATCCGTGGTCTCATTTCCACGGTGAACAACCATGCCGTGACAGTCTACTTGTACCACAACACGGCCATCAATGCGTCGTTCATTGTTGGTGGTGCCATTGGGGCGTACAATTTCGGCTCATCGGTAGGTCAGGTTACAAGCTTCCTGATTGCGCTCTGCCTGGTGTATCTAGGCATCAGGACCGTCGGGCGCGTCGAAGCCAATCGATGGTTTGATTGAAAAACAGTTTTCATTAGCTTGGGTGTTGTGATATAATCTAATCTCTTAGTTTTTGCATCGCTATAAGGAGTTCCTAAATGTTGAAGAAAATTCTGATTGCTGCCATCGCGGTACTCAGCACGTCAGTCGCTGTCGCAGGCGATGACTACGCTGGTCCGGTTGGCTACCCTGGTTCCACCTGGGGTCACTTCGCTTTCCCATCATCTGCATACAACGCTGGCGTCGAGAAGGACAACTGGATCTACCAGGGCAAGATCACGCAGGGCGTAGACTGGGTCAACTTCGGTGTTGATGACCAGTGGGTGTTCGACACGTACGCGTCGGTCGGCTTCTCCGTGGATCGCCTCGGCATCGTGTACAACAACAAGCTCGTGCCGGCACTGGGTGCCAAGCTGTCGCGCAAGTTCAGCCACGGCGCCATCGACTTCGGTGTCGAAGGTCTCTACGAGAAGCACTTCGGCAAGCGCAACTCAAGCGGCGAACTTTGGTCCAACGTCGGTTCGTCACCTGAAAAGGGTGCTCACGGCTACGGCGTGCAGGGCTACGTTTCCTACTGGTTCGGCTGGAACGGCAAGTAAGGGGATATTTCAATGCCCATTTACAACCCAGGAAACAACGTGATCGTCAACTTCATCATGCGGTTCCCAAAGACCGCGGCTGTAGCGGCGATCATCGGTGTGACCACCCCAGTCGTGGTGGAACACAAGGCCGTCGAAAAGCCGAAGGAAGCAGTGGTAGTTGTTCAGCAGCCCGTTCTGCAGACACCGCCGCCGCCCCCACCTCCGGTGACGGTCAAGAAGCCATTGGAATAACAAGATCGCCAGGCTCGCGCCTGGCGAAATCTTGATGACGAAATTCCTCGGCATATTCTTGTGTCTTCTTGCGTCAGCCACGCTGGCCAAGGAGAACACTCTTCCGCCTGATGATCTAATTCCGCTCGAAGAGCTTGAAGAGGTTGTCGTAACAGGTGTAAGAGGTGATCTCGAAATCTACGTCTTCATAGATGAAGCCAAAATCTGCTTTATCCCACGCGGCTGGGAAGCAACTCACTGCTTCAACGCGCTGGTAGGCAAGAATACTCCACGCGGAGAATTCTCTCTCAAAAGGTATCGAACTCCAATAGCCGCATACGGCGGCGACATTCTCGTGTTCAAGGAGAATGAAAAATCGGTCTGGGCCATTCACCGCGTCATAAGCGTTCCAGGCCAGAACAGACTGAAGCGAATTCAAAGCGACAAAGCGAAACACCGAACGGTTGTAACGCACGGCTGCATCAACGTCATGCCTGACGTCTATGAGCTGATTGTCGATTGTTGCTCAAATTCCAAGATCAAGATAACCACAATGAGGACCCCTGGCGGATAAATATCCGTTTGGAGGTACTCGTATGAAAAAGTGGATCAGCAATCTTATGGCAAAGTTATTTGGTAAGAAGACGGCACCAGCTCCTTCACCAACCCCCGTGCCACCCCCAGTTACAACTCCAACTCCAACCCCAGTTCCGCCACCAGTGGTTATTGCACCAGTAGAGCCGAAGCTTCCAACATTCGCTGAAGCATTTTCCAACCTTGACAGGTGGATCGTGTCAACGTGGGAAGCACCTGCCGGCGGTAAGTTCAGCCGCAATAACGTTTCCATTGTTGATGGTATTCTCTGTCTTCGCCTTCAGCAAACCATCGTGAATGGCGTCGTTCAATCGGTTGGCGGTGAAGTTTCAACAAGAGAAAAATTCGGCTACGGCACCTATGAGTTTGAGGTGAAGGCATCATCGACTGCAGCTGCTCCGACAGCTGTTGGCAACCCAGTCAGCGGTACAATTACCGGCTGCTTCAACTACGCACCATCCTCCATCACTGAGATTGATATGGAAGTTGAGGGCGGCACTCGCAGCAACCTTGCACAGTTTACCTCATGGATGCTGGCATCGAACCCAAACCAGTCCATCAAGGTTCCTACTGTCCCGGCACCACATGTCGAGTTCAAGAAGTACAAGTTTGTATGGACACCGCAGGGTACCACGTTCTACATCAATGGCGTTGAGGCCTGCAGGCACACGAAGGTAATACCTTCTGAGCCAGCACCATTCCTGTTCAACCATTGGGGCACGAACAGTGTTGATTGGGGTGGCGTTGCAACTCCTGATGTTGAGCGTTACATGTGGGTCAAGAACTTCAGCTTCACGCCGCTGTAAACCTAGGAGGCAACATGGTCGACTTTGATAAGCTTTCACAACTTTCGAACGACCCTGTTGCCTTTGAAAAGGAGCGCTGGAACATCATCAAGGCGCACCTTGACACGCTCTCACCACAGCGAAGAATGTCTGCCCTCGCGCTCCAGTATCAGCTCGACATGAAGCGCGAGAGCATGACCTCAGAAGAGTTCTACGAGCACTGCCTGGATCAGATTGACCTCAACCTCAAGCGGATCAACACCCTCATTGATCGCGCCAGAGGCATCATTGACGATACCACACCTGACAATGTGGTGCACCTTGACGACTTTCGGTCAGGACACCGTATACAGAAAAGCCCCTAAGTGTTAGAATGGCTTACGTTATCCAAGTGAGTTTTTGTATTCATCTGGATAAATAAAAGACGCACGGCAATCATCTTAGGAGCGGGAAAGATGAAAGTTTTTGAGGTTCTTCACACTGATCTTCCTCAGGTATCTGAAGAGCAGATCCTTGCCCGCCTCAAGTCATTCGACTGGCAGTATGAGTTTGCCGAGGACTTCCGCCGCATCTCGTCTGGCAATCGTGAGCTTGAGCTTCTCGAGAACATGGTCTACCAGCTCTGGAAGACCCAGCCTGAACGCGCCGTGTCCATCTGGAACGAGCACTGTCAGTCGGCTCCTGCTGACAAGACGGCCACCCCATCGTTCATCCTGCGCCTGCAGCTCCAGGAAGACGACACCAAGTAAGACGACAAGCCTGTTGGCGGTGATAAATACTTCACTTGCCACACCTACTGAGCTTGCCAAATGACAAAGTTCCTCCTGATCAATTCTATCCTCGCTGAGGAAGATGGCCCAGAGGGCGAAAAGCCACAAGGCTTTCTTGCCAACTTCAAGAAGAGCTTCGCATCTGCCAAAGGTGGTAAGTCTGCGCCACAGCAGAAGTCAAAAGAACCACGCCACATCGACAGCAAGACATCCCCGCTGTACACTTTCGCGAGCAGCGTTCGCGGTGCCCCGGCAGGCTCACAGCGCGTCGTGCTTCGTACCTCGCTAGAAAATCTCAAGACACACTACACAAAAACTGGCGGCGGTCATGACCTCGTAAAGAACCTCACCGACACAGCGGTCACCGATATCGCCAAGTCGATGATGCGCGGTGGTGGCTCTTCGCAATCGCCGGTTGAAATTCAGGCCCTCAACGGCGGCTACCCACTTTCAGACCTTGCCAAGGGCGAGAAGGAAACCGTTTCGCTGCTAAACGTTCCAGTGGAGCTCATCACGGGAGTTACCAAGGCCAAGGACGCCGCATCGGCTCGTGCCGCCCTTGAAAAGTTGATGAACCATGACTACTACATCATGACGCTCAACACCCAAAAAATGAAGGATCGATCGGGTGCCCTCGACAAGGCTGGTAACAACCTTGAGCGCATCATCAACGCCCTCAACCCACACGCCGTCGTTGTGATCCACCCGAATTCAGTAGAGCTGCACCAGGCGAAGAAGGAATGGGATGAGCGCTATGCTGCCCACACCGGCAGCGGTGAACAGCACAAGAGCATTGAGCACGAGGATGAGCCAAAGCCAGAAGATCAGGCCCCAGTAGGCAAGAAGCCAGGTGAGGAAGCCCCTAAGCAGGACCAGGCACAGGCCCCAGTAGGCAAGAAGCCAGGTGAGACGGCTCCAGCCGCAGCGCCAGCTGAAGAGCCAGCTGGCAGCGACATTGACGCAACGACCGCTACCCTCGCAAAGGCGTGGGACAGCTTTGTTGGTGGTGTTGGTGCTGACAAGGATGGTAAGCTTGGTGGCAAGTACCGCAGACTTTCATCTGAGCAGCGCATCAAGCTTCAGCAGCAGCTCGTGAAGATGCTCAAGGCGGTAGGCTACGATGAGGACGGCCTGAAAGGCGCCACGAAGTGAAGTACAAGACGCATGAGGAGCTGATCGCGGCGGTCAATGACCCAAATCGCGAAGAGCTTCAGCCAGGAACTCCATCGTTCCGCCTTGCTCGACTTCTCAACGCGCTTGATGAAAGGTTCCCAATGCCCGACGCGCAGAAGTTCCAGTCATTCCCATCTCCTGAGGAATGGTACATTCGAGAACTGGACAAGCGCCTAGGCTAAGATAACGTGTAGTGTACTCAGGTTCCAGCCTGATGTATAATGATCTTCGATTGACGTGGAGGGTGTGCCATGACTTGCAATCAGATCGAACAGCAGCTTCGTGCCCAGGTGGCCAAGCTTACTCTTGACCAGCTCAAGCGCTTCGCTGTGGCGATGGGCGTTGATGTGCTCGACGAGGAAACTCGCGAAGACATCGTCAACAACTGCGTGGCGGCAGAGCAGTACGCTTTCACCCACTGATGGCCAAGCCAGACCCTCAGCGCGCTCGCATCTACGCGTACGAGGACGAGCAGGGCTGGGACAAGAGCACCATCTCATTCAAGAAGACGGCCGCCCTCATTCAGAAGGCGTGTCGTCTTTTTGGTGTACAGCAGGCGATTGTCGAATGTCATGACACTGACGAGCTTTCGTACTCTCAGCCAGAACTCGCGTTTATCTCTATGCAGAAGCGCGGGGGCCTTTCACCAGCCATCGCCCTTCATGAGGCCGCCCATCACATCACGTTCATGCTGGACGGCTATCGAGTTCAAGATCATGGTCCGAAATTCCTAGGTCGTTACATCTACCTGCTCGAGGCCTTCGATGTGGCGCCTCCAAATCTGCGCCAAGACCTTCACGCGGCAGGACTGAAGTGGACGGAAATCTAGGATAAATACCACGTCGCGTGGAGAGCATCCAATGTCCATCAAGTATGTCCCAGGAATGAACCTTAATCAAACAGTGAAACATCTGTGGGGTAAGAGCGCAAAGCTCGCATCAAGCGGCGACCTGATCCACGTTCACGCATCCGAAGATGAGTATAAAAAGAACCTCGCGTCATGGCTGATGGCACTCAATTTTGCCGATGGTCGAGATTGGGGCGCCAACTTTAAGGATGGAGTGGCCGAGATCGTCCCTGTTGAGGACTGATTTAACAATATCCTGAATGTACTAGTTCGAGATTTGGGATTATAATGGCCTCACCATCAGGTTTGGGGTCTACAATGCGAAACATGTCGAAAGAAGAAAAACTCAAAGTGCGACAGGCTCTTAGAGAGCAGAAGCTCTTCGAAAAGAAACGCAAAAATGCAAAAGATCTTCTCGGGTTGACAGGTTGGGTGTGCCAGGGTGGAACCATCCAGATAGGAAATGCCCGTGAAGACGTCCTCTATGAGGAGCTGCGGAAGAAGCACAAGACAGATGCAAATGTTGAAATGCGTCGCAAGTACAAAGTGTCATCACCGGATATTTCCTTCAAGCGCAAGAAGCATGAAGTTGACATCATGGTCATCAACCATGGAACAAAAACTGTCGACATGTACAATTCAAAGGGCGACGGTGATAGTGGTACCGATTCCCCATATGATCGTGTGAAGGTGCCAGTAGCTGCGAAAATCGCAGTGCAAAAAGATTATCCAGACTACAAAGTCGAATACACCTATGTTCGACCAAATGGCATGTCAAACCCGGTATTCACGGAGCACGGTATTCCGACTGTTGCAACATCAACACTTCTTGATGGGCGAGACATCAATAATCTCGTGGCTGGTCATCGCCAACGCATCACTGCGAAGCGAGTGGAAGATGCAATCGAGCGCTTCTGCATGTGTGAAGAACACGCGCTAAACTTGAGAGCGTACTTCAAAAACCCAAACCTGTACAAGGTTGAAGACTGAACCGTGAAGCCGTATTTCAAGTATTCTGGCGGCAAAACGCGGGAGATGAAACGGATCTCTCCGTATATTCCTGCAGACACGAAACGCATAGTCGAACCATTTTGCGGCAGTGCTTCAGTGTCCATCGCTGCTGAATTGCCGTCGCTGATCGCCGACATTGACACTGACGTGATCAATCTTCACACTGTAGTGTCTAAGGCTGACACATTCAAGGATCTAATGAAGCTTGTTGCCGCAACGAATGTTGCTGACATTGAAGTCGACAGAGAGAAAAATGTCAAGCACCTCGAGCGACTGTATTATGAGCTGCGCGATGATCACTTCAGCACTAAGGACCCAATCCTAAAGGCGTATCGGTTTCTTGTCCTTAGGCAGCTGTGCTTTTCCGGTATGACACGTTTCAACAGCAAGACTGGAAAATCTAACGTGCCATTCGGGTGGTATCCGCATTTCAAAACACGTCTAGATGATAGCTATCATCGGCTTCTGTCTACGTGGGAAATTAAGCTTCAGGAATTTGAGGTAACTCTCGCGCAGGTGAAGACCGGTGACTGGGTATTTCTTGATCCACCGTACTTTGACCGCAATTCATCTTACGAGGTATCGTCAGATGCGGGAACATCAGAACTCATGCACACTCGCATTCGTGAAATACTGAAGGGTTTCACTGAAAGAGATATCCCTTGGCTGATGGTGCATTCTGACTGCGAGCTGTACCGCGACATTTACAGCGGCTGCGACATTTCACAAGAGAAGATGTTCTACTCTCAAAATTTCAAGGGCGCTGGAATTAGCAATGCTAGAGTGGGGCACCTGTACATCACGGCTAATTCTTCAACTGGGGCCAAAATCGTATTGCCTCCGCTAGTTAAACAGAAAAAGCCTAAGAAGGCCGCCAAGGTTCGACCAATAAAGGCAAGGCGTAAAATCCCAGCAAGACAAGAAAAGTTGTCGCGCCTCATTAAGGTAGATGATGGCGGATGGGCAGTCCATACCAAGTATTATGGAAGCGGAAAGAAAATCGTGTCAGTCCAAAATGGAACACGATATGAGGCCGACCATGATATGATCTTTGATCATGTTGAAGCATCTCTGAAAGCAAAAGGCAAACCATCATTATTCGACAAGCCGAGACAGTTTGGAGCTGGCTCTGGCCTTCGTGGGTTCAAGCAGGGTCTTTGGAAAGAGGTCCGGTCCTGAACGTTGTTTTCTCCTGATCACGAAAGTGGTTAAATAGCTCTGTCAAAGCTCATCACGCTGAGACACCAACACAGTCGTAATAATCTGGGTCCTGACGACTGGGGCCGTTTAAAGTAAGGAGAAAAATGTGATGTACAACAACAAGCTCGCCATAGCTGTCAAAGTAAATGGCCGGGTCCTCCGTGAAAATGGGGACACCGTAAGGCTGCCATTCGGTTCCGAATACAGCATTTTCGTAAAAAACCTCAACTCAGTTCCAGCTCTCGTAAAGATCGAGATCGATGGGCAAGACATTGCCGACGGCCAGGGCTTCATTGTCAAGGCCAACGACAGCGTCGACATCGAGCGCTTCTTGAAGGGCAAGAACATGAGCAAGGGAAACCGCTTCAAGTTCATTGAGCGCACCGGCCGCGTCGAAGCTGGCCGTGGTGGTATTCAAGTTGAAGACGGCCTCATCCGCATTGAACACGAGTTCGAGCGTGAGCAGGTACCAGTCAAGGACTACTACAACGTTCCAACGTACTGGTACGGACCATACCACCGCCCATACTGGGAAAAGCACCCGTACATGGGCAGCGGCATCTCATACTCGTCATCTGAAGCGTTGATCGGCAGCGCATCAAACAACACGTCCTACACGGCAACCTTCAACAGCAGCGTTGAGCGTAGCGCTGAAGGTTCTACCGTGTTGAAGAGCTCATCTCGTTCACGTAGCCGCTCGCTCGGTTCTGCTGAGAGCGGCAGTGCAGAGGTTAAGGCTGATGCCAGCGTGTACATGATGAACGCGTCGCTCAACGATGCCGGCGTCACGGCGCCAGGCTCGGTCTCAGACCAGAAGTTCAACTACGGCTACATTGGTGCTCTCGATGGCGTGAAGCACTCAACGGTGCTGAAGCTTCTTGGTCAGGTAGGTGAACAGGTAGTCACGAAGCCGGTACTTGCAAAGAGCAAGCAGCGCTGCGTTACCTGCGGTCACAACAACAAGTCGCACGCAAAGTTCTGCGTTGAGTGCGGCACTGGGTTGGAGATCGTAGCGGCCTAAGGCTCATTTAACATAATGCGCTTGGACAGGACGGTGGACCTTTCGCCGTCCTGTTTTTGTTTCAGGTTCAGCGTGATAGAATGATGGCATGAAACTGGTGAACGCATAATGTTCTGGGTAATCCAAGAAGATCTGTTCCAAGAGAATGGCCGCGAGGTCCTTCTCGACATCCTCAAGCGGTTCAACGTTCCACATCAGGTGGTCAAGGTAGTTCCGTTCTCGCATGAGCTGCTTCCTGAAGTCACTGAGACCGACAACATCATCGTCAACGGCTCTGTGCTACTGTCTAGGATCGCGCGTAAGCGCGGCTGGAGCCCTGGCGGTTTCCTCAATGACAACTTCGACTACAAGGTTTGGCACCCGCTTCTCAAGGACCACCTGCTTAACGACGACGCGGTGTTCTGCACCGTTGAGAACGCGTTCCCAAGTCCAACATGGAGCGACGTGTTCATTCGCCCACAGCTTGACAATAAGTCGTTCAACGGGCAGGTGATGACGCTCGACACGTTCATTGAATGGAAGGCGGGCATTCTCGTCGGCGACAACAGCCAAGTTTTTCCGGACACTGAGGTGATCTACGCCACGCCGAAGAGGGTCGGGCAGGAGCACCGCCACTTCATCGTAGATGGCAAGGTCATCACAAGCAGTCGCTACAAGCTCAACGGTCGGTCAAACCAGCAGGAGGGCGCTGACGCCCACATCGTTGAGTTTGCCGAAAAGATGGCCGCCATCTTCTCACCCTCACGCTTCTTCGTGCTGGACACTTACATCACCGGCGACGAGATCGGCGTGGTCGAACTTGGCTGCGGTTGCAACGCCGGCTTCTACAAGGCCGACGTTCAGAAGCTGGTGATGGCGCTTGAGGACATGAAGCTGTGATCGCCTGGATCAAGCGCAAGCTCGAGCAGCGCCGCAAGGCGAAGGATGAGTGGCTGACTATCCTGGCCATCAGATCGCTAGTGTACGCGAACTGGAACACCGCCAAGACCGAGTACTACCGCTCGTACACCAAGGAACACAGCTTCGATAAGAAGTTCACCGTCGGCACGGTCGACGTTGAGTTCTTCCGCGAGATCCGTGGAGATCTGGTCACAGCAAAGATCGGTGACAGGGTGATCGTGGCATTTGTCGATCAGTCGCACGCATATCCAGGTATTCTTGGCATCAATGACCCAACAGTAAACGTTACGCTGGCTGAGCTACACGCCGCCATAGGAGAAGTACGATGATCACGACCGCAATCAACAAGGCGTACCGCACGGCAGCTGCCAAGAAGTGGGACAAGATTTACTGGGCCATCGACCTTCACGACACGTGCCTGCGCAGCACCTACGGCAAGGGCAGCTATGAGTGGCTCGGGCCATGGGTCATCGAGGCGCTAAAGGCCATCGCAGCCAGGCCTGAAACGGTCATCATCCTCTGGTCGTCGGTGCACGCCGACGAGGAGCAGGACATCATCGCCTTCTTCGCGAAGGAGGGGATCAAGGTCGCCTACTTCAACCACAACCCAGAGGTCGCGAACACCGCCTCGGGCAACTTCGACACGAAGTTCTACTTCAACGTCCTCGTTGACGACAAGGCCGGCTTCGACTACGACGAGGACTGGGACATCATCCGCGAGTACTTCGAGAACAACGACATGGATCTCCTGTGAGAGACACAATCCTCTACATCATCCGCACGGCGAGGGCGTCTACGTTCCCGCTCGCCAACATGCAGATCAAGGTCGGCGAGGAATGCGGTGAGCTTGCCGAGGCCGTGAACCACCATGAAGGCTTCTCACGTCACAAGGTCATGAAGGAGCCCCTCGCCGGCGAGGTGGCTGACGTCATCAACACCGTCATCGGCGTTCTCGTTCGCGCGTATCCTGAACACACTGACGACCAGCTTGCCGACTTCCTCGAGAGCCAGCTGATCCTCAAGACGCGCAAGTGGGAAAGCATCAGGGCCGATATTCGATGAGCATGTTCCGCGAGTTTCGCAGCCCAGGCCAGATCGATATCGTTCGTGCCTACGACAACGGTAAGCTCTACTGGTACGAACCGCACCCTGAGCGCTGTGATCGAACGAAGTTCGCGGTGAGCGTCTGCCCAGGAAGCATCTGGTGCGTCTGCAAGCGGTGCCGCGACTACTACGGTGATGTGCGTGAGGCACCTCGCGCTTCTCGGAAGGCTATCCGCTCGGCGAGATAAATATGGCATCCTAACAAGGTGCCATAATGGATCTACTGCCGAGCAACATTACCTTTGCCATCATAGTCTCAGATGAAGGCTGGCGCACCGACCTAACCATTCGCTTCTGTGAGTACTTCGGGCAGAAGCTCAACGGCGATAAGTTCAGCGACAAGATCATCATCGCCAAGAGCGTTGATGACGCCATGGAGCGGTGCGTAACGAGCTACCTGCTTGTTCTGTCTGGCGGTTTTATCCCATTCTCAATGTCGTTCTTCGAGGCGCTGGATCAGAAGGCCGCCGAGAAGTCAAGCATCTTCTACAGCTTCTTCATGCTGGCTGAGGACTACGTGGTGCTTGACGCACGCTGCATTTTCTTCAACCTTCCACTGTGGCGTGGGGCAGGCAAGCCGCTCTACGACAACTTCCGCTTGAAGCAGGGACCACCGTTCAAGGTCACAGTCCCAAACAAGGACCATGCGCCGCACGAAATCGAGCGCGTTGAAGGCGAGACCGTCTTCGTGCCTGGCATCTGCGGTCAGAATGGCGCGGCGCTCGTCATCAAGCAGCTTGAGACGTTTGACAAGCTCACCTCAATGAGCTACGTTGTTCCAGCCGGCAGCTACCACTTCCTGTCAACTGCCACGGCCCTAGAGGAAATTCACACCGAGACTGAGTTTGAGAAGAAGCTTCTGCCACCAATCTTCTCAAAGGTGTACTCATACGATGATGACACCGCTGAGCATGGCGAGAACTCAATTGAGATTATCGTGGCACCGGCACAGGGCCTGAAGCCGCTTACCCTTGCTGAGCACTATGGTGCCAGCCGCATCATCATCTACGATAACAACCCGCTTTCACTAGAGCTGCAGCGCGCCATCTTCAGCGTCACCGCTCCAATGACGTATGGTGAGATCATCAAGGCGTTCACCGACCGGTTTCCGGGCGCCATCCTTGCTGACAGCTGGGAGAAGGACCAGCACGCGCTCATCTGCCCGCTCGTCGGCGTTGAGGTTGAGTTCAACCGCATTGACCTCTTCAGCTTCCAGGCCGAGGAGTTCTTCAAGTCGATCGACCACGCCCCGTCGATGCTCGTGGACCTCTCTGACATCTACGTTTTCCCGTACAACTACTACCGTCGACCGCTGTACCAGGTGCAGGGCCTCTTCGCTGAGCTGTACTCAATCCTAAAGTCTAGAACCGGGCCAACGACGATCCTCGGGCTCGCGCCAGGTTTCCAGCGCATGGACACAATCGAGATCAACACCGCCACCATTCAGTTCCAGATGGACCCAACCATCGACTTCACGCAGAAGGAACTTGAGGGTGAGGTGCCAGTTCCGTTGAGCCCAATCATGTACGTTCCGCCAACGCTGCCGCAGCATGCTGAAAAGTACGACTGGAAGCCACCGCTGAAGAATGCCGATATTGCTACACCTCCGCCGCGCAGCGCGGTATCAATCGCTGCTGAGCTTGGGTACAGCGTTGAGGCAAGAGGCATTGAGCTCAACGGAAAGCAGGTGAACGCCACCTGCCTCTCGCTGAAGCAGGAAACTGAAGGGTTTACGGCGCTGCTTGAGTACACCGTGGACGAGGCTGGCTGGGCCTGGACCTTCAAGGTTGGGACCCCAGGTGATGCCAGAAGGATTGAGCTGAAGAACGGTGAGACGCAGGAGAGCTTCAAGAAGCACCTGCTGACAGAGGTCAAGTTCAACCCTGCCACCATGATCAAGTACTTCAAGAAGAAATAAATACAGACATGCTTAACTCATACGCCTACAACCTGAGCTGGACAGCCGACATCAAGGACGCCTACTACCGGCGCGATGCTGCCTTCTTCAAGCGTGAGGCGACAACCCTGATGACGCTCATCAGCGTGCGCGAGAAAAGCTCAGAGCCAGTAAAGTTTGACGCGCAGCTGTCGCGCCTGCTCATCTGTCTGGCGCTTCATGACCAGTTCGCCAACGGTGGCGATACCATCGGCCTTCTACTCGACGTGGTGAACTTCTAATGGCAAAGACACTTCTAAAGTCAATCAACACCCTGCTTGAAAAGCAGGAGGACGAAGAGATCGTTGACACCTCCGACGACGACACCTCTGACGTCGATGCAGACGCCGACGCAGACGCCGACGCAGACGCAGAAGACGGCGACGATGAGGACGTCGGCGAGGTAGCTCAGCGCGAAGGCTTCAAGAAGTCCAAGAAGGAAATGTACGCCTTCGGCAAGACGCGCCCAATCACGCTCCTCACCAAGAACGACACGCTAGGCGGCCTTGAGGTCACCTACCAGTACGTCATCAACCCAAGGACCGGCGCCTGGCTTCTCAACGCCTGCTTGAAGGGGCAGTCACAAGACGACATGGTGCAGTTCACCCAGGGCGATGATCCTACGTCGCTTGCCAAGAACTTGAAGAAGAAGAACCGCATCACCGCCCACCAGGCAGTCGAGTTCCTCAAGCCGCCAGCAGACAAGGTAACTGAGGGTGCTAAGTCAATTCGTGAGGCAACCGCAGGCCGTCGCCCAACCCCAATTTCTGGTGATTTTGCAGAGTGGAAGGCAGAGATGGTGAAGCGTGGTGCCACAAAGTTCGGTGGGCCACACGGCCCACATGATTTCACCACAACTGCATACAACAAAAATGGTGCTACGCTTGGCTTCTTCAACGCTGATGCCGGTATCGGGTATGAGGCGATTAAGGAAGAGGAGAACGCAGAAGATCTTCGAGCTCGCCTAAAAGATCTTGACCATGATATCGCCGCCGCCCAGCTAGAAAAGAACCAGGTCAGTGAACTTCGTGGTGAACGCTATCGACTTCGTGAAAAGCTCAAGAAGATTGAGAACATCACCGAGGCCAAGGCCTAACCTAGTTTACAACCTGCTCGTGTCATGATATGATCCTGGCATGAGCACAGTCAATGCTGACAACATAGAGCGACGCGGTACTACCCGCCACCGCGCCAGAACCAAGGTGCATATCAAGAGCACCCACGGCAAGAAGCGGCTGTGTCAAGCAGTCAACCTCTCTGCTGGCGGTGTTGCCATCGAGACGAAGGACCTCGGCCTCACAAAGAACGAGATCGTTGAGCTTACCTTCGTCATCAATCTCGGTGCAATCGCGAAGATGCATCACCGCAAGGCCAGGGTAGTTCATGTCAAGAACGGCATCACTGGCTTCGCCATGGCCAGCTACGAAGCTCCGAAGAGATAGACAGGTCATCGCAAGGATAGCGTCCCCCGTATAAATAGAGACAGATTGTACAAGCAGATTTGGATGTGATACTATCCTCTTCTGTTCAAGTAATTCAACACACTGAGACTTCAATGCGTACCACGTTCAGAAACATCACGATGAAAACCTGGCAAGAATGCCAGCGTACCGTCGTGCGCTTCGAACGAAAGCATGATAATACGCAACTCACCCTCAGTGCAATGGAGAAGACCGGCTTCTAAAGCCTAAGCTCCAAAAAGGTTTAAGCACTGAGGGTTCCGAGAGGAACCCTCAGTTCGTTTCCGCAGATGAAAATCTGCCACCCAGTTTCAGAGGTTCTGGGAGAACAAAAAGCTGGACCGCGATGACATCACCGAGTAGTCTTCAGGTGATCGAGTGCGATAAAGGCAAGATTTTGGTAAAAAGTCCTGCACCTCCGGGTGCAGGCAACCTAATTCAATGTGGCGCTATCATAAAAGTAATGTCTCGGACTGTGATCCCGACTAAGAGAGGGCAGTACTCTCGCGTCACCCCAATCAATGGCGTGTGTAGCTCAGTTGGTAGAGCCCTGGATTGTGATTCCAGCCGTCGTGGGTTCGAACCCCATCACTCGCCCCAAATATCGATGATGAGCTCATTCAACCGCACCCTAAGCAAGGTGTAGGGAGTTCAAAGTCCACTGACCGCAATGTCAGTCGCATGGCAGGAACGCGAAAGACTGCCCTTCGCTCGCTTAGTACAGTGGTAGTATGCAGCCCTCGTAACGCTGAGACGTCAGTCCGATTCTGACAGTGAGCACCAATTTCAATGGACCGTTCGACTTCTGGTGAGGTCAACAGGCTTTCACCCTGTTCAGGCGGGTTCGATTCTCCGTACGGTCTACCAATTTCAATGCGCGTGTCGTATAGTGGCTTATTATACCTGGCTCTTACCCAGGCTGACGTGGGTTCGAATCCCACTGCGCGCACCAATTTCTGTTCCAGTGCCGGACCAATGGTGGTGCCCGCGTCGCTGTTAACGACGAGACAACGAAAGTTGTCGGGAGGTTCGATCCCTCTCACTGGAGCCAAATTCACGGGTCACTAGCTCAGCGGTAGAGCACTCGCCTCTTAAGCGATCGGTCCAGGGTTCGATCCCCTGGTGGCCCACCAATTTCTGTTGCGATGTAGCTCAGTGGTTAGAGCGCTAAACATCGACTACTACTTTTCGTTGACGTAAGTCAACCGGCTTGTGGTTGGTTATCTCTACGAAAGAAGAGGACCCTGGTTCAACTCCAGGCATCGCAGCCAAATTTCAACGGGTTTGTAGCTCAGAGGCAGAGCAGCGGGCTTTTAACCCGACGGTCGAGATTTCAAAATTCTCCAGACCCACCAATTTCGGATCCTTAACTCAGATGGCTAGAGACCCGCCTTTTAAGCGACGTGACGTCGGTTCGATGCCGACAGGATCCACCAATTTCAATGCTCGTATCGTCTAGTGGTTCGGACGCTACCCTCTCAAGGTGGAGACCGGGGTTCGATTCCCCGTACGAGTACCAATTTCGCACTTGTAGCTCAGTGAAAGAGTACCACCTTAACGTGGTGGGGGTCGGTGGTTAAAGTCCATCCGAGTGCACCAAGTTTTGACAACCGGATCGCAATCGAGGGTTATCCTTTCACGATGTCCCCCTCAACCGCACTGGACGCAAGTCCCTTTGTTGTCAATTGATTTTCCCTGTGTAGTTCAGTGGTAGAACGCCTGGCCGATTACCGGGATGTTGTGGGTTCGATTCCTACCACAGGGACCAATTTCGCTTCTCTAGTTCAATGGTAGAACACCGCTTTCACACGGCGAAGACAATGGTCCGATTCCATTGAGAAGCACCAAGATCAATTCAGGGCGATCGCACCGATGCGCGAATCGGTGAGGGTTGGTGGTAATGTAATCCCTGAAGGACAGAACCACCGCAAATTCATGGCTACGTGGCAGAGAGGCCCATTGCGACACTCTCATAAGGTGTAAAGTCGTCGGTTCGATTCCGACCGTAGCCACCAACTTCCGTAAATACGCAAGACCACATCCGATCGATGTTTAAGCTGAGCGCATCAGATACTCCACCACGTGGCTTTTCACAGGAGTAGCGCCATGACGAAGGGAAATTTGAGGGTCGCAATCGACTCTGGACTTGCAATTGCAATCGTATCTCTAGCTTTCTGGGTTGGTGTTCAATCTGAAAAGATCAACACTTTGGAAGTTGCTGTAACTAACAGAGGTCGCGTACAAATCAGTATTGAGGCTGATCACCGCTTGACAAAGTTGGAAGAGCAAATGAAAAACGCGCAGGAAAAGCTTAAGTAAACCAATATTGAGGAATCGTCTAGCGGCAGGACGGCGGCCTTTGACCCCGCGAACCTTGGTTCGAATCCAAGTTCCTCATCCAAACTTAGCGCGCATGTTAGAAGACGTGCGCCATATTCACGGTTCGTCTAATGGCAGGACACTACGCTCTGAACGTAGCAACGAAGGTTCGACCCCTTCACTGTGATCCAAATTCTTGGGGGATCGTCTAGCGGTAGGACTACAGGCTCTGACCCTGTCGACATTGGTTCGAATCCAGTTCCCCCAGCCAATTCAATGCCGGTGTGGTGTAGTGGTCTGCACGCGACCCTGTCACGGTTGTAGTAGGGGTTCGATCCCCCTCATCGGCGCCAAATCTTGGAGTGTTAGCATAGTCCGGCTTAATGCGCTACCCTGTCACGGTAGAGACCACGGGTTCAAATCCCGTACACTCCGCCAATTTCAATGCCTCTGTAGTTCAGCCCGGATAGAACGTCTCGCTACGAACGAGAAGGTCGTGGGTTCAAATCCTGCCAGGGGTGCCAATTTCTAAATACCTGCATGAAGATACAGGAACTCTTTGAGGGCTATGATCCAACAAAAGGTAGGGTACTAGCTAGTGCCACTGACAAGGACGGCTATCGCATAGAGATCCACAGTCACGTCGAGGAGCCACTGCCTGACCACTTTAAGGGATACAACGAGCTTGGCTACGCGGTAGATCGCTTCGGCACGAAGTACATCTTCGCTCCTGATGGTCGCTGGGTTCAAGGTGGTTACTGGATGAACTGGCCAGAACCAGAGTGGAAGATTGGGGTTGGAACTTGGCTGAAGACGCCGCTCAGGAAGCGCGCCCAGCTCGAGGCCGACTGGCAAACACACGCATATGATCCTTTGAAGGTACAGTTCAAGAAGCGCATAAGGGAAAGAAAATGAAGGTCAATGATCTTTTCGTTAGAGGGTCTTCATACCTTTCAGGCGTTGTAAAGGGCAAGCCGCTCAAGGTACGCAACATGTACAGCGCCGCAGATACAGCAGCAGTTGTCAAGGATGGCGCAAAAGTTTCGACGCAGACGATCACTCTCCGCAATGCAGTTACTGGAAGCATTGTTGGTATGAGATCAGTCGCGCAAAAGTAATTTGTCTCGTTGGTCTAATGGTATGACGGTGAGCTGCAACCTCACAGGCGCTGGTCCGATTCCGGCACGAGACTCCAATTTCTGTTCTCGGGTAGCTCAGCTGGTAGAGCGACACGCTGTTAACGTGTTGGTCGGGGGTTCGAGTCCCTCCCTGGGAGCCAATTTCTAGAGGATTGGTGTAGTGGTAGCGCTGCGGTCTCCAAAACCGCCGGCTGGGGTTCGATTCCCTAATCCTCTGCCAAATGAACGATTGATGAGCACGGTAAATACTCCTGTCCATCCCGCTCAGCTTATGCTGTGATGAGGATGCTAATCCACATAGGAGATTATCATGACCTTCAACAATCAGTCCAGCAATGCGTTCGTCGACATTTCGTCCGAACAGTTTCGCACGTACCGCTTTCCAAGTGGCGACGAAGTAACAATCGAAAGCCCAACCCACCTCAGTGTCTCAACGAGCGGTCACCGCCTCTTTGATGCAAGCGGTGTATCGCACTACGTGCCGAAAGGTTGGATCCACCTCAAGTGGAAAGCGAAGGACGGGTCGCCGCACTTCGTCAAGTAAAGAATTCTCTCTGTAGTGAAACTGGATATCATACGGGTGTACGAAGCCTGGGTTGTGGGTTCGAGTCCCACTGGAGAGGCCAAGATTGATTTCCAAGGTAAAACATCCCTCACCGGCCATAATGACCTTGGATTGATCCGCGATGCTGTGGTGCTCCTTCGCGTTATAAAAATCCACCACGCCAAATTCTGCCGCTGTAGCTGAGATGGATTAGCGTGACCCTGAAAAGGTCGAGAGGTCGGATCGATACCGACCGGCGGCACCACTTTTGACAACCGTTGTGGATTGATTATCTTCGCCAAAACTGAAGGGCCAAGCATCTGGTTATGCGCCGAACTACCGCGAGGTACTAGGAGATGGGTTCGAGTCCCGGTCTAAACGTCGATCTGCGCTTTTCGTTGTCGATTTATTCTGTAAGCCAATTCATGAGCGCGAAGACCTTTCGCACGATGCTCACGACGGTGAACAAGCACATCATCGGCATGATGCACACCCAGAAAAATGAGCTGATGGTCGGCGGCATCTCAAAGCCCTTCTTCTCAAGCCATTCCTCGATCTTGCCTGCGTTCTTCATGGCCCGCACAAACGCGAACATGACGACGCCGAACGCGAACAGACCACACAACGTTGAGATGAGAAATTCCATCTCATATTTACGCCCTCGTAGCTCAGTGGATAGAGCAGCAAGTTCCTACCTTGCAGGTCGGAGGTTCAAATCCTCTTGAGGGCGCCAAACACAATGCCTCCGTAGCTCAGTGGACAGAGCGGCAAGCTTCTACCTTGCGGGTCGCGGGTTCAAATCCTGCCGGGGGCTCCAATTCAGAGCTTAGGTGCAACGGCTTTCCAGTACTCGCTGCACATGCTGGTGTGAGAACCTACGCCAGGGTGGATACCATCTCGCGCATGAGGTCGTCTGAAATTTTCTACTGGATATCGAACGAAGTTGTTTCCAGTTGAGCGTATGAGCTCACTCGCCTGTGGCTCCCAAGCCGCATGATAGGCGTCGCACTCCCAGTGCATGTACAGCGCCTCCATAATGTTGAGGCTTCTCACGCACTGATGCTGCGCGAAGTGCGCATCGGTAAACAGCTTGTCTACATCAGCGCAGCTGCTGTTCGGCGTCCACAGCTGACCATTCGCTTTTCCGAAGCAGTAGTCTCTGCGGTGCATTGATGGAAACAGTGAGAACACCAGCACGGGCTTCACCTTTACGTTCTTGGCGAACCACATTGATGTTGCGGCCATGGTGTCAAATCCACCACCGCCGAAGGCGATGTTCCAATATGGTATCTTTTTGCCGGTTGCGGCTCGAAGCTTTTCGACCAGCTGGTAGGACCACGTGCTCGTCACTGGAACTCCAATCCCTTCTGTTACGCTGCAGCCATTGAATAGAACTGGCAGCTCGCTCTCCTCGCTGAACTCATCGCATCTAAAACCGGCCGAGTTGAAGCTGTAGCTGAAGTCCTCAGGGCTGAACTGATTTGTCCAGCGAGGGTGCTGCTTTTTGTAGTTGGCTGCCGTGTCAGTTCCACACCACTGGCGAGTTTCACCACGCCGTGAGTTGATGCAGCCGAGATAATGATCAATGATGGTATCCATGGAGTATTTACCGTGGGGTGCCTATGCGCCCGTAGCTCAGTGGACAGAGCATCGTCATCCGAAGGCGAAGGTCGTGGGTTCGATCCCCACCTGGCGCTCCAGATAAATATGTGTACGAGATTTTGCCCTTGTAGTATATTGGTATTACGCGGCTTTGGTAAGGCTGAAAAAACAGTTCAATTCTGTTCTAGGGCACCACTTTGTTGAAGGTACTACACTATCCTGATAAGGCACTGAAGCTTCGAAGCCAGGAGATCGTTGATGGTCTCACTGATGCTTCGAAGGCGATCATCGCTGAGATGATCCTCCTCATGCGCACCGAGAACGGTGTTGGGCTGTCAGCAATTCAGGTGGGCTACCCCTTCCGCATCTTCATCATGGACACGTCGTCCATGAATGGAAAGGTCGTTGGCAAGATCTTCGTCAATCCCGAGATTGTTGAGGCGGCCACCGAGATCCTTCCATACAACGAAGGCTGCTTGAGCTTCCCTGGCCTGTTCGCCGTGGTGAAGCGCCCAGCCTGGGTGAAGGTGAAGGCACGCGATGACAACTTTGAAGAATTCGAACTCACGCTGGACGGCATCGACGCGGTCTGCTTTCAGCATGAACTTGATCACCTGAACGGAATTACGTTCTACGATCACTTGAGCCAGGTCAAGAAGGAATGGCTCAAGAAGAAGATGAAGAAACTCGGGCTCGCTTAGCTCAGTGGTAGAGCACTTCTTTGACATAGAAGAGGTCGTAGGTTCGATCCCTACAGCGAGCACCACCCCACCAAGATCTTGCCACCAACGCCATAAATAGACAGTCATCCAAGGCTGTATCCTATGAACACCGGCGAACTTCTTTCCAAGCAGAGCACCACCGCGGCCAAGATCGCCAATGATCTTGTCACGCACATGCTCAAGCACCTCGCCCCTGAGGATGTAGAGGCCGGCGTCGAGAAGGCAATCAGCCAGCTCGCCAACAACATCCGTGCTGCAGCGAAGAACGAGCTCAAGTTCCGCCGCATGAAGAGCGCAGCGGGGTAGACCAGCTTCAGCTGATCGATGACCGCGTCGCCGAGCTAGGTGAGCGGCTCACTCAAGTTCAAGCTGAGGTACGCGAGCTCAAGCGGCTCAAGCTCTCACCATCACCAGGCCTGCTCGCGCAGGTGCAAGCAATTTACAACAAGCAAGAAGCATTGGCCCAATCGCGGGAAATGTGGATTGCCATTCTCAGAGAATGTCCACGACTAAAGGAGCGATCATGAAGCGCATCATTGAGATCCGTTCCGCCGAGGGCGGAGACGACGCCAAGCTCTTCGTAAGAGACCTGGCCAACGCATACGTAAGGTACCTTCTCAAGGCGGGCTGAAAGCACCGGGTCGCCTACCCACGCCTGGGAGAAGCCACCATTGAGGTAGAAGGCGATGCCCTCCAGCAACTTGATGGAGAGGCCGGTGGCCACCGCATTCAGCGCATCCCACCAACTGAGCGAAGAGGACGAGTACACTCGTCCACCATCACCGTTGCCGTCATCAACCCGCTCGTGCAGAGGCGCGTCGAGTTCAATGACCGCGACTTCAGGGTGGAATGGTACTCAGGCTCAGGAGCGGGTGGACAGCACCGCAACAAGCACCAAAATTCTTGCCGCATCACCCACGTTCCAAGTGGGGTCATCATCACGGCCCAAACGCGAAGTCGACAGAGCTCTCTGCAGCAGGCGAAGGACGAGATCCTACGCAGGTTGAATGAGTTCCAGTCGCGTCAGGTTCTTGATATAATGGCCGCAGATAGGAAGCAGCAGGTGGGCACCGGTGAACGCGCCGACAAGATCCGCACCTACCGCTTCCAAGACAACATCGTCAAGGACCACCGCACAGAGCGTCAGGCCCCAGCCGATGCAGTTCTTGCAGGCAACATCCAGCTCCTGTGGAGATAAATATGGTGTACGAGTTAACTTACACGCAGGTGCCATCATGAAGCTTCACCAACACGCCATCTCACTGACTGAGGCCAAGCAGCTTGACGGCACCGCCGAGGTTGTATCTGCTCTCAAGCAGTACCTCACGGGCAAGAAGATCGTTGCCTTCGGCAAGGGCGGCGGTGGACTATGGGGCACTGATCATGAGCAGCATGTCTACAATATCTCGAAGGTAAGAAGCACCTATCACGACGATGACTTTGTCAGCGTCGACATCTACCTTGATGATTACAGCTCGAGCGGCATCAAGCTTGGCAACTCACTCGAGCATGCAAAGCTCAAGGCAAAAGGGCAGACCCATCGTGGCGGTCTGATCTACACCGACAGGAACTTCAAGCGCCACCTGAAGGAGCTGATTTCCAAGTCGCCAGCCCTTTCAGCTGCCATCAGGAGCATTGACTACTCCGAGCAGGGAATGCAGGGCCGCAACTACGTGAACCTCGACGTTACCATTCGCAAGCCGAAAAAGCCAAAGGTCTAACAATGGAAGACACGCTGTCGCACCTCAACACGGTTGAGGCCATCGCTGATGACGTCATCAGCAAGCTTAGTGATGAGGACAAAACCTGGATAAGGGCACGTCCAATTGAGGGCGTAGTGGCTCTTCATCATTCAGCTGGCCAGTGGATCAGAAACACGTACGGGCTATGGCACGACAACGCGCTCACCGAGCAGTGGCGCACCAAGCCAGAAATGCATGACATCCGTGCCGGTGTCGACTACTCTGCCGACCATCCAGATGCTGTGTCAACCATTATCCTCGAGACCATCTGGAAGAAGCTCAACGCATGAACATCAACATCACCTCATCAGCCGCCAAGAAGGTCGCCGCTCTGCTGGCGCAGAACCCTGGCAACGAGGCGCTGCGCGTCTATGTTGAGGGTGGTGGCTGCTCAGGCATGAAGTACGGCTTCGCCTTCGAGAACCTCGTTGAGGACGGTGACTTCACGGTTGAGAAGGACGGCGTCAAGTTCATCGTGGACGCCATCTCTGCCAACTACCTTGAGGGTGCTGAGATCGACTACGTCGAGGACCTCATGAGCTCAACATTCCACATCTCCAACCCGAACGCTACCGGCTCCTGCGGCTGCGGCTCATCGTTTGCCGTATGAAGCTCTTCGAAGTGGCCCACATAACTGAGCGCGCTGGCTTTTTACCGTACGTCATCGAGAACGATGAGCCGGTGTTCTACTTCATGAAACCGTCAAAGCCGAACTACGGCGGTCCTCTCTTCCAGGTTGCCAAGGGCAGAATGGACAAGGGTGAGACGGCGATTGAGACCGCTCTACGTGAGGCAAAGGAAGAGCTCGGGCTAAAGCGCTCCAACATCAAGCCTGACACAGTGAAGCTCGTGTGGCGCGGCAAGGTCCGTGGTTCCGAGGAAACGTACACGCTGTCGGTCTACATGGGTGAGGTCAAGAAGAAAGACAACTTCAAGGAACCGCACCACGAGACCGGCGAGACCGCTTGGCTGACCGCCAAGGAGTTCTCCAAGCAGGGGCGCCAGCCTCAGCAGCACATCATTCGCAAGGCCGTCGAGCTGATCTAGTTTCTCGGCAGGCCTAATCAAGTTATAATCAGAGGTATCCGATATGGGAGAGGCAAAGCGCAGAGGAACTTTCGAGCAGCGTCGAGATGCGGCAATTGAGCGCAATCGAAAGGTGCAGGAAGAGGCTGACAGGCTGTTCGATATCTGGAAGCAGAAGCAGGCAGCGAAAGAACCATCAAAGCAGTGAGATCATGAGCTACGAGAAAAAGAAAAAGCTGAAGAGAGTAATCTCGCAGCGCGTGGTGTCGATGAACCGTACCACAACCCACAATGCAGCGCAGCCCGACAAGCAAGGCGCAGTGCTCCGCATCAACAGATTTTCAAGCATCAAGAAGGCAGCATGATGCGCAAGGTCTTCAGCCCTGCGACGAGCGTCGTGTACCTCGACATGGACGGGGTGCTCGCCGATTTTGACAAGTTCGTTCATGACAACATGGGCCGTGTATTCGTTCACGCTGATGGCCCAGGTGCCGACCTCGACATGTGGAACTTCCTCAAGTCGGTTCCACACATGTACCTCAATCTTGAGCCAACGCCATACTGTCATGAGCTGGTTGAAGCCGCTAAGGCGCTTGGTGCAAAAGTGGAGATCCTTACAGCGGTTCCACGGCGCGTCGTCATTGAAGAAGCGAACCAAGACAAGATTGACTGGGCGCGCAAGCACCTCGGTCCAGACATCAAGGTGAACTTCGGCCCATACTCAGGCGACAAGTGGAAACACGCGAAGCCTGGTGACGTGCTGCTAGACGACCGCCACAGCAACATTCAAGAGTGGATCAATCACGGAATGGGCTTCGGCATCCTCCATGAGTACAAGGATCACACCAGATCACTGTCGGCGTTGAAGTCACTTGCTGGCCGGTTCTGATAAATATCCGCATAGGTTTTGACATCATCTCATAAAGCATACGGGCCACGATCAGTGGTCATTTTCATTCTTTAGGAGATCATCATGGACTTCATGACTTACATTCTGGGCCTGCTCGCAAAGAGCGTCATCAGCCCTTACACCTACGTCGGCATCGTTCTCGGTGCACTTTTCTCACCACTCTGGATTGCTGCCTACAACTTCGCAAAGTACAAGATCGTCGCAAAGATCCCATTTGCTGCGTTTTTCTTCTCGAAGGTAGAGAGCACTGTCGACACCATTCAGGATGCCGCAGAGCCAGTTGCTGACAAGCTTGAGAAGAAGCTCGAGAAAAAGACGAAGAAGTAAGGTCTTCCAACAACGCATCAAATCAAAGGGGCCCAATGGGCCCCTTTTCTTTACTCGAAGGCCACTGCGTCAGTGTACTTCGTTGGCAACTTTGGCATGACGTTGAGATCGCCTAGGATCAGCTTGAGGTTCTTGAGCGAGATGAAGTACGCCACAAGCGTGGATGAAGGCAGACCCTCATAGTTCGGTATGATTAACGCGTATGAGCGGCCTGAGCCTGGTGCGTAGACGAGCTTGAACAGGCGGGTTGGAATTGCTGTGCCATCTGGCAGCGCAACGACCTTCCCATCGTAGACAGCGCCGGTCACGATGTAGACCTTACCTTCCCTGACTGCAATCTTCCTCACACGATCTTCAAGCGACTTCCAAATTCCGTGGTTATTACCAGCCCGCTGCGGCACGATGTTCGTCATGTAGAACGATTGGTCGGCGGCGATTGGATCATCAGCGACATCTGCAAAGTTCGTGAGGTGACCGCGGTCGTAGCCAGTCCCAACGTACGCCTTCTCCGATGACTGCTTGTCTTTTGGATAGTCTGGGTCCGCCTTGAACCCAGCGTCACGTTCGGCTGGTTCAATGCTTAGATCATCAGCTGTCAGCACCTCAGCCGACCAGAGCGGGCCCTTGAAGGTGGAAGAGTAACCGACGACGAAGCTCTTGTGACAAATGATGACCTGATCTTTAGCCTTCGGAAAGGTTTCGGCGTAGACCATTCCTGCACAGTCAGCCTGGTCGGCCCCATGGGCCGGGGTGGCGACCAAGGCACCACTAAATAGTATGAGAGCCGATAGGATAATTCGGATCTTGCTCATGATGATCTCCAAGCTGAATATGAACGCTCGGGTATTTACGAGTGACCAAGCTGTCCCGGTGATTACCATCAACAATGGACCTGTAGTTTATCTGCACAGGTCGGTATGATACAATCGAACCAGATCAAGCCTGGTTCAAAGGGACTAAAATGAACATTGGACTAGACGTGATCACCGGCGTTTCGTGCGGATTTGAGTACGTGGCGCCAACAGACGATGAAGACATGAACACGTTGCTGATCGACATCTTCATCATTCGGCTGCTGATTATGTGGCCCTAATAGAGGAGCGGTTCGTTTGAACCTTTGAACAATGGCGCTAATTCTCCAACTAGACGCATCTGGCCAGCCGAACAAGTGGATCACGTGGAAGGCTGCCGTCACTTACCATGCCAAGAACCTGGTCGCCTGGGAAATCGGTGAGGTAGAGACGGTCGTGAAGGGTGGTACGAGCTCCAAGACTGGATCTCAGACCGTCGTCGTGACGTCATCTATCATGGCAGTGAAGGGCAACGCGAAGCGCAAGTACCGCGTTCCAGCTCTTGATAATCCGGCGCTGTTTCGCCGTGACCACCACCTATGCGCCTACTGTGGAGACAAGTTCCACGAGGATGATCTTACTCGTGATCACATCATCCCGCAGGCCCACAATGGTGAGGACACCTGGATGAACTGCGTGTCAGCGTGCATTCGCTGCAACCAGCGCAAGGATGACCGCACGCCGGAACAGGCGCGCATGCCGCTGCTGTTCGCACCGTACATCCCGAACAAGGCTGAGCACCTTATCCTGAAGAACCGCAACATCCTTGCGGATCAGATGGAGTTCCTGCTCTCGTTCGTCGACGAAAAGTCAAGCGTCCGCAGACACGCGGCAAAGAGGTAATAGAATGATAGGCTCACGCATGGAAAAGTTTCTCGAAGCTCAACGGCGTGGGTCTCTCATCATTGCTTTTCTATCGTCCTTCACTGGTGTTCTGTTGCTTGTCAAGACGTTTCACCACGGCTTCTGGTCGTTCATCTTGGCAGCTCTCAGCGCCTACGTCCTCTCGCGCGTCGCGTCTTGGTTCCACTTTCTGTGGCTCCAGCACCGCATCTACAACAACGACCTTCATGCCTTCATGGAGGACGCGAAGGGGGCCTTCGATCACTTCACCGTGATCTTGAACAAGGCAGACACCGCCATTCTTCAGCAGAAGCTCTATGCTGGCGGCAAGCTGAACCTTGCAGCTATCTCCCCATTCATGGTGATCGGTGGCCCTGAGAAGCACATCGCCAACTACATGGACGCCAAGATCTACGATTGGCTCGACATGGTTGGTCAAGATGGCATCAAGCGCCGCTTCAACTACCACTCGGTAGCAACCAAGCCGGAACATCACCATGGAATTCTTCCTGAGGGTTGCATCATCATCCAGCCTGGCATCATTTATCAGGTTGACGAAACTAGTAAATAGCCTCACGAGAGTTTACGCCACGCCACCTCTGTGGTACAATTCTCATCTGCAAAGAGTTCATCGGAACCGGAACAAGTTGATTATCCCAACGGTCCTAACAGGCCGTCAACATTTCTACTTGTACACCCTTTGTTCCATCCTCTGAACTCTTATCCATAAAGTTTGACTTAGAAAAGTTGTCTCTGTCCGTAGGTGTTGGTTATCCAATATTACACGGTAGGTTTCAGGAGTGGGCCAGCAGCTCATGAATGAATAGGCGCATGTACCGAATTGCATGTGGGTTCTCTTGACCGGTCCAGGCGTATGCCGCAACCACCCAACAAGAGATAGTGCGAGGTAGAACACTCGATATTTGCGGGATTGAAAACCCGATATTTGCTGGCATGAATAGCCAGATTGGCTACCAATGGCTAAATTCATTTGGTGTAGGAACCAGGCGATTACGAAACCTTCGGGTTAGTATCCTTGTGCGGACAGTGAAGCTGTTTGCAGCTGAAGTATCCGAAGTCCCGACATCACCCTTTGTCGGAGACAACCTTTCTAAGTCAAGCTTACTTTGCTGCCACAAGGCAGCCGTCATCAAGGAGTATCACATCATGGCACGCGCATCTTCAATCTACGTTTCAACGAACACTCGCAAGCTGTCGTCAACTTCGACGCCACAGACGCAGGCACTGCCTGGCCGTGAGGACGAGATGGTACGCAACTCGGCAGGCGGAATGACCTTCCAGCTTGACCAGTGGGGCTACCTCGACCGCTTCCTCATTCTCGGCTCTGAGGCTCCTTCGTACTACGCTTCTGCAAAGAAGCTGACGAAGCTCAACTCAGCCAACCTTCTCGCCTGCATCAAGGCCGATGGTATCAAGACCGTCGACCGCATCGTTGAGCTGTCGCTTGCTGGCCGTGCGCCAAAGAACGATCCAGCCGTCTTCGCCCTGGCGATGTGCGCTGTTCATGGCAACGAGGCTACCATCAAGGCAGCCTACGAGGCCCTGCCAAAGGTATGCCGCATTGGCACGCACCTTTTCCAGTTCGTGTCTGCGCTCGATGAGCTCGGCAAGTGGAACGCCGCTGCGAAGCGTGGTGTTGCTGCATGGTACACCAAGCGTGGTGAGGACAAGCTGGCCCTCCAGCTGCTCAAGTACCAGCAGCGCGATGGCTGGGCGCACCGCGACGTGCTCCGCCTGGCGCACGTGAAGCCGCAGACAGAAGTACAGTCGAACCTCTTCCGCTACGTCGTGAAGGGTTCGGACGGTCTCGCAGAGGGCTCAGTAGTTCCGCAGCTGGTCAACGACTTCGAGGCGCTCAAGGGTGCCGATGCGAAGAAGGCGATCAAGCTGATCGAGAGCAACGATGCAATCACTTGGGAGATGATCCCAACTGAGCTGCAGCGTGATGTGAACGTGATGTCTGCCCTGCTCCCAGGCATGGGTATCACCGCGCTCATCCGCAAGCTTGGTCAGCTGACGAACGTTGGCGTGATCGCACCGCTGTCGGCCGACGCGAAGACCGTTATCGCGAAGCTGTCTGACAAGGAGCTCATCAAGTCTGGTCGTGTTCACCCGATCACGATCCTCAACGCCTTCAACACGTACAAGAAGGGCCACGGCGACAAGGGTTCACTCACTTGGAAGCCAGTGCAGCCAGTTGTTGACGCGCTGAACGATGCGTTCTACGAAGCATTCGAGTTCATCGAGAGCACCGGTGAGGGCTACCTCATTGGTATCGACTGCTCGGGTTCGATGTGGTGGGACACCTCGCGCGTCAAGGGTATGAACCTGACCGCAGCAGAAGTTGCAGCCGTCATGGCGCTTGGTCTTGCAAAGCGTGAGCCGAACCACTGGATCGGCGCATTCGGCACGACCATGAAGGAGCTCAAGATCACGCCAAAGATGCGCCTCGACCAGGTGTTGAACGTGATGCAGACTTCGATGATGGGTGGTACGGACTGCTCGCTGCCGATGACGCACGCGTCAACTCACAAGATGTCAGGCGTGGACAAGTTCTGCGTGTACACCGACAACGAGACGTACGCTGGTCGTGCGCAGCCGGTGGAGACGCTGGCTCGTTACCGCAAGCAGTACAACCCGAAGGCGAAGCTGATCGTGTGCGGCGTGGCCGCGACCGACTTCACGATCGCTGATCCGAAGGATCCTGGCATGCTAGACATTGTCGGATTTGATAGCGCTGCACCGCAGCTCATTCAGTCCTTCTAATGAGACGCCTCCTCTCATCTCTTCTCAAGTTCCTCAGGGAAAGTTGGGAAGAGATGGGAGAAGCCTCAGTTGCCTCCTCCATGCAGATGGAAGGATACACTGACTTCGAGATTGATCTCGAGTTAAATAGGCTTAGGAAGTGGAAGGAGAAGTCCAATGTTCAGCATGTTGACGAACCTCACGAAGGCAGCAGTAGCGACAGCTCTGACGCCGGTAGCCGTAGCGGTAGACATCGTTAAGCTGCCATCAACAGCGTACAACAACGAGCCAGCGTTTGGTGAAACTGAGAAAATGCTCAAGACGGCAGGCGAATGCGTAGAAAAAGCAGTCGAACCGGAGTAGACAAGCCCGACGAGAAAATCGTCGAGGTAAAGTCAAAGGCTGAGGTGATAGAGCTCTTCGGTACACCGAAGGATTTCACTGAAGACGAGCTTCGTGGCTTTTGGAACGCGTTCAGAACACCGCTGGTTCCTATTCGGCGAGTGCCACCAAAACGCAGGACATAGTTTATGATCGGGGTGAGTAGGTTAGAATGATCTCTCACCCTTTGTTTTACCTCGAAGATGGGCAAACATGAAAGTTCACGTTACCTACAAGACCCCTGACGCTGTTCACTTCGGCGTTGTTGACGCCCTCGCCGATGTAGAGTGTACTCCTGAAGAACGGCGCACAGACTACGAGGACCTCAATGAGGCCGTACTCGCCATACTCGGTTCTGACGAGTACCTCACCGTCATCATCGACACTGAAGAGAAGTCGGTCACCTTCAAGAAACCTCACCGATGAAACTCAACATCATCGCCGCCGTTGCGCTCAATGGTGTCATCGGCGACAGCAGAACCAACACGATCCCTTGGCACCTGCCCGCGGATCTGTTCAACTTCAAGCGCGTCACAGCTGAGAAGACCGTCGTCATGGGTCGCAGGACCTTTGAGAGCATTGGTCGTCCGCTGCCAAAGCGCAAGAACATCGTCATCACCTCTGATCCTCAGTTCAAGTGGCGCCACAAGGTCGCAACATTCACCACCCTCGCTGATGCCTTGGCCCAAGAAGAAGGCGAGGTGTTCGTCATCGGTGGCCAGAAGATCTACGAAGAGGCCTGCTCACTTCGGCCTGACGTGTTCTACATCACGGTCGTCAATGCCCAACCAGAAGGTGACGTCAAGTTTCCATATGATGGGTGGCAGTTCAAGGGAGGCATCTTCATGCCGATTGGCTGCTCAGCGCTCTACTACAACCGCTACACATCTCCTGAGCTGAACGAAAATGGCTACAGCTACCAATTTACCGAGTTCTCAAAAGATCCTCCGCCTACACCTTGACACGGAGTTCACTGACTTCGCCAAGGCAGACATGATCTCAATCGGCCTAGCCGCGTCTACCGACTTGACGTTCTATGCTGAGAACCTGGACTTTGATCAATCGCTGTCATCTGTTTGGGTCATTCAGAACATCTATCCCCTGCTCGACCATGTCAAGTATGGCATGAAGCGTTCCACGCTTGTGGCTCGACTTTGGGAGTGGCTTGATGAGCTGCCGTCAGAGAAGTTTGCAGTCGTCGTTGACTACCCTACTGACTGGCTCCTCTTCAAAGCCCATGGTCTCGCTGACCATCCAAAGTTTAGCCATGTTGAGTTTATATTCGACAACATCTCGCGCTTCGCACGGCAGTCGCTTGCTGAAGGGATGGCGCTCGATGAGGTTACCGCCGTCTATCAGCGCGGTGTTGAGACCTTCCAGAAAGCGCTCGAGGATTACTTTTCGGACCCAGCAGTGGTCCGACATCACGCGCTTCATGACGCCATTGGCAACATGAAAGCGTACACTAAGCTGACCATCGACTACGGGATCTAACATGACCACCTACAGAGTTGACATCATTGAAAGCGAGCGGGGCTGGGGACAGAAGGTAGACGAGCGCAGGTACTTCAGCGGTCCAAACGCGCTGAAGGAAGCCGAGGCCTTCGTCACTGACCACAATCGCAAGAGCATGCCGCCAGGACCAGTGCCTGACATCTACTGGCGCGCCGACACCCCGTTCCTCGTGCCCGATGAAGAGGCACCGAAGAAGTGAAAGAGCCAATCTCAGAGACTGGCCCATGGAACGTCTGCGACTGGAGCAAGGATGGGACAAGCGTAGTCGTACTTCAGTCTGACGACTTTCAACATGATGTTGCCCTGTATATCGGCGGCGACTTCTGGGACCATGAGCAGAAGCTTGAATATGCCCATTCACTCTGCTCGCGCATGAACCGGATGCCACCTGCCTAATCCCTGTTGAGCCCACATTATGTTAAATAGGTTGGCAGTTAACATAACTGCCAACCTGTGTACATGCCCCAGACTTCTTGATATGATGCCTCCACGTTGAACACTTGGAGACCGAGATGAAGAAGTCCATCATTGTTCTTGCCCTCATGGTTGCTACGGCATCCATCGCCCAGGGCATTGACAGCCGCGCACCTGAAGGTGCCACTGGTCCCGGCGTGCAGTTCACAAAGCGCGTTCGTGGAACCATCATCGGCGTCGGCTCGCCGATCTATCGCAACGTCGTTGTTGCCGTCGATTGCCCCAAACCAAAAGAACGTGAGCGTCACAGCGTCGTGAACCCTGGCACGGCCGTCGGCGCCGTAGTAGGTGGCGTCGCTGGTCGAGCCATTGGCAAGAACACAACATCCACCGTGATAGGCGCCGTCGCAGGCGCGGCGGTCGGAAACGAGATTGATCGACGCGCCGACGAGCGGCGCTATTCTGCCCCAGACGCCAACGGCTGCGTCTCGATATTCGAGCAGCAGATCGTCGGTTGGAACTACACGGCTGCCCAGCTCTGCCCACGCAATCAGGCTCAGCCGATGGACGAGGTGTGCGGAATACAGGCGCATGGCATCAAGACCCGTCAGCCGAACATCGGTGACGACACCACGCTTATCGTTGTATCAACAGTCTACGCAGGAGAATGAACATGGACACGTTTTTCCGACTGGATACGCTGCTCTTCAGGGGCTTCATCCTTATCGTCGCAGCCTTCATGTTCATGTTTGATATGATCGAACTCGCAATCATGCACGTGGTGCTGATGTTCACGCACGCGTATTACCGCTCGCGGCTCGCGATGAACTCGTTCAAGATTTTCCTCTATAGCTGACAGGCTGCTGGCAGGCGCTGTTGGGCCAGGGAAACCTGGCCCATTTTCTTTAGCCTAGAGCCTGATCGGTTGAGCAAGATGGCGCGGCAATCGCTGAGGTAAGCGGTGAGCCGGTTGCGCGGAGGTGGCTAAGAGTTGCCACCGTTCCAGCCTGAGCCACGTCGTAGTAGGCGTTGGCATGATCTTCGTTGAAGTTACAGGCAATCTCTATGTAGGTACCCTTGGCACCGTTAACTCCGGCAATCGACGCTGCCTTGGCATAAACGCCGAGGGAGTTTGCTGAGTAAGCACCTGAACCAGACACTGTAAAAATCTGCTGCCAGCTGGTTGTCAGCTCGTAATAGCCAATGCTGCTGCCTGTACCGTTGCCTGAAAGCTTTGTCGTTGAGTGAGCCCTGAACGCGATGTTCAGGTTGTTCAACATGGTATTCCAGTCGATGTCCTGCGGTGAGCCGGTGTTTGGGTGGGCTAGAGCCAAGCGAAGCTCGCCGCCAGTGTTGAAGAAGTGACGAGCTGCATTCTCTGATGCAAACGATGTTCCGAAAACACACTGAATGAACGTGTTCCACGTAGTGCTGCGCGTTGTGCTTGCTGCAGACGAAGTCAGCGTCATGTTGCCGATCTGATAGTTCAGGCGGTTCGTGTCGAGCGTGCTGAGAATATCTGGGAAGCTTTTGCTGTCGCCTGCTTGATGCGCAACGATGGGCGCACCGGCTGCCACCTGTGCAGCAGATGGAAGAGCTGTCGTTGAGGTGTTCTGCCATGAGCAGAGGTTTGATACAACGGTCTGAAGAGTTGACCAGCTTTGAGCGGTATTACCAGCGCTGAGGGCGGTAAGAGCAGGCGATGACTGACCGTATCCACGGTCTCCATAGCCAATGCCCCAGAGATATCCAGCCACAGCAGTGGCGGCCGCTCCATTTCCTGCAGCAGTTCCCGTAAGACCTGCTAGCGCATTGTAATCAGCGGCTCTAACTGTCTGGCCGTGAGAGTAGCTCATTCTATAGTCTCTCTTCTAACTTAGGCGTATGTCGCGTTCAACACTACATATGAAGGGTTTGCATCGAGCTGCACGAACATGATGTTTGCACCCTGCGCAAGGCTGAATGCCGTGTTGACGCCGAGACCACCTCCGCCACCAGGGAAGATCTGACCTCCAGATGGTGGATAAACGTTGACAGCCGAACCAGAGTAGTTCATAACGATGAACGTTGTGCCTACTGAGTTTGGCAGCTTCACGCCTGCGCCGCCGCCAGCGGCGACGTGGTTGATCTCAGCTGCAAGCTGCAGAGCGCCAGACTGGTCTGAGCCAGTAGCGGTAAGGCTTGCACCTACTGATCTCTTGACGTATGTCGTTACCTGAATTGAACCAGGTGCGACGAACGTTGATGGGATCGAGATTGTGATGGAGCCGGTTGCACCAGATACTGAGACCTGGTTTGAAGTACCAGCAAGTGCCGTAACGCCGGCGTTGTTGAGCGTAACGGTGCCACCGAGTGATACCGAACCACCACCCGACATGCCAGTTCCGGCCGTAACCGTGAGCGAGCTGTTGGTGAGAGCTGCATTTGGAATGCCGCTGAAGTTGGTACCAGTGAGGGTTGGTGTGGTCGTGTAAGCTGGCGTACCACCAGAAGCGGCGAGAACGCCGGTGCCAGTAGCGATGAAGCCAGTTGTACCAGCACCAGTCTGATAGACGAGGCTGTTTGCTGCGCCGCCAGCAACGTTCGTTGCGGTAGTTGCAGAGGTGGCCGAAGCGACGGTACCGGTCACGCTGATCGTGATCGCACCAGTTGCAGCCGACACGTTGATGTTCGTGCCGCCAGTGAGGTTCGTTACACCAGTGTTAGAGATCGTGACTGCGCCAGTTGCGCCAGATACGTTGATACCTGTGCCACCAGCAACCGACGTCACGCCAGTGTTGGAGATAGTTGTGCCAGCAATGTTGATGCCGCTGCCAGCAAGGTATGTGCCTGGACCACCGAACTGAGTGAAGACAAGGTTGCTGGTACCGATCGTGATCGAGCCAGTCGTTGTCTGTACCCACTGTGTGGTAGCCTGCGAACCTTCCTGAATGAAGGTGCTGTCGCCAGCAACAACTTCACCGGCTGGTGAGTTGTCAAAGTCGTCTGCACGGGTAAGGACCCAGTTAGCAGTTGTCTGCGTAACAACGTACACACCGTTCTGCTTGGCATCTGACTGGTCCTTGACGAGAACGCGGTCAGTTACGACAAGAGTTACACCGTCAACAGCTGCCATCGCGCCAGATCCAGTGAGGGTAGCGCCGGTGCCCGAGACACCGTTGTCATACGTGGCTGAAAGGTTGACAGTCGTTGCAGCACGGCAGGCAAGGTGAACGTTCATGCCAGAGGCGACGTTGTCCACATAGCCCTTGGTTGCAACGTGGCTGCTTACCGTTGGCATCGTGTTCTGTGTGATGGCGTTGTTGAACGTCCATGAGCCAGAGATGGTCTCGTTTGCAGCGACGCGAGCAAGAGTTGCACCATCGGTGATCTGCGCTTCGAGGATCGTCAGCGCAGCTTCATGCTGTGTGACGCTGGCCTGTGAGATGCGACCGTTGGCAAAGGTGCCTGAGGTAACAGCTGAGGCGTCAATTGCGATTGTCGTGTTTGACGCTGCGGTCAAGCGACCCTTTGCATCGACAGTAAAGGTAGGAACGCTTGTTGCGTTACCATACGAACCAGCACCAACGGCGGTGTTGGCAAGCGTGGTTGAGATGGAGGTAGAGCCAGAACCGGATACATCACCTGAGAGGGTGATTGTCTGGTTTGCGCTAAGGAATGTTGAAGTGTCAAGCGACCATGTGTTCGCTGCGGTCTTGCGCAGGAGACCAGAGGTAGCTGAGATGGCGCCGATAGCTGTAAGGTCGGCGTCGAGTGGCTGTGCATCTGAGATGCCATAGCCTGAGAGAGTGGTCGGGTTGGTGCCAGCTGAGACAAGGCCCTTAGCAGTAACTGTGACTGACTTGTAGGTGCCTGGTGTTACGATGTCAGCAAGAACGTCGCTGATGTCATCGCCTTCTGCAATCTGGCGGAACCAATCACCACCAGTGTACACATAGAGGCCGACCGGATTTGCATCCACATCGTCATCAATGAAGAATAGCTCACCCTCATTCGGCGATGCCGGGAATACTGATCCGGTGTCTACGACTAGGTTCTGGACCTCAGAACCTTCTACAAGCTTGATACCATCGAATAGCATTTCTAGCACTCCTAGTAAGACGTGTCGCCAGCTGTGCGACTTTTCTCTTTTCATATTTATGCCAGGACGATGAAAGCAAGCGTAAATACAATATCGTCCTGAGGTATCCTATGATCTCGTTTAAGCAGTTCCTAACGGAAGGTGGCCATGCAACGGCAAAGTATAGCACTGAGCGCGCCACGCAGAAGGATGTCAAATCTGCCATCGATTTTGTGTCAAGGGCGACTGGTATCTCACCGACCCAACTCAAAAATAGCTTGCTTGGATCAACTCGGCTGACAGCCAGCGGTAAGAAAGAAGACAGCGGTGATATCGACATCGCGCTTCCATACGATGACGCGAATGTTTCTGACGTGCACCGCAAAATGATGAAGGCCGTCAATGACGAAGGCCTCTTCAACGCCGGCACAAAGGTTGGCTCATACGCAGTTCCAGTCAATGGCAAGAAGGTCCAGGTTGACCTCATGTTTGTTGACAACATGAACTGGGCAAACTTCATCTATCACTCGGCGCAGGGAGATGGTTCAAAGTACCCAGGCGCAGTACGCAACATCATTCTCTTCACCGCGCTTGCCCACACTCAGGAACCTGGCAAGGACTTCATCATTCGAGACAGCTCCGGCAGAACCGTAGCTCGCGCCTCGCGGTCGATCACCCTCGCTGACGGCATGAAGCGTCTCTTCAAGTACGCGAAGCCTGGCAACAAAACGCTTGACAAGGTATCACCAGAGAAGCTGCGCGACTTCCTCAAGACCATCAATCAAGACGCTGAGTTCTCCGACAAGGAAGAGCCAACGAGCGACCCATCAAAGATCGTCTCATTCATCTTCGGCTCAGGTGTGAAGCCTGAGGACGTCACCACGGCAGAGGACGTCATCAAGCTTGTGAAGAAGCTGAAGAATGGAAAGCGCATCCTGAAGGTAAGCAGGTCAGAGCTAGAGAAGGCGCACCTACCAGTTCCTGACGAGCTGTAAGTTTTCCGGGCGCTCAGCCTATGATATGATTGGTGGTAAGAACAAGCATCGCCGCAGCACGGCGACCACCAATGAACCTCAATAAGATCACCGACCAGATCCTGCACTTCGAGGCAGAGACGCTGAAAGAGCTCACGCTCACCTTTTGCCGGGTGCAGGAGTTCTACGAAAGTCCGCACGCTAACATACGTGAGAAGAAGTTCGACCTCTTCGACTTCATCTTCACTCACATGGACGATGACGGTGAACTCGCCTACTTCTACTCGTGGCACGGCTTCAACTTCCACAGCCACGTCTACGGCCGATGGCTTAAGACAAAACCAACCTTGACGCCGCTCGAGCGCAAGCTCGTCAAGGACATCAAGAAGAACACCGACAGCCGGCCATTCTACGTGATCGCCACGGTGAAGGGCATAGGTTCAGCGCTGCATCATGAGATGGCCCACGCGATGTTCTTCCTCTATGAGGACTACAAAGCTGAGGTTCTAGCAGCGATAAATCAAATAGACCCGGAGCTGCAGGGTGCGTTCAACCGCGGGCTCTATGAGATGGGGTATGGTGAGGAGGTCTTCCAAGACGAGACCCATGCCTACCTCGCGACGAGCTCAGATGCGTACCTAATGGAGACATTCAGCATTGATGCTGATGAACATCGAGACACCATCAATACCTTCGTCAGCATCTTCGAAAAGTACAACAACAAAGTGAGAAAGTAAATGCTAGGACTAAGCCTCAAGACCTCGAACGTGCGCGACCTTTTCAAAGCGCTTCTGGAAACCAAACAATTCACCTCTGTCAATCGCGAGGCCAGCCTCCTAGGTTTTACCGGCGCAACGACAATCGAGATCGTTGGTGCCTCATTCATCGCTGACGAACCATCCATCTTTGGCGAAGTGAACCATGACTACGTGCAGCGAGAGGAAGAGTGGTACAACTCCATGTCGCTGAACGTCAACGACATTCCTGGTGGAGCCCCTCAGATCTGGAAGACGGTTGCAGACAAGGACGGCTTCATCAACTCGAACTACGGCTGGTGCATCTACTCGGCCTCGAACGGCTTCACTCACTACGATGACGTGATGAACCAGCTCATTGACAACGACTGTCAATACAACCGCGCCCTCATTGAGCTTCGCAAGAACCCAGAGAGCCGGCGAGCCATGATGATCTACACCCGTCCATCTATGTGGCTGGACTACAACAAGAATGGCCGCTCAGACTTCATGTGCACGAATGCAGTGCAATACTTGATCCGCAATGGTAAGCTGCACGCTATCGTGCAAATGCGTAGCAACGACGCGGTGTTTGGCTACAAGAACGACTGGGCCTGGCAGCACCATGTGCTGACGAAGCTTGCCGCTGACCTTGAAGTCCCAGTTGGTGACATCCATTGGAATGCCGGTTCACTTCATGTCTACGCCCGCCACTACCACCTCGTAGATCCAAACTACACTGCATGAAGCAGGACGATTGGAAGCCTGTAAGCACTGGTGATTATCTCGCCGACATGCAGATCACCTTCGAACAGGCTGTAGACTTCTGGACAATTGTGTGCCATGAAGATCAAGAGAAGGGCCGAGAAGCTGCCATCAAGAGAATTGAAGAATACAGGAGAGAACATGAAGACGTGTGAGTGCAAGGTATGTGTTGATGAGCGGCGTTGGAGAGATGCGCTCAACATCACAACACCTGAGGCTGAGAAGGTCTTCAGAGAAATGATCATGCGCCTCGAGGCCGCTGAGACAGACGCGTGCGTTTCAAGCGAAATCTTCAAGGGGCGGTGGCCAGGTTCACAAGAGATCCTAGAGAGATCACTTTCAATCGTGCGTCAGTCTCAAAACGACGCAACCTGCGCCTGCTAAATAAAACGCTCATTCACGAGCCGCAGATTACGCGTTGTGCCAGCTATGGTATAATGTGGGACACGTGCACTCGTGCATGGAAATTCAACAACATGGAGATTATATGAAGAAGACAATTATCGCCCTCGTCGCCACCCTCGCTGTCGGTGTAGCTTCGGCTGCAGACCTCAGCTCAGTTGGCGAAACTGGCAAGGTTGTTACTGCTGAGACTTCGTTTGACGTCAGCAATGGCATCAACTACGAAGGCGCATCACTGGGTGGCCAGCTGAACCTCGGTGCCAAGGGCTCGATCGCTCTTGACGTGGCATCTGACAAGAACTTCAGCGACGCACTCGTGACAGCAACCTACGCGAACGGTGGCAACATCGGTCCTGTGAAGCTCGTCGGCGCACTGTCGCTTGGTCGCGTTATCGATGCTGAAGTCAACGGTGCCGCCCTGGCAGTTGAAGGTCAGTTCAAGCTGGTCGGTCCGTTCGTCGGCTTCGTCGGCGGTCAGGAAGCCCTCCTGTTCGGTGACAGCCGCTTTACTGGTGCTGCTCGCGTGTCAACGGCTTCGGCTGGTACGTACGTGAAGCTCGGCTCACTGGTTGGCAAGGTTGGCTACGGTCGCAGCTGGTACGGCTCAGGCATCCACAGCAACGGTGTTGTGGCTTCACTCAGCCTCAAGTTCTAAGCTCTAACGAGCCTGAACGGAAAGGGCGGGCAACCGCCCTTTCTTTTGCCTCGAGGTTGGTGGTTTACTGGTGATCACTCATGTGGTACAATGGCCACACGGTCTTCACAGGTGGTCGTTATGATCCAGTTTTTCTTCACTCGCGCTGAACTCGAACAGCTCCTAAAGGAGCTTGATGCCAAGGTGGATCAGCCACGGATCGTACGGGCGCCAATGAGCGAGAACATCCCGAACGAAGTGCAGACGATCTACATCACCCGTCGCAACATCAAGACCCTCCTGTCGAAGCTCAACCGAGCAGAAGCCGGTGAGCCGACGGCGTGCACTGTGATCAAGCGAGACACAGAACACGCAACCTACCCGTGCTCATGTGAAGCGATGCTTACAGCGCTTACCGCGGTGGACCGTGTTCCACTGGGCATCGACGGCGCCATCATCTACGCCCTTGAAGACGATGAGTACTACGTCGACCGTGAGCCTGGCCCAGTTCACCACAGGGACATAGGAGCGCTCTTATGAAGATCGAGCTTGACAATAGCTATCGCTCCCAGTGGGAGTTGATCTGCAAGAAGGTCATTGCTGCCATCAAGGCAGAGCGCAAGAAGCGGAACGACGAGATCGACGCCGACCTGGCAGCCATGAACCCATTCAAGCGCTGGCTTTACGCTAGCAGCGACAGCGTCATCACCGAGAAGGTCCTAGCAGGCCTGCACGCTGACAAGACGTTTGAGCTGGCGCGTGTACTTCTGCTCGCCGTCAATGACGCTAACACGAACGTAATCACGCTGACCGCCCACGAATACGACATGTTGATCGACTGGTCGCGCGACTGAATGGGCGTTCACTGTCATGCTGGCACCATGGAAGGTGGGCTGACGCCGATCTGCAACCGCTGCATGATCACGCTGTGCTGGGACATAAGCGAGCAAGAGTACGAAGAGCACCAGAAGTTCTGGGATGCTTGGATCTGCGAGGAATGTAACGGCGGCGAAAAGTTCAGCAAGAGCTTCTACGAGAAATACACAACAAAAGAACATGAAGTACCTTTCACAAACGACCGCCGCATTTGACCGCCTCGGCTTCAAGCCAAGAGCTGGACAGCTAGAAGCTGTCAACAGCATCCTTGAGGCCTTCATTGACGAGAAGGCCAAAAACGTCATCCTCAACGCCTCAACCGGCACAGGCAAGTCCATCATTGGTGCAGCAGCCGCCGAGGCCCTGACTGCCGCCCGTGGTGCGCCAGACAACTCGATCAAGTCGTCCATCTCGCTGACAGCCACCAACGTTCTCGCAAAGCAGTACGGTGCCACGTTCGCTGAGCTTGAGAAGTACGGCAAGTACATCATGATCAAGGGCGCCAGCAACTACGATTGCGACGCCCTCTCAACGCCAGCCGAGCCCACCTTCGCCGACGCCTGTGCCTGGTTCACGATGATCAAGGATAAGTCCTTCGAGGCCACCCTTCAGAGCACCTGCAACCAGTGCGAGTACCTGAAGATCAAGCAGAAGAAGAACCTGGTTCGCCACCTCACAACGAACTACTCATACTACTTTGTTGACCGCATGTACACGGGTAAGTTCGAGAACCGCGACCTCATCGTCTGGGACGAAGCTCACCTTGTCAATGATCTATTCAGTGAGCACAACGCCATCTACTTCTCACAGAAGCGTATGCAGCAGTTCGCCGAGGAGATCAACACGACCGTCGGCTTGACTGACGTGAAGATAGCCAAGCTGCTGCAGTCCCTCGCGAAGGACTGTGGTACGCCAGGCAAGATCACTGAGGTCAACTACAAGGCCTACCTCAACGCCCTCATGGAGGTCTACACCTACGCGAAGGAAGCAGGACAGGCTGCAGCGCAGACGGCGCTCAGCTCGGGCCACCCGCAGAAGTACACGAAGCTGACGCGCTTTGCCAAGAAGTACGAGGGCCTCTGCTGCAAGATTGACGACCTCTTCAACTACGACTACGAGCACGTGTTCGAGTACAAGGAAGAAGACAAGGCCGTCTCCATCAAGCCGATCTTCGTCGGCTCAATGATCGAGGCGCTGCAGTCAGCTGATCACAACCTCTTCATGTCGGCAACGGTCTCAGAAGAGTTCATGGTGAAGACCCTGAACCTCGACCCGGCGCAGACGAAGTTCATCAAGCTGCCACCATCATTCCCGAAGGAGAACAAGGAGGTCGTGTTCTTCGACCCGCTCTCGCTCGGCTACAAGTCGCTGCAGGACCCGAAGGTCGTTGCTCAGCTGCGCAAGAACGTGGCGAAGGTCGTCAAGCACCACGTTGATGCTGGTGATCGCGGTATTATCCTGACGCCAAGCTTCAAGCTGCAGAACGAGATCGTGGCAGAGATCATCAGCGTCAAGGGCTACAAGCTGTTCGAGCATCGTCAAGGCGAGAAGCTTGAGCACATCCTCACGGCGTTCAAGTCGTATGCTGGTGGCCCAGCCGTGCTGATCTCACCATCCATGTTTGAAGGCATCGACTTGCCAGGCGACCTTTCACGGTTCCAGGTGTTGGTGAAGGCGCCGTTCCCATCGCTTGGCGACAAGCGCATGAAGTTCATTCTTGACAAGCACCCGTCCATCTACAACATCATCACCGTGATGAAGGCAGTGCAAGGTGCTGGCCGTTCTGTCCGCTCAGCTGAGGACCACGCCACCACGTACTGCATGGACGCTAACCTTCAGCGCCTGTGGACTGGCCACTTCAATGTGTGGAAAGACGAGTTCAACACGAGGTTCACCAAGTTCCTATGACCATCGCAATCTACCCAGGTACCTTCGACCCGATTACCAACGGCCACCTCGACATCGCCATACGCGCAGCCGAGATGTTTGATAAGGTCATCGTCGCCGTCCCAGAGAAAAGCTCTAAGAACACCATGTTTAGTTTTTGTGAGCGTGTTGCTCTTCTAGAAGCTGTCTTCGCTGATGTACCAAGAATTCAGGTACACGGCTATGATGGTCTGACTGCTGCGCATGCCAAGTTCAACGGCTGTTCAGCCATGATCCGTGGTCTGCGCGCCACATCTGACTTCGAGTATGAGTTCCAGCTGGCTCACATCAACCAGCACCTAGCACCATGGCTCGACACCGTTCTTCTGCCAGCCAGAACTGATCACACGTTCATCTCGTCAACGATGATCCGTGAGATGATCCGCTATGGAACCGACATCAGCCCATTTGTACCGCCAGCCGTAGCTGCTGCCGTAGCGGCCAAGCAAGGAGCATAAGATGAATTCATTGAAACCATTTCTGAGGTTTGTGACCCGTGGTGGTGAGAACGGCAAGGTCGACCTCATCATTGGTACGACGTTCAAGGGAACCGACTGCCCGCTCAAGCCAGACACGACATACGAAATTCGCGACATCATGGACGAGCTCGTGATCATGGAGGTTGGCAAGAGCGCGATGGATGAAAAGATGTGGGGGCATGACGTCAGCTCTCTCATCGAGTGTTACAAGTCGCGCCTGTTCCTCACTGAGGCTGAGTACAAGCGCGCCTGCGAAAGCGGAGCTGCCAAGGAATGAAGGTCTTCATTTCAAGCCCATACAGCGGCGATGTGACCGGCAACATCAAGCGCCACATGGACGCTGCTGACAGCTTGATGAACCTCGGGTACATACCGTTCATGGGGCTGCTTGTGCACTTCCATGACATCGTTCACCATCGTCCGTATGAGGACTGGTTGAAGTACTGCATGGCGTGGATTGAGGAGTGCGACTGCGTCCTTCGTTTACCTGGCGCATCTTCTGGCGCCGACGCTGAAGTTGCTCGTGCCCATGAGCTTGGCATTCCAGTGTTCACGTCAATTCCTGACCTCGTCAGGTTGAGCGGAAAGGTTGTATCTTGAGACAAGCAGGTGATACTATGGAGCAATCACAATTACGCGAACGACGCCGACAGAGGGCTGAGTTCGTCATGAGCCTCATCAGAACGGTGGCTGCTGTGATCGCTGCAACCGCTCTGATCATCTCACACTGGAAGTAACATGACACCACAAGTATTCGGCATCGAAGGTCTTGACCGCCTTGGGAAGAGCACGCTCATCCAAGGTATCATGGACAAGCTTGGCTTCTATCAGGTGGTCCACTTTGCGAAGCCGCAACGCCTGAAGATCTACGACAGCGCTATCAGGGAGCACGGCATCCCAGAGGGGTCGCAGTCAGCGTATCTCTACCAGGCAGAGAGCTTCCGCAACTCAATGCTGCTTGCCAACTCTGGCGCTCGCATCATCTTCGACCGCTGGCATATCGGTGAGGTTGTCTACTCACCAATGTACCGCGGCTACAGCGGTGACTACGTGTACCAGCAGGAGCTGAACACGCGGCTCGACCATCACCCGAGCCTGCGACTGATCCTCCTCATCGAGGACTTCAAGAGTGCCCGCCACTTCATCGATGATGGGCAATCGCTAGGCCCAATCGAGAAGCGTGAGGAAGAGCAGGGTCGCTTCATCGCCGCTCTCGAGCGCTCAAACATCAAGGACAAGCGCCTCGTGGTAGTCACCAATCCGAAAACCGGTGGCTTCCATTCGAAGGAAGAAATTCTCGAGTGCGCGCTGTCATGAGCTCCAAGCTGACCCTCACCCAGGCGCTCTGCATCACCCACGCTGGCTGGATCACTGAGGCTGAGCACACTCTGTACCTTGAGGCTCAATCGCTGGTCTACAAGGAGGCGCGGCGCCACAAGATCGATCGTGAGATCGAAGCGCTGACGTCTAACAACCAAGAAAAGCTTGAGGCCCTACGGAAGGAACGGGCTGATCTAGGAGAAGCCTCATGAGCTTCAATGACCGCCCAATGCACCTCGGAGATCTCAAGATCTGCCGCAAGCACGCCCACACAGACAACAGCGTGATCGTCCCAGTGTGGATCACGCAGTCAAATCTCGATGGACTTCAGGCCCTCATTCACGTGGTCGAGGGAATGAACCGCGATGGCAAAGGTCAGCTGTCTGGTTCCTTCGAGCTCGTCATGTTCTACCGCAACCTCGTCAACTGTATTCGCGAGGCTGAGCGAGTAGCGGTTGAAGAAGCACCAGATACACCAGCCCCAGAGCAGCGGGTGGCGCCAGCGGCGGGCGTCAACGCTCATGGTCAGCGAGACGGTTAAGTACTGATCCACCCGCGGTCGGATGCTCGGTAAATAACCCGTCCCACTTGGAGCATAAAGAATAATGAAGAAGATCCTCATCACAGGGTTCAACAAAAACCAGTGCACGCGTAAGTTCTACCTGCGCCAGCAGCTCAAGGTTGTTCCATCACACTACTCGCTCTTCAACTGCCTGACGGCAATGGAGTACGAGGTAGAGCAGCGGCAAGTGACGCTGGGTGAAGACCTCAGCGGCTATGATGAGGTGATCGTCTTCATCGCTGGTCCGCGCCAGCTTGTCGCCACTACCGTGTTCGAGGGGCTATGGGCCATCTCGCAGCGCCCAGATTGTATCCTTGCCTTCGACGACTGGCAGGTGCCAGATCTTTTCAAGGGCGTTGCCAAGTGCGAGGACTGGAGCGAGCTCTCAGCTGACTTCATTCTCGGTGTCAACAAGAAGACTGACGCGGACCTCGAGCCGTACCAGAACCAGCTGCTCGCGGCCATTAAGGTGATCACGGCCAAAAAGAACCGCATGCTTATCAGCGCGTTCCGCACTGAGCACCTCAACGACGCGGCCAACTTTGGCCCACAGCTGCTGTTCGACAAGATTGATTACCCTCGTGATCGTCTGTTCGTCTACAACCCGAACCCATACCATCGCAACCGCACAAGCACCGACGCGCTGCATGAAGGCGCCGAGGACCCAACGTGGAACCCACCGATGGACCTTCTTTTCCAGAAGGCACCACCTCCGCTCCACAAGGAACGTCGCTTCAACTTCGCCAGCCTTGTACAGTCGAAGACGCAGAAGTGGCTCAAGAAGCAGGGCTACACGGGCAATCCAAAGAACGACGAGGAGGGAACTATCGGCGAATGGCCAGTAGACCTCTACGGCTCAAAGGCCGAGACGCAGAAGCGCCTGACTGAGGACGAGATGGTCCTAGTCATCAACCGAGATTGGGGCTGCCTCATGCCAGGCTATGAGCATGCTGGTTCTGGCTGGTGGAGAGCACGCCCACTGCAGTGCGCTGATGCCCACAGCATCCTCATTGGTGATAAGAAGGAGCTCGCTGTTTACTACGGCGCCGACTTCCCATACCTTGATCTGACTGCTACTGACATCACTGAGGCCACAGACTATGAGCTGGCACAGATCGCCGTTGCTCAATCACAGGCGCTCTACAGGCTCCACCCGCTCGACAAGCTGCCACAGCAGGCAGAACTCAACGCCATTCTGAGGGCACAGAAATGAAGATCTTGATAGTTGGAGCCGGACTTGCTGGTGCTACAGTTGCCCGCGTTCTCGCCGATGCTGGTCATGAAGTGAACGTCATTGACAAGCGAGGCCACATCGCCGGCAACGCCTATGACTTCACCAATGAACACGGCATCCGCGTTCACAAGTATGGCTCACATATCTTTCACACGAGCAATGACGAGGTCTGGAACTTCCTGAACCGCTTCACATCGTTCGAGCCATACAAGCACAAGGTGAAGGCGCTACTGGCCGATGGTCGCTACGCCACCCTGCCCGTCAACCGCGAGACGAAGGCAATGGTTGGTGAGGAGAACGTTCTCGACATCTTCTTCAAGCCGTACACCCTCAAGATGTGGGGCATGCCGCTCGAAGCACTAGACCCATCAATCATCAAGCGCGTTCCAATCCGCGATGACGACAATGAGTTCTACTTTCCGAACGACACGTACCAGGGTATGCCCACAAATGGCTACACGGCCATGGTTGAGAAGATGCTGGACCATCCAAGCATCTTCGTCAAGACCGGTTGCACGTTCAGCAAGATATTCGAAGGTATGTTTGACCACATCTTCAACTCAATGCCGATCGACGAGTACTACGATTTTGAGTTCGGCGAGCTACCGTACCGCTCGATCAAGTTCACTACGTTCGACCTACCAATGTCGCGCGTGCTGCCGACACCCGTCGTCAACTTCACCCACAACGGTCCGCACACCCGCATAACCGAGTGGAAGAACTATCCAGTTCACGGCAAGAACGATAGCATCACCACGCTGACGCTTGAAGAACCGTGTGACTACCGCTACAACAACAAGGAGCGGTACTACCCGGTCAAGGACGTTGACGGAAAGAACCGCGAGACGTACAAGAAGTACGCGGCTATCCCAAATGAGAAGACGACGTTCATTGGTCGCTGTGGGCAGTACGTCTACATCGATATGCACCAAGCAGTTGGCAGCTCGCTAGCCACCGCCAAGAGGTTCCTGCGTGAAAAAGAAGAGCTTGCTGTCGCGAGCTGAACTTGACGCCTGCGCCGCCTGCATAGAAAACTTGCGCATCATCCGCAAGTTCAGGAAGGATGCTGAGTGGCTTCCGATCAATCCAGAGGACGTGCTTGCACTTCTGCCTCGCACCATTAGCGATGAAGCGATTTACAGAACGTGTTACAATATGTTCGTCCGCATTCAATGGTCATGCTCAGTGAAGCAGGACCGAACGTGGCTGCCAGTCATTGCTGACCTGCAGGCGCTCATGATGTGGCCAATCTCAACAGAACAAGCATGAAGCCGCGCTACACAAAGCAAAGAACCAAGAGCGACTGCGGGCCGGTCGCCATCCTGAACGTCATCAAGTGGGCTGGCATCAGGGCCACGTATGGTTCATCCATTGAGTACATAAAGAGCATGGCACGTTATCGGCATACTGAGGACTTCTCAGGTACCCACCAATGGGACCTGCGCCGCGCCCTCAACCGTATGAGCCGTGGTAGACTGAAGACGCGAACTATCCCAGTCGTGCACCTCGACCAACTGACTAAGCACATCAACGCAGATGGTGCTTTCATCCTCTATCATGCTATGAGCGACAGCGACGCCCACTACACGACGGTCGTGAAAGGCGAGGATGGTAAGTTTGACTGGATCAACATGGGTCCAGCCACAGTCATCTCGATTACGCCAGAAGAATTCGAAAAGAAGGTCATGTCAACACAGCGCCTACACGATCAGGTCGTTGCGCTCCTCATCAAGAAGACACCAAAGCTATGCAGCCACACGTCACGAAGCCGGTCCTGATCACCTTCACCTCGCCGACCTGCTCAGGTAAAAGCTACCTGCTCAGCTACATTCGAGATGTTGCTAAGCTGCCATGCTTTGTCTCCACCACCACCCGCCCGCAGCGCAGAGGTGAGGTTGATGGCGTCGACTACTTCTTCATCACCGATGAGCGCTCAAAGGAAATTGAAGCAGCAGATGGTTTCGCCGAGCTCATGACGTTCCGAGGTTTCCGTTACGGTGTTACCAAGGAAGAATTCAAGAAGAAGCTGGACATGGGAATGGCCTTCCTCGTGGTAGAACCCGAGGGTATCCATCACTACGCGAAGCCAGCTCTCGATGTCGGTGCTCTGTGGATCAAGTATTTTGTGGACGTGCCACAGGAAGTACGCATCAAGCGCTTCAAGGACCGCTTCATCAAGGACGCAATTGACTGCGTGGAGCCGATCTCGCTCAGCAAGGTCATTGACAACTACCTCAACCGCTTTCAGAGCATGCTCGGACCAGAGACGCGCTGGAAGGCGATGCACGAGTGGGACGACATCCTCGACGGCGAGCTCGACCCAGAAAAGAACCTTGACAGGATCAACACTGATGTCGCTAAGGTTCGCATTCATGATGCGATTTACGGACCACAGACTGGATGACGTTTATAGACTGATCCACCCGTGATCCGGTGCGGGTCTCACCACCGGTAAATACATGCACAACGAGAAAAATAACAAGCATGACTACCAAGACATTTTGGATTGATGACATCAAGGACCTACACACCAAGTTTGGTGTTCGTGAGGTCATTGAAACCCTCTCACCAGAGAACCTCAAGGCCTTCATTGACTTCCGTCTGAAGTTTCTTCAAGAGGAGCTTGACGAAGCCAAGGAAGCTACAGAGGCTGAGGACGTCGTTGACGCAATGATCGACCTTTGCGTCGTTGCGATCGGCACCCTCGATGCTGTCGGCGTTGACAGCCAGATTGCCTGGGACCGCGTTCACAAGGCCAACATGTCGAAGCAGCGCGGCATCAAGAAAGAGCGGCCAAATCCGCTCGGTCTGCCAGACCTCATCAAGCCAGAAGGCTGGACGTCACCGCAGCACTACGACAACACCGGTATCTTGATGCGCACCTACGGTGTCCCAACGAAGTGGATCAAGCAGGTGGACTTTTCCTTTGGCACTTCATCTGAAGCTCGCGTTGAGTGGATCGATAAGTTCACCGGCAAGAAGACTGTTGAGGTCATTCGCGGTAATGATGACATCGCGCTCATCACGAAGATGATGCTTGAGCAACAGAAGCTTGTTGAAGCTCAACCGCTACCAGAGGCCAGCAATGGAAATTAAGATCAAGCACGACGATGGTGAGTACACCATCCCAGTCAAGGTTGAGGTGCCATCATTTGCTTGCACCATCAGCTTCACGATGGAAACCCTTCAGGACCTCATCGCCGCAGCAAAGGCTGGCGGCATGAACATCGAGCTTACAGGCCCTGATCGTCGCCATCTCTAACGATTTGAAGCAAGCTGCTTCAAACAGTGTCGCCTAGGCGGCCTGAATTTTGAAAATCGATGCATAAGAAATAGGAGTTAACTCACATGTCCAAGTCAATCGCAACTGCACAGCGCTCGAAGGCTTACAAGGCTCTTCTCGCTGCTGGCCTCAACGACGTGACGACCGATCGCCAGGCTGCCAATGGCTCACTCGCCTTCACTGGCAAGTTCAAGGCTGGCCGCAAGACGATCCGCCCAACGTACGTTGTGACCGCCGCTGGCGCCGTCATCAGCAACGAGTTCGTTGCTCGCAATGTCGACACGTACAGCGAAGGCTTCCAGGCCGTCGCAGAGCTTCTGACCAAGCGCCTCGCCGCCTAAGTCAAGAAGTCCATTTAACCTGTAATCTTCAGGTTGAAACCAGGGCACCTAGCGCAGGTTAGGTGCCCTTAGTTTTGTCTCAGGTTTGTGCATGATAGAATGTCCTCATTGTTTGTATCGGAGGTTCGTATGATACTTCTTCGCCTGTTGGCCATTCTTCTGATTTTTGGCCTGGTCGTTCTGCTCGTGTTGCAGGTCATTCTCCCGGCCATCGATGGTAGGAAGTTGTTCCCGGCATTTCGCAAGAATGAACTTGCACGCGCCGTCGAAACTACACGCGACGAGGTGGAAACACTTCGTGAGCACAACGCGAACCTCTCTGAACTGACACGATTGCAGGAGCAGAAGCGCGCCCTCGAGGAAGTCGCTGCACCTACTTCTGCTGCCGAACCAGCCGCAGAAACGAAGTCCGAGTAATTTTCGCCCACACTTTCATCACGAGGAGAGATACACATGGTTGATGCTGTAAATAATTTGGCTCGTAGAGGCATGCTGGTAATCGTTGCCGTTGTTGCAGCGATACTGGTGGGCATCTACACGCTCACGCAGATGTGGGTCGATGTCGACGCCAGCGAGATCGTAGTCGTGCAGGCGCCGATCAGCGGCAAGCTTTCGGTGTACGTTGATCCGGGCTGGAAGTACCAGGGGTTCGGAACGGTCACTCGCTACCCACGTCGCGCGCAGTTCGCCTTCCTCGTCAAGCGTGAAGGTGAAGCTCATCGTGAAACTGACGAGAGCATTGCAACTCGCTTCAACGACGGCGGCCACGGCAACATCTCTGGCTCCATCAACTGGGCGATGCCCCTGTCGCCGGACAAGGTGATCGCGCTGCACAAGGACTTCCGCGGCTTCGAGGCCATCGAGCAGCAGCTCCTGCGCCGCGCCGTTCAGAAGGTCGTGTTCAACGTCGGCCCAACGATGTCCTCAACTGAGAGCTCAGCTGAACGTCGCCCTCAGATCCCGACGTACATCGATGACCAGCTCGAGAATGGCCCATACTTGACGAAGACGGTGCAGCAGGTCGTGAAGGACCAGATCACCGGCCAGGACAAGCAGGCCAACATCGTGATCATCGCCACTGACGACACTGGCAAGCCGGTTCGTGAGGCTGTCTCGCCGCTCACCAACTACGGTCTGCAGCTGCAGCCGGTGTCCATCGAGGACATCAAGTACGATCCAGTCGTTGAGAACCAGATCAAGCAGCGCCAGGACGCGACGACGCAGGTGCAGATCAGCATTGCGAACGCTCGTAAAGCTGAGCAGGAAACCATCACGACCGAACAGCAGGGTAAGGCCGCTGCTGCAAAGGCCAAGTGGGAGCAGGAGACCATCAACGCCAAGGAAGTGGCCGAGGCCGAGAAGAACAAGCAGATCGCCCTGCTTGCAGCTGAACAGGCCGTCGAGTACAAGCGCAAGCTGATCCTCGAAGGTGAAGGTGAAGCCAAGAAGCGCGAGCTGATCCTGAACGCCGACGGCGCCCTCACGCAGAAGCTTGAAGCCTATGTGAAGGTCAACACTGCCTACGCGAATGCCATCAGCACGGCTCAGCCGGGCGCATGGACACCTTCGGTGATCATGGGTGGTGGCTCTGGCAAGGATATGGGTTCAGCCCAGGCCCTGGTTGAACTGCTCACATCGAAGACTGCCAAGGAGCTTGGCACCAGCCTCGATATTGAGCGCGGGACCTCTGCTAAGAAGTAAGCAGCGTCTCTTCAAGATCGGGGACCTCCAAGAGGTCCCCTTTCTTTTGTCCGGTCCCAGGACGATAAATAGCTCATTGAGATCCGACTGACACAAGGACCGGCCACCAATGAAACTTGTCAACCTGTATGAGCGCGAAGAGAAGTCCGAGACAGCCTCAGTAGCGCTGCCGAAGATTGCCTCCTACATAGGCGGCCAGCTAGGCTCGCAGCTCACCAAGGTTATCAGCCATGAGCACTACCACAACAGCGCTGGAACTGGTCATGGTGTTCGCTACGTCATCAATGGAACTCCTCGCTGCATACGCTTCAATTGGTCATCTCCTTCAGAGATGGGCAAGCTGACGCGCATGAAGTCTATCGACGTGTTCAACGGCAAGTCGTCAGATCCAAGCTTTACGATCAAGACCGATGGCATCAGCATTCTTCAGGCCCTCCCAGTCGTCATTAACCTTCTGCAGCACCCAACGCTTGGAAAGTTCCAAGCGTTCCCAGCCGACCCTAAGCAGGTCCTCAGCGCATCAGAAGATGTGAGCGAAGCTGCACGCGCCACGCATCAGGAGAAGATTTACCCTGATACAAAAGCTGGCATCAAGGACTATCTGAGAGACAATGTAAGCAAGCAGTACGTTAAGCTGCTTGACGATCCAAAGACACGATACAAGATGGACCAGTGGGTTCATGGTGTATGGGCGGTTGATTTTGCACCAGGCACTCGCTTCATTGTCTATCTTGCTGGCTACAAGGATCCACATGGTAAGGTGCGCGAATACAACGATTTCGAAAGCGGTGAAACGCCTGACAAGGAAAAGATTGGTGAGAGCTTTATCGTTGAGGTGAAGGCAGGCTCGTTCACTGCCGCCCAGGCGCTTGATGACTTCCTTCACAAGCTCTCCTCTGGCAAGTCATTCACGCGCTCCGAGTTCGCAAGCAACTACCACATCAACAACGTTGGTATCTTTGACACCATCGTCAGCAGCTTCAAGAACCGCATCAGGCTTGATGGTAAGCGCGTATCGCTGGCCAACAACAAGAACCTTGACACGCTTAAGGATACCATTCTCTCAAAGGCCGGTATCGTTGAGGTGGTGAAGGGCGGCTCAAAGGAAACCTACCTCAAGTCCGACAAGGAAGAAGAGGTAGAGAAGGACGACAGCCCTAAGGTGCCGTTCGGCGATACCCTCAAGCACATTGAGCAGCTCGTCGGCGCCCTCATCAAGGGACCAGTCAAGTCCATCTTTATCGCTGGTAAGTCTGGCGTCGGTAAGACGCAGACAGTTGAGCGCACGCTCCACCAGCACGGCCTCACCGACGGCAGCGGTTATTTCAAGAACACTGGTACGGCTTCTGCAGCCGGTGTTTACCTTCTTCTGTTTCATCACCGCAATGACATCGTTCTGTTTGACGACAGCGACGGCGCGCTCAGCGACATTGACGCGCGCAACCTCATCAAGGCGGCGACCGACAACAAATCGGTCCGCAAGATGGTGTGGAACAAGAAGTCCTCATTCATCTATGACGCTGATGATCCAAATGCAGCGGAATATGAGAAGGACATGTCGATGGCACCGAACCACTACGATTTCAAGGGTCGCGTCATCTTCATCTCAAACCTTCCACTAAAGAAGCTTGACCCAGATGGAGCTCTCCGAAACAGAGCATTCATCATCAACGTTGACCCATCAAGTGATGAGCTGTCTACCTACCTCGACAAGATCCTCAAGGACATCCCTATTAGGGACGGCCGTGATCTATCGCTGGAAGAGCGCAAGAAGGTTCTCGATGTCGTGAGAAAGTCACGTCGCGGCGACCCAACGCCACGCAAGCTTGCTCGCGCGCTCGAGCTTGCCGCCTCACACTGGGACTCGAACTGGGAAGAACTGGTCAACCTCTACGCTTGATTTAGGAGCCGATCGAATGTCATTTGCACTTATCATTGAGCTGCTTGAGGAAGCCTCTCAGAAGGAGAAGCGCTTCGAGTATCTTGAGAAGATGCTTGAGCCTAACTGGAAGGGCGTTGAGGGCTACAAGAAGCTGAAGGACTTTCTCAAGGCCGTTATGGATGCCGATCCTACAAAGAACGGCGCCTACATGCAGTGGATTGCCCAGCGCATCATCAAGTCTCCGGATCACAACCGTGCCGAGGACCTTGACCGCCTTAAGAACGATCTTGAGCTCTTCGGTGAGCACAAGGCAAAGCTCGAGGTCAAGGACATCAACGCCTACAAGACGTTCGGCGACCTCTTCACTGCCATTGAACCGCACACCAAGCCGCGCGAGCTGACCGCCGACGAGAAGAAGGCGAAGAAGGCAGAAGAAGAAATCGCGAAGGCAAAGGAAGGCATTGAGGACGTTTATGCTGGTCCAGATGGCTGGATCAAAATTCCTACGACCAAGAAGGCCGCATGCTTCCTCGGTCAGAACACCCGCTGGTGCACCGCAATGCGTGACGCTGGCCACTTTGACAGCTACAACCGCACTGATAAGCTCTTTGTCATCTACGACAAGGCGCAGAAGGCCCGCTTCCAGCTTCACTTCAACTCTGGCCAGTTTGCTGACGAGGCAGACCGCACCAAGGGGTTGAAGACCATTCCAGAATGGGCGCGCAAGCCAATTATTGAATGGTACAAGAAGAACACAAAGCACCTCGGCCTCAAGCACGTGTTCGCCTTCGCTGAGCTTGGTGATACAAGCGCTGCAAAGGGTACTGATCACGAAGAGGTCATTGCCATGATGAAGCAGTACGGAGTTCTGTGATGCGCTTCAAGGATTTCTTCGAAGCACCAACCACCACCAAGGACCAGACTGGCGTCGACCTTGGCATTGACCTTGACGGTCCAAAGTCAAAGGGCGATCTCACCAAGGCTGAGAGGCCGAGCGACAAGAAAAGCGACGCCAAGACGTCGCGCAAAACGGCTTCAGCTGCTACAACAACACGCAAGGTAGCCACGGCTACCATTGACCCAAACAAGGTGCCCGACTTCAATCCAGATGATCTCGACATGAGCGCTGAGATTGATGACGATGAGGCTGCCCGCCGCGCAGGTCATGGGGCAGCACCTACTCATGGCGCGGCGCCTGAGATCAAGCCAACGTCACAGAACCTGCCAGCTATTATTCAGACGGCACTCGCTACACTCGGCAAGAAGCTGAAAGGCATCGACCCTGCAGACATTGAGTGGCACATGGTCAAGCACCTGCCTGGCTATCTCGCAAAGCCGATCCGCACGATGGGCCGCAAGGTGTTTGAGCCATTCACCAAGACGCCGATCGAAGACATTCAGGTAATCGCCAACGTTGGTGGTGGACCAAACACGGATGCCGAGATCAACGCGATCTCAAAGTACGTCACCTCACACGGCACGCGCGAGCGCGACATTGAGCTGGCGTTCGAGAAGGTACTTCCTGGTTACAACGCGCAGGTGGTTGTGTACAACTGCCTTGGTTACACGTTCTTCCTTGTGAAGGACTTCGCAGGCAACTACATCTATAGCTGGCCTGAGAAGGACACATCACTACCAGAGTGGCAGAAGCAGCTTGGTCATGATGCAAAGCAGCTCGCCCATGATGGGGCTGATGAGCTCAACGCCATGATGAAAAAATACGGGATCTAAAGTGCTAGTAAAAGACCTGCTCATCGAGAAACTTGGAACACTGAGCCAGCTAAAGCTCGGAAGGCTAGCTCGCGTTCTAAATCAGTCCTTCGATACCAACAGAAAAGATGGTCGCGTGAAGGCGGAACCAGTCGGTAAACGCTTCAAGAACCTTGAGCGCCGTCAGACACACTGGGACATGGGTCTCGGTTCCGAGTCCGAAATTGCTGATGTTGGTGAGGTCAAGAGCATCGCCGATCTACGGCGTGCCTACCGCAAGCACGAAAACAAAATTGGACAGGCGTTCGCCCTCTACGCAAAAGGGAAGGCCATCGCGTTTGGTATCTTCTCAGACGACAAGATTGGTAAGCAGGTGCAGAACGGCATGTTCGCATTTGACCTCTCACCGTTCAAGGACGAGATTGAAAAGGACCACGCTGATCGTCTTGCGAAGGCAACAGACCACGAGAAGAGATGGGGTAGCATCAAGCCTATCGAAATGCAGTCTGCCCACACCGCGACTGCTCATAAGTATGGTGGTCACCCTGATTACACGCGCACTGAGTTTGAAGTCGAACACGAGGGTAAGCCTGTCGAGGTGCACTACTTGAAGGGCTTTATTGATGATGCCGTAAGGCTGAACGGTGGAAAGCCACTGACAGCCAAGCTCGTTCTCACCGATGAGGAGGGTCGCGCAAAGCGCAGGGCCCGCCAAGATGAGAAGTTCAAGGGTGATGAGAAGTTCGGCGGGCTTGAGGACTTGAAGAAGCGCCTCGCAAGCTACAAGATCTCCAAGAAGCCAACAGCTGATAGCATTGAAGACTTCCTCAAGGCCGTGCTAAGCGGTCCAGGAAAGATTGTTCAGTTTGCTGGACGCGGCTATTCGACGACGCCAGGTCAGTCATATGATCATGACAAGATGTCACCAGAGGCGCTGTTGAATGGTCGGCCATTCTCAATCAATTACAGCGCAAAGGACCCAGGCGTCCACGACACGCTCTACGTGCACTATGCGTTTGACAACGAGACGGGCACGCTCGCACCATTCAAGGCCACATGGACTGACCCTAAAACTAGAACGTCTAGGTCAGGTACTCTAGATGCAAGGCGCCGCTTGAAGCATGACCTCAACATCAAGAAGGCTGACAGCAATGAACACATCATCGCAGCCATCCTAAAGAAGGTCAAGGACCAGCAGCTAGATGATGCCATGCTCGGCATTGAGCTGGCGCGCAAAATTGGTAAGGACCTTCCAGAATTCAAGGCCATTGAGAAGAGCATTGCTGCTTCAAAGAAATCAAAGGGCGAAGACGATGAAGGTTAACGAGCTACTGCAGGAAGTTAGCTACAGCGATGCTGAGAAGTGGCTGCTAGGTCCTGTCAAGGAATGGGCTAAAGAGTATGGGCTGACGCCTGAGATAGTTGCTACAGCCATGGACCAGGTGCGCAAGCTTCCTGTCTACAAGGAGCTCGAAGAGCTTGGTCTCAAGGAACTCAATGTTCCAAAGCAGCGTCGCAACGGCACGTTCAATTTCAAGTTCGGTCGCCGCTGGAAAAGCGATCAAAAGGATCTCAATCCATCATCGTACCTCGTTTACGGCAATGGCCAGATCCGCACTGCGCGTCTATCACAGAAGCGCGGCGGCGATTACGGTTCCACATCTTCAAAGCCAGACGTTGGGTTCGGCTTTACGCGTCTGACAACGCCTAAGCCACAGCTGAACAAGAAGGACCCACTCGGTTCTCTCGTTGCTACGTACGCCGCGTCGCTTGAGCACCTCAAGCAGATCAGAATAAAGTCGAAGAAGTATCAGGAGCCGGATAATCTCTACGCTAGGGAGATTTTGGCAACACCAGAGCTCGTGGCTGGCATGAAGGCCGGTGATGAAGAGGCTTTCAAGAAACACGCTAAGAACATCAAGAAACATATTGATAACAGCAAGCAGACGTATGGTGCGCGACAGGCTCTTGAAACCCTGCGCAAGCGTGGCCTCAAGTCACCACACCACAAGGACGTATCAGACTATCTCGACAAAGCAGACATAGCTCATAAGATCGGCATGAAGGGCCATGAGATAGACGGCTTGATCGCTCACGACCCGGAGCTACTGCGTAAGTTCATGACAAAGCTTTTGGCTTCGCTGAAGTCTGAAATCGGCGGCTACTATAGCGGCTTCGAACACACCAAGAAGATTATGGACATGGCTGAGCGCCTTGGAATTGCTGATGCTCTCAGTAATGAGTTCAAAACAATCAAGAAGAGCATTATTCAGAGTAAGAAGCAGCAGCACGATGACGATCCTGATTACGCGGAATACTGAGCCCATTTAACATAACGGCCCAGTTAACATAACTGACTAACCTGTGTACATTCCCCGGGCCTGTGATAGAATGGCCCCATGAAGACAGCTCGAAAGCGCCGGTCGGACAGGGTTCACCTGATCTACGTTCTCACGAACACCATCACTGGTGAAGAGTACGTTGGACTGACGGTACGGCTTGATCGTTCAGGCAAGAAATCACTTGCTGCCCGTTGGGCTCGCCACGTCGGCCGCGCCCTCCTTCACAACAAAGACTGGAAGCTGTGCGCGTCGATACGTGAGCACGGCCGATCGTCGTTCACTGCCAGAATTTTGCAGTTCGTTCACGGCAAAGCAGAGGCCTATGCCGTTGAAACGCGTTTGAGAAACACCGGCCTCTTCAAGCTCAATACCAACTGATGAAGGACATCACGATGAACGTCAACATTCGCAATCTGCTGCTGGACGATGAGGACCTTGAGATGACTGGAACGTTCCAGCGCATGCCGAGGAAGCCTCGCTTCGACGACGAAGTTCGTCGCACTGCAATCAAGAAGAAGCAGAGCCATCGCCCGGCTCAGGATCGTCGCGAAGTTGAAGCTGCTTGACGCACGTTGATGGACGGGCTCCTAAGGAGCCCTATCAACATCTTTTGCCTGGGGTAATCTCGGTCAAAAAATTCTTGAGCGTCATGCATGCTCAGGATAAAACGACCAAGAAGTTCAACCGGCGGAAGAGAGCCATCGACGACATGGTGCTCTTGAAGAAGATGTCTGTAGAAGAAGGCATCGAGTACATCAAGACCCAGCCATGGCGCAAGAAGGACGGCCACATCGTTGAGTGCACCACGAAGATGAAGGCCGTCAGGGTCCGCATGTTCGCCAGTGGGCAAACGACGTGTGTGAAGTGCGGACTTGAAGGAATTTACTTCCGAATTGAACGACACAAGAACGACAGCGTCATGCCGTTCAGCGTTAACCTCTATGGCATCGACAAGTATGGCATCGAGACCATGCTTACGTGGGATCACATACTTCCACAGTCGCTGGACGGTGGCAACACCATCGAGAACGCACAGTGCATGTGCCGACCGTGCAATGAAAAGAAGGGCAACAAGATGTCCTTGATGGACATAATCGGCGTCGCAACACATCCGCGGCCAGCCCAAATCTGGAAGAACCACCAGCTTCAAAGAATGCGTTTCGCCGACATTATCTGCTCGGCTCAGGCCGCATACAACAGGCTTGGAAAATAGGAGCCAACCTTTCCAATCTATGTACAGTTTCAATCGTTCGTAATACAATCTAACATCGCTTGAAGAGGGGATACCATGCTGCAAGAAATCTCGAAGATCACGAAGCTGCCATATGATGTGGCTCGCCCAGACACTCTCGCCCTCCTGCGCCGCATTGAGCGCAAGCTTCCGGTCGAGGTGAACGTCGATCTTCTCGACCGTACTTTCCGCTCGCAGGTGCTGGACGCTGCCAAGGTCGTTGACGCTGAAGGGCCGATCGTCGAGGAAGAGCAGAAGCCACAGGGCCCACGCGTCCTCAAGATCAAGTCGTCGATAAAGGGCAAGCGCTGCGAGGTGCCGGCTCCAAATGGTCGTCGCTACGCCTTCGGACCGAAGTGGAACGACAGCGTGAAGCGTGCCCGTGGTATCTGCCTCCATGACAAGGAGAAGCTTGATCACCATGCGAGGATCGTCCTCGACCTGAAGAACCCAGAGAAGCACACTGACCTCGAGCTCTGTGCCCTCCTGGGTGCAGTCCTCTAGACACATTATGTTAAATCACGAAGTTGTGTACATTTTCTAGAACATGATCTAGAATGGCCACAGTTCGAAAGTGTTTGTTTCTACAACTGATGAGGAGATGATGACAATGAGCAAGCAGCCGAAAGTTGGTGATCTGGTTGTGAAGGCCGTGGAACTGGGCATGAGCGATGAAGCCGCCGTCCGCGCCCTGATCAAGAAGAGCAACGTCCGTTCGTTCAAGCGCCTGCAGGAAGTCGTGTCGAAGGTGCTGGCACGTGTCGCCAAGACCGGCGGCCAGCTGCGCGTCGCGAAGTTCCGCAGCAAGGTCGTGCACGCTGAAGGCAAGCGCGGCTTCCAGTTCGGTCCCAAGTGGCTCGCTTCGGTCAAGTCGGGCGCCGGCATTGCCGTCCACCCGTCAAACATGCCGAAGCTGCTGAAGACCGCCGAGAAGTACAACGTTTCGGTGCCGGCGAAGGCTACCCAGGTGGAGATCGCCGCGGCGGTCGCCAAGGCGCTGTAATACAGCACCTGCCTGGTCGAGTGAAAGGGCCCTCACGTAGGGCCCTTTCTTTTGCCTCGGACCTGACAGTCCAGGGCACGATAAATATGAGATGAAATTTGCCTTTTGCATCTCAGGACAACCACGAACTTGGAAGAAGTGCTACAAGAGCTGGTATCAGCTCTTCGATCGGTTCGGCAGCGTTGACACATTTCTCCATGCCTGGGACTTCAACAGCCAAGCCCGCTACAAGGCAGAGTACGTCGACAATGAACCCAAAGAAACTCCTGTTCCAAAGGAAGAGCTGAATGAGATGCTTGCCGCGCTTCAGCCAAAGAAGTTTATCATCGAGAGCAAGCGCGATGTGGAGCTCACCTGTGCCACTGGCCGAACCATTGCGCCGTACGCTCATCCACAATACTACGGTATTTGGAGAGCTGCTCACCTCAAGCGCCAGTATGAGATCGAGAACGATTTTCAGTATGATGTTGTTGTTCGGCTGAGGACTGACCTTCTGCTGCCGCAGCAGTGGGAACCGCTCTCAGCGAACCTGAGGTTTGATCCTTTAATTCTCATGGGAACGCCGCCAAATACCATCTTCACGGCGCAGAATGTTTTCACACCTGGTGTTGGTCACCGCGTTAACGACATGTTCTTTTTTGCAGACAGCCTAACATACGATCATGCGGCTGCGTTCTACACAAGCTTCACCTACATACAAGAAGACGTTGCTGTCCCACAGCAGAAGGATTACCCACCAGAGATGGCGCTCTACTTCTACTTTGCATCACTTGGCATTACCAACGTTGCTATGCCAATGCGCGAGATAAAGATCATGCGTGATGAAGAGCACCTCCACCGCGTCGGCGAGCTGCAGAACTATGAAACAGCTTAACGTCGCAGTCTGTGTTTCAGGCCAATCACGCACATGGCAGGCCGGGCTCGGGTACATGAAGGCATTCTTCAACTCACCACGCTGCAACGTGAAGTTCTTTGCTCACACGTGGGATGAGAACCACTACAAGCAACCAGGACATGCTAAGGGCTGGAAACCATTTATTGAGGTGAAGCTAAACGCCAAGGTGCTAAGGCGTCAACTACTTGCGGCCGATGTCCGTTTTGAAGAACTCGTTGTTGATAAGCAGATCGCACCTCGAGAACAAACAACACGCACTAACTCCACGTATTTCACATCCTGGGCACCGATGTTTAAGAGCGCGGCGCTGTCGATGGCCATGAAGACGCGTTATGAAGTAGAAAACAACATGACGTTTGATGTAGTTTTCAAGACACGCTTCGACGTTGCCTATGATCCGAATTTCACCGTTGAACACTACATTCCGGTTGACATCATCCCTGACGGCATCTATGTTCACACGACTAATTTTCAGAGTGAGTTTAGAATGCCCGTGCTCAGCGATATTGCGTACTACGGATCATCAAGGGCGATGAACGTCCTTGACAGCTTTTGGTTCTACTACGACAATGGTCGCTTCCTTGAGATGCTTGACTATTCAGACTACAACAGGGCGTACGATCTCGTCGGCCCTGGCGTGCTGCTGTACAAGTGGGCTACCATGAAAAACTTGAAGATCATCTCAAACCTTAGGCACTTCAACCCGGTTCCAATACGTGCCCATGTGGCCGACGCCTTCCACCCCGACGGATACAAGCGCATCATCAATGCATACACGGACAACGAATGACAAAGATCCTCCTAACGAACGGCGATAGCTGGACCTATGGTAGCGAGATCGCATGTCCAGAAATTCTTGTCATACCTGGCGAGCAGGGTTATGGCATGGCCAATCGCTACAAGAAAGGAATGTTCGACACGTTCCCGATCAACGACTACTACCGCATACCTCGCATCTGGCCTACGCACCTGTCGAAGCTCCTCGATATGAAGGACGTCAACATCTCATGGCCCGCCCGATGCAACGACAACATCTGTGATGCAACTATCGGATGGGTGCTGAAGTTTCTCAATGACGGTGGTGATCCGAAGGACCTGCTGGTCGTGATCGGCTGGTCAAGCCCAGAGCGGAAGCGCATCCTCGTTGAAGACCTGAACGACGATGTCTACATGTACACGTTCTGGCCGTTCATGAGCACTGAGGACCAGTACTATGACATGCACGCAGCGAAGCAGTACTTCAAATTCTACGTACAGCATCTATGGTTCGAGCGTGAGTTCCTTGCTCGGTACGTTGAGCAGAACTTTACGCTGCACACCTTCCTATCATCCCGCGGCATCAAGCACAAGTTCTTCAACGCCTTCTATCTCTATGCGCATGATCCAATACCAGTGTTTGAATGGAAGGATGTTGATCTCGCCGAAATCATCTCATCGTGGAAAACCCCAAAGAAGAAGCTCAAGGGGTATTATGAGCAGACGTGGCAATCAGATGACATGGCTGACTGCACTCTCAACCAGTGGAATTCAATTCCGGAAGATGTGTTTCTCTGGAAGAACACGCTGCGCTCGTTCAAATCGTACATTGATACGTCAATCCCAAATCACAGTGATCGCATGATCAACATGCACCCAGCTCCAGATGGACATGAGGTTTGGGCCAAATATCTGGCGACGATCCTATGAAGCGCCTAATAATCTGTGGAGACAGCTTCAATTGTGGGATCGGCTGTGAGAACCTCTATACCCAGCCGTACGGCGTGCTGCTCGCTAAGAAGCTCGGCTATGAGCTCATCACGCTGGCTAGAGGTGGTGGTAGCAACTACACAACGCACCTACAGGTAGAATATGCTGTTGAGAAGCTCAACCCATCGATCATCATTATAGGAACAACTTCATTCGATCGCTTCGAGTGGATATCTGAAGGTAAGCACCTGCCAGGTGCGCCTTCGGCTGCAAACATCAACTACCACCAATATCCACCACACAACACGCCGTTCAATGAGCATGGTCCAACAGATCACTTCTTCAGCGGTAAGGCGGAATACAACCCGATGATCTTGACGGAACAGGCGGGTGGCATTGATTACTTTGTGCAGCACCGGAACAAAGAGGGAATGGCAGCCTACTTTGAGCGCTACCACAATGAGCCGGTGAAAAAGCTTCAACTCATGGTTGACTACTACGTTCACGCATGTGATGAGCGCATCAAGCAACAGTATGATGTAGCCGTGCTGTTCAAGTCTTACATTAAGGCCACGAGGGCAGGAATAAGGTGCGTAGTCCTCACAAACGAACCAGAGCTTATGAAGCTTGTTGGCCCAGCTCGCACTCACGAGATGAGTTGGTTCGAGCTGAGCCGCACGTATCCTGACAGAGTTGGTTCTGGTCATGCAAGCCCGGAGGCGCACGCTATGGTGGCTGACCAGCTCTACACAAAGATCACAGGAGGCGCGACATGAAACGACTTAGAGAATTCTTCAAGGTGCTGATCTACAAGGTCCGCGCCCACTACCGCTACAAGAAAAAGCTCAAGGAAATCAGGAAGCGTGATCCCTACATCTACAAGTAACCATCATGATTAAAAAGATCTATGCGAGCGGCTGTAGTTGGACGGCCGGAAATGGAATTGAAGATGATCCACTTTATGCTGGTGTTCACAAGTCAAAAGTGAACACCTACATACATACCTGGCCGGTGCATCTTGGTAAGGAGCTCGGCGTATCTGCCATCTACAATGATGCCACTGGCGGCGGAAGCAACGCAAGAATTCTGCGCAAGCTTATCGACTTCACTCGCCGTCTACCGGAAGAAGAGCGTGAAACTACGCTCGTGGTCATTGGATGGACGAGCGTGGAGCGCAGCGAGATCTTCATAGATCACAAGTCGCAACATACGCCAGATGGATGGTACCGCTTTAACGCGACGCAGAAGTTCGATAGCTACCTTCAGGGGCTGCCAGTTGACAAGGTCAACGACATCTGCGAATTTCAACGATCGTATCTGGCGAATGCGTATGAGCACAAGGGATGTGTGGAGGTTTTCTACCAACAGCTGTACCTTGCGAAACACCTGCTCATGTCCCTAAACATTCCATTCATATTCTTTGCTGGATGCTGCTCTATGGACTTCCAGCCTAACAAGCTCGTCCAAAAAGATCTTGATGATCCACACATCATTGACATGGTCAATCTCACGATGCACAATTGGTTGCGCATGAACAACATCAAGATCGGCCCATCAATACATCCACTGATTGATGGGCATCAAGCATGGGCTAAATATCTGGCATCAGAGCTTATCTCTAGAAAGATTATCACGTGACACTTATCATCTGCATGGCCGGGTTCAATACTCGCTTTCACGACGCGGGATTTGATCTACCGAAGTACCTGCTGCCGTATGGTAGGTCGACTGTAATCGCCGAAATTTTGGCTAACCTGTCAGAAGTTCACAGCCCATCCGAGATAATTTGTCTTGCGAACATTCGCGACAGCTATTTCTCTGGCAAACTGACAGCAGAGGTAGAACAGTTCGGTGCGTTCGTGCACTACATTCGCGACACCAAGGGACAAGCACATACTGCTGCCATTGGTGCCGAGCTGACCACACAGCCAGGTCCACTGCTCATTCATAATGCCGACACAGTGCTTCTGAACCGCAATCTCGCAGAGATCGAAGCTGCTCTTCGCGTCAACACGGCGTACGTCGACGTGTTCGATGGTCAAAATCCGGCCTACTGCTTCCTTGATATTGGTGCAGACAACCGCGTGCTCAGCATCGCTGAGAAGAAGAACATAACCAAGTTCGCCAGCTCCGGGCTCTATGGCTTCAGCAGCGCAGAGCGCTATCTCGAGTTGTATCGTGAAAGTCTAATGACGTTTCAGGGACCAGAGATTTTCATCTCTGATGTGCTCGCAACAACAATCAAGTGTGGAACTGTTGTGGCAAATTCACTGAACCCTGCTCATAACACGGTTGTCATTGGTAGCCCGCAAGAATATCTGACAGCATTGGAGAGCCACAATGATCACTCAACTTAAAGGTGGGTCGCTCAGCTCTACAACTCTCCACGCTGGAGATGGTCTGCCATTTGTTCGTAAGTCCATCAACAACAGCAAGAACAGAGAATATGGTTACACGCGCTGGTACTCGCAGCTGAAGAAGCTGCAGCAGATAAATGCTGCGGTGCCAGGCCTTGCACCGGACCTGCTTAGGGTAGGCGTTGACCGCAAACAGTCGTACTTCGACATAGAATTCCTTGAAGGCTACACCAACATCAAGACCCTCCTGTGTGAGAGACAGCTAAGTGATGAAGATATCGCCAAGATCCACGCCGCCGTTTGGTGTTCATTTGACAAGCTTCATGCTATAAAGATTGACCGTATTCAAGGCGCTCCTAGCCTGTACTTCCGTGAGGAGATATGGCAGAAGCTGGAGGACGCAGAGCTCAACATGGAGTTTGCACGGTTCGAAGAGGAGGTGCTGCACTCGCTAAACGGCGAGCTTGTCCCTCGAATTTGGACCCACATTAACGCCATTGAGCAGTACTTCTCGGAGCTGGTGCTCCCATCTGAAGAGCTCATTCATGGCAACCCAACGCTTGAGAACCTCATGTACTCGTTTCATGATGATGAGGTAGTGTTCATCGATGTCTACTCAGAGAGCTGCATTGACAGCAAGCTGCTTGACTACGCGCAGGTGCTTCAGTGCTCGCGCAGCTATTACGGCTTCATCAATGACAATGATGTGGTGGTCAACCACGGTGCGGTAGAGCATTCTCTTACCATTCCAATCAACCTCAAGAAGTTCAACGACATGTTTGAGGCTGAGCTTGAGCGCAGAGTGCCGCAGCACCGAAAGACCATCGCGCTGCTTGAGGCATCGCAGTTTATCCGCATGCTACCGTTCAAAGTGCTTGCTGGAGATATTGACAAGGCAAAGTTCTTTTACACTCTCGCGTGCAAACTCTTTCACGAGGCGATGCGCCCATGAACCTACAAGAAGACTTTCAGAATTTCAAGCGTAGATGGCTCGTCAACACGCAACAGCCAGTCTCGTTTCAGGTGCAGTATTCGAGCGACATCTTCAATCCGAAAAACCATGACCTCGCTAGCTACGGCACGTCAGTTCGTCGCATTGTGGTTATCGACAAGACGGTCAATGAGCTCTATGGCATGCAGCTCAAGCGGTATTTCTTTGCTCTTGGTGAGATCAATGTGGTGCTCCTCGAGATAGATGCCACTGAAGAAAACAAGACATGGGAAAACGTAGACACGGTCCTGAAGTTCTTTGAAGAGCACGGCGTGCTGCGTCGGTCAGAGCCGATCATTGCCATCGGTGGTGGCGTGCTGCTTGATCTCGTAGGCTTCTGTGCCAGCATCTATCGTCGCGGCATCCCATACATCAAGGTGCCGACCACACTGCTTGCGATCGTTGACGCCTCTGTGGGATCAAAGGTCGCAGTTAACCACCTTGATCGCCGCAACCGCATTGGCGGTTATTACCCACCTATCGTATCGCTGTTGGACCGCCGCTTCATCAAGACGCAGTCAGAGCGTGAGGTCGTGAATGGCCTCGCTGAGATCTTCAAGCTCGCGCTGATCAAAGATGCAGAGCTGTTCACGATCCTAGAAGAGAACGCTGAGCAGCTTATTGAGGAGCGCTTCCAGTATGGAGCCGTACCAGTCCGGGTAATCAACCTCGCCATCACTGGCATGGTAGACGAGCTCGCGCCAAACCTATGGGAGAAGAAGCTTGACCGCTGCGTGGACTTCGGCCACTCATTCAGCCCACTCATTGAAATGAAGAACCTACCAAACCTGCTACATGGTGAGGCCGTCGTGCTAGATTGTCTGTTCAGCTCGTGCATTGCATTTAATCGAGGCTTCATTGACGGCGCAACGCTCTCTCGCATTTTCTCTACAGCCAGGTTGCTAAAGCTTCCGACATATCATCCTGACTTTACTGATGTTCAGTTTCTTCTCAGCGCTCTAAGAGATACAATGAAGCATCGAGATGGCAGACAGTTCCTCCCAGTACCAATCAGTATTGGAAACTATGTCATCATCAACGACGTCACAGACGCAGAAGTGGACAAAGCAGCCACACTCTTCAAGGAGCTCCATGAAAACAGCAGTCATCACAGGGACCAGCAAGGGGCTGGGTAAAGCAACTGCCGAGCGCCTTTTGGCTCTCGGTTGGAAGGTTGTTGGGCTCGCGCGCAGCAAGACAGACATTGTTGATGAGAACTTCCTTGGCATAGAGATAGACATCACGAACTATTCTGACGTCATCTACTTCTCGAAGTCATTCAAAGGGAAGGCTGACCTGCTCATCAACAACGCTGCTATTTTCAAGATGGCTCCATTCGAGAGCTGCAGCCGCCAAGACATTGATGACGTCATTGACACGAACGTGAAGGCTTCAATGTACATGACGAGGTTCGGCCTTGAGTACCTGAACAAACCATCACGCATCATCTTCATCAACTCGGTCGCCGGGCTTGGTGAGCTCCGCGGGCAATCAATCTACTGTGCTTCAAAGTACGCGCTCACTGCCTTCGCTGGCGTCCTTGGTAAGGAGCTGAGGGAAGCGGGCATCAGGGTGAGCAGCATCCACCCTGGCGGCATCGACACACCCCTTTGGAATGAGAGCAACCCGTATCCACTCGACATCAGCCAGGCACTGTCAACTGCTGAGGTTGTTAGGGCCGTCGAGTTCATCATCGACGCCCCACACAACGTTGATTACAAGACAATCAAGCTGTTCCCATCGGTCGAGTGGCACTAATGAAGGTAGCAATCTGCTACAGCGGCCAGTTACGAACCGGCCTGAAGGCGCTAGAGAACCAACGGCTGTTCATAGACGTCGCAGCAGATTATTTCCTTCATACCTGGACACACAACACCAACAAGCGATTTGTGATCAACGGCGCTGAGGCAACAGAGGTGCCCGCCAACATCATCAGCGCGTATGTTGCACAGCTTAAGCCGAAGGCGTACTATGTTGAGGATCCGACCGTGCTTAACATGCACGGTACAAACTTGGCTTGGAAGGGGCTCTACTATTCATGGCTGAAGAGCCTAGAATATCGGCGACAGTACGAGGCTGCTCTAGGGATAAAGTACGATGTCGTAGTGAAGATGCGACCCGACATCATCTTCAAACCTGGCAGAAAGCTGAGCGCCGTCATTAAGCAGGCGCTTAGAGAAAACGCGTTCATCCTAGAGAATGGCCTTTGGAACCCACCATATTCTACTGTCGTTGACGACGTGTTTTGGGCCGCGCCAACAAAGATCATGGACATAGCGAGCGAATACTACTGGCACCTACCAGAGCATACTGCCGATCCAGGTGGTGGGCTCGGTGCCTTCCTTACGCAGCGCGACATAGCAATTGGCCGTGTCCCAGATGGGTGCTATTCAATTCTGCGCGCTGAGGCTGATCACCTGTCGCCAGTTGCCGACTTTGACAAGTGCTTCGAGCTTGAGCGCGAGCTGTACCATACCATCCCTGTTGCTAACCCAAGTGGTTCACCTGCCTTTTACCGCTGAGTAAATACTCGCGTATGTCAAACATCTACTTTACGTCCGACCTGCATTTCGGACACGAAAATATCATCAAGTACTGCAATCGCCCATATTCATCTGCGCAGGAGATGGATGAAGGGCTCATTCAGAATTGGAACGCGCGAGTACGCCACAACGACATTGTATACGTCCTAGGCGACGTCTTCTTCTGTCAGGTGGACAAAGCGAAGCAGATCATGCATCGCCTCAATGGCAGCAAGCGCCTCGTGTTGGGCAACCATGACAAGCTCATTCGAAACCAGAAGCCGCTTCAGTCAATGTTTGAGGTGATCTTCCCAGATCTGTGGCATGAGACGATTGAGGGTACCTATGTGGCGATGTGCCACTACCCGCTGCTCACGTGGCACAAGGCCCATCGCGGCGCCTACAACCTCCATGGTCACTGTCACAACACCATCCCCTTCGACACAACGCGCAGGCGTCTAGACGTTGGCGTTGATGCTCAAGGTTACGCACCAATTCTTTGGCAAGAAATAAAGCGAAAGCTTGACAAAATAGAGCCAGGCGATCCGCGAGATTACTGATGGACAGTTATGACCCAATGTTTTGGTTTTTGAAGGGGTCAGCTGAGCCACGTGTTGTACAATGGCACAGCACCGATACAGCTGAAAGCTACAGCGAAGATTTGGTCTCCGGCAAAAACCCATTCAAGCCTGGTGATTTTGATTACTCATTCAATGCCAACGGCTTTAGGTGTGAAGAGTTCAATCTTCCATCTGATCTACAGACGGTTTTCTGTGGGTGCAGCAATACTGAGGGGGTAGGCTTACCTCTAGAAAATGTATGGGCCCACTGCGTTCTTCAGCAGATGAGGGAAAAAACAGGGCTGACCATTCCGTATTGGAACACCGCTGTGTCTGGCGGTGCCGTAGATACGATGGCATCACAGCTGTTCTACATCCATCGCAAGACAAAAATACGGCCCAAGCTTGTCATCGGCTGGATCCCACCGCTCTATGTTAGAGACTTCTCATTCCGCTCAAGCAAAGAATTTCACTACTCGAATGTTCCGGGCTCTCGACACCCAGTATTTGTTGATGAGCTGATTACGCCTGTCTTCACTGACAAATACTTCTACCACCATCAGGCCGTTAGAAGCCTAAGAATGATCTCACTGATCTGTGAAATGTGGGATGCCAAGATGGTTATGGCGTGTAGAGGTGGCTCTGGATTTGACGTGATAAGCTCGCAGCTTCAAGGCTTCACACATGTTCAAATTCCGCAGCTTAGAACGTGCGATGCGAGAGATGGCATGCACTATGGTGCCCCATTCCACAAGGAACTCGCAGGCAACTTTTGGAAAAAAATAGAACCGCTGCTTAGCGAGCTTCAGCCGTAAACTCAGACATCTTACCATCCTCATCGATGAGGTAGGCGCGGAAATCAACGTTAGGGTATTCGTGCTTCAGCTGAATGAAGTACGTTAGGTTCGTCTTGCTGTCATCGTACATGTAGCACGCATCATAGTCATGTGCGTCAAGGTAGCGACGAGCGACGGAGTTCTTGCGCTCTGCCGGTGATGCACCCTTGCCATGCTCAGCATGGTTGGCCTCGATGTTGTCAATGTCGATGCCATGATCCCTAAAAGTATCGTGGAATGTTTCCTCATCATCGAGGATGCCACGTGCGGTGCTGATGATCACCTTTGAGCCGGGTGTCAGGTTCAGCTTCACCTTGTTGTGCAGACGAACGAGCGTCTGGATCATCTTCGTGATAGGTGTGCTCTCTGAGTTGAACTTCTCAGCGTCTGTGAATTCGCCGTAGTCGAAGCGCTCACCATCACCGAGCTTGTAGTCGTTGAATTCTTGGCTCGTAAGGGTACGGGCAATCTTCCCGTCTTTTACGACACGAATTTGAGCAGTGGTTCTGAAGAGCGTGTCGTCGATATCAAACACGTACAACGTGCCGCCGCTCTTCTTGCGTTCAATAAGATACTGTTTGAAACTCGCCATTTAGAGCTCTTTTCCTCTCCAGAAAATCCTGCCTATGTCAGGCTCATGAGCTCCAAGCGAACTGAAATCTTCAGGGATGATCCCTTCTTCACGCAGCTTCTCAAAGAAGCGTACGTCAAGGCTGTGCGCTCGGTGCCCGCCATTCATTGCGATGTGAACTGGAACCTTTACGTCGCCCATGCCCAACAGCTGCAGTGCCTCCATCCTAGCTCTACCATCATGGGTAGCCACCTCTGCCAGCGGCTTCTTGCTGCCGTCTTCCAAGCTCACGTTGAGCTTTAGCGTTGGTGGTCCAAGTGGTACTTGGCGCTTGATGAGGTCTACGATCTGCTGTGCTGTCTCAGTGCGATCACCAGTAGCGGCAAGGTGGAGGAAATCGGCAGGCGTCAGCTCCATCGCAAAGCCAAGATACTTGATGTCCTGATTGTTCGGGACCGCGCCGACACCGTGCTCGCTGTCAAACGCGACCTGACCAACCTTGTATCGGTCGTCAATGTTCTTTGCTGATGGCTGCTGCAGCGCCGAGAATTCCGCCATCGTTAGGCTGGCTGGTTCATGCTGCTCAAACAGTTCAAACACCTTCATATCGTATCACTCAAGCCTTCGAAGGAAATCTTCAATCAGGTATTTACGCGGTGCTTGTCCATTTAACATAACGGCCAGATGTACAGGTTGGGCACAGCAGGTTATAATGGTCCTACCAAAGCTGTCTGAGGGTACCGTCATGAGGATGTGGTTGATACAACGCGCGAAGATCATTCACCCGCTGGCTGAGCCCACCGCTCGCATCAGCGATGCTGTTCGCTTCGACTACATGGGTTCCGCCGAGTTTGAGTTCGGTGCCTTGCCAAAGTCTCTGCGCGACATGCAGGCAGTGGACGCCCTCATCACCATCCGTACCCTTAACCACATCAAGGACGACCAGGACCGCTCAGTGCGCGTGCTGTCGGCCCTCGACGACAAGCAGTTCGCCGAGTACAACTCACTGCTCATTGACCTCCGCGCCGACAAGGTGCGCCTCAAGGAGTGGAGCAAGTTCGCGGCTGAAGAGCCGAAGAAGGCGCCGCCCTACGTCAAGAGCAACGCTGAGCTGCGGCGCTGGACGGCCCAGCAGGCTGAGCGCGACATCTGGAAGCCTGACTTCTGGTGGGACATCAACAACAACACCATGTTCTCCTTCAACAAGGAGTTCATGAACCGCCTCCACGACTACCTGCACGCCAGCTGGGTGTGGATGGACGAGCAGAAGAAGGCATCATGAAGAAGGGAGAGATGCTGAACGCGATGTTGGTCCTCGCGACCAACAAGCACGCTGGTCAAATGGACAAGGGTGGCCACCCCTACATTCTCCACCCCCTCGCCGTCATGACGATGCTGAACTCAGAGGACGAGGAGCTGATGTGCGGTGCCATCGGCCATGACCTCATCGAGGACACTGACACCACGTACCATGAGCTGAAGGAAGCTGGCATGACGGAGCGCGTCGTCAACTGCATCCGCTGCCTGACAAAGCTTCCTGGTGAAACATACGATGAGTACAAGGCAAAGGTCAAGAGCAACGCTGATGCAGTGCGCGTGAAGCTCTGCGACCTCCGCCACAACACCGACATTCGACGCCTGCGCGGCGTCGCCGAAAAAGATATTTCAAGAATGGCCCGCTATTTCCACTTCTACATGGAGCTGCAGGCGATCATCAAGGAGCCCTGCAAGTGAAGACGTACTACTCCTATGAGGAGATCGAGAGCACGGTCAAGAAGATCGTGGCTGAGGAGTTCAACACAGAGGTTCACCTGCTCAGTCTCGGTACCTCATTTCGCGCCGACCTAGGAACTGACAGCCTCGACACCGTTGAGCTTGTGATGGCCCTCGAAGAGGCCTTTGACTTCAACATATCTGATGATGACGGTGAGGGTATTGAGACGCTCGGTGATGCCGTCAACTTCGTGTGCAAGCACTTCAACATTGAACCAAAGACAACGAAGCTCATTGAAGGTTTCTCGTTCCGCTCTGCCATCGAACAGCGCGCCATTCACTTCATGACCGTGTATGGCTTCGACGGTATGCGCTGGAGCAGCGTGAAGGAATGGCTCTTCAAGGAAACAGGTGGAGATGTGAGCACGAAGAAGGGAAAGGCCGCCGTCAAGAGGGTGCAGCCAGAGATCATCACCACACTTTCCGATCCGAAGCTCCTCGAGCTGTATGAGCTCGTCGTTCGTCAGCACAGCAAGCAGATGTGAGGTGCACCATGCTACGTGAAGCTCTCAGTGAAATTTTCAATTGGAAGAAAAACCCGCATGGCGTGTTCTTTCTCGCCATCCCACTGGCCATCATGGGGTTCGGCCTCGTCGGTCTGCGCGCCTTTCTGGAGCTGAAGCTCAATGGTGATCCGTGGTACTTCGTCATCGCCCTCGGCGGGCTGGCGCTGTTGATCGTGGCCCTCATGCCGATGCGCCACATGTTCTCAGATCTTGCGGATAGGCTGTAGGCGCTTACATGAACTCGAAGCACACCTTCGGGTTGTTCACATACCAGCCAACAACGTCGTTCTGAGTAGCGACGATCTCGAAGTAGTTTCCGGCCGTCACAGGAACCCAGCCAGAGTTCAGCGTGCCGTGAGGTGGAACACCTGTTGCGTTTCCACCATAGAACGAGCTCTTCCAAACATCCTGTGAGAAGTTGTTGTTCTGACACACACGCAGCGTCCACGCCTTGTTGGCAGATGTAATTTCAAAGTCAGCAGTAAAGCTTACCTTCATCAGCGTCTTTCCAGCTGGCACAGTGAAGCGCGTTGGCTGTCCAGCATCGTGAATGGCGTCTGTGTCGTATGTTTCAGTCGAGAATGGAATTGCAGTAGCAGTCGATGCGGCGCACAGCGCTGCGTTGAATGCACCAACCGCCAAGCAACCTGAGTATGTGAAGCCACCACCTGAGCCGTTGCTCGCTGCCGTGACGCGACCCTTCGCGTCAATGGTAACATTCGCGTTCGTGTAAGAACCAGCGGTAACGCCAGAGTTGGCAAGCGTGGTGCCGAAAGAACCGGTGCCTGCGCCAGTGACATCACCGGTAAGCGTGATTGTTTGGTCGCCAGTGTTGGTGCCTGATGAGCTACCAGTGTGCGTGCCTGAAAGGTTGCTGCCTGTGACGGCGCCCGATGCTGCGACCGACGTAGGTGTGATTGCACCAAGACCAAGCGTGATGGTGCCGTTCGACGTAATAGGTGAGCCAGAGACGCTGATGCCATTATTGCCTGATACGCCAACGGACGTGACGGTGCCTGCGCCGCCAGAGCCGTTGCTCGCTGCCGTGATGCGGCCTTGAGCGTCGATGGTAATGTTTGCGAGGGTGTATGAGCCAGCGCCAGGACCAACGTTAGGAAGATTGATCGTGATCGTACCTGTTGAGGTGATAGGCGAGCCAGAGACGCTGATTGTCGATGAGGCGACACCAACAGAGCTGACGCTACCTCCACCACCGCCACCAATAGAAGCCCATGACTGTGTAGCGTCGAACACCTTCAGCTCATTGTTTGGGTAGTCGAACCAGATCTGACCGACCGTCATGTTGTTCGGTGGATAGGCCGACGCGAAGTTCTCAAGAAGGCGTAGCACGTTCTCCTGAGGGTACGCGCTGGAGAGAGCGAGTGAGGTTGACGATGTGTTGAGCGCGCCGTCAGCGATCGAGATCGTTTCCTTTCCAGGAATTCCCTCGAGGTTCTTGCTGGTCCAGTCTACCTTGTACATGCGTCAGCTCCAGTTTATCAATGCAGGCAATCAGTGTAGTATTTATCGTCTCTGACCTAGGAGTACCCATGCGCGTAGTCATTCAACCTGGCGATACCCTCGAGGTCTGCTTCGCCGATGAAGAGGGTAACGACCTCGACGGCGACGTCATCGTGAAGTTCACCGGAGATGAAATCCGAGTTGAAAGCGACTGGGAGGACAGCGACGGCCGCAAGGGCCTCCTGTACTCAGAGCGTTTCGGAGATGGTCGCGACAGTGATCTTGAAGCACTGCTTCTACCGAACCAGTAGCTCGTGGACATCAAGAGACTAATCAGTAGTATGGACATCAAATCAGGCAGCGGCTACCCAGCTAACTGCCTATCCAATTTTGCACCACACCCATTTGTGTTTGATGGCGTCAAGTGCTCCTCGATGGAGGGACTGCTGCAGGCCTTCAAATTCAAGGAAGAGCACATGCAGGTGGAGGTGTGCAAGCTCGTTGGTGTTGCCGCCAAGCGGAAAGGCAAGCACAAGAATTGGCAGGAGCGACAGACGCTTCACTGGAAGGGGGTGGAGTACGAGCGCAAAGGTCTTGAATACCAGGAGCTCCTAGACCGCGCCTACCAGGCCATGTGTGATCAGAGCGAAGGTTTCCGCAACGCGCTGCTTCATACTCAGAACGCCGTGCTAAAGCATTCGATCGGTCGCACAAAGCAGGCAGACACCGTCCTTACGCGCAATGAATTTTGCTCGCGCCTCATGAAGATGCGGCGCGTTCTTCAAACACAAGGTGTTCTCAAATGAATGACGTTCTTGACCAGAACGGACCAATGGGCATGGTGTACTACTTCCTCATCCCACTCGCCATTGGTATCGGCTTTCTGATGTGGCGCGAAACGTGGCCATCTATCAAGGCGCGCCGCGCCGCCGAGAAGCTTCAAGATGCAGAAGACAACAGGAAGCGCGAAGAAGAGAACGAGAGAACGCGCCAAGAGATGGCCTCGGTTCTTGCCGCAGGCAATGAAGCTGAAAGACGGCACCACTACCTATCAATGAAAGCCGAGCTCAGCGCCAGCGAGGCCGCACAGCTGGCCGCCTTGACGGCTCGTCTCGGGTATGGTATGACAAAGGTAGTCGTTCATCGAGAAGCATGTCGCAACGACGGCTGGTGGGGCGACTGATGATCGAGATAAAGTGCGACTGCTGCGGCGCAGAGCTCAAAGAGCCGGGCGGCCTTGCCTTCTCACCACCAGCTGAGGGTAGCTGGTTCGTTATGAAGTACCACTTCTGCATCAGGTGCTGGGAAAATGTTCTCGGCCTTCTCTCAGCAAATAGGATATGACATGATCGTCTACGTCTACTTCACTGACAAGAGCTACAAGAAGCAGATGACCGTCGCCTACACGAACGGTCAGCAACCGACGATCCCACGTATTGGCGAGCAGGTGACGCTTCACAACTGTGAGCGACCGCTCATGTTGAAGGTGACGCGCGTGCTGCACGAGTACCGCTTCCATGAGGACAAGGACCATGTCCACGAGGTCTACGTAGAGCTGCGGTAGATTATTGTTAAATGGCCAACCTGTGTACTTCACCACAGGTTCGTGATAAGATAGATCTATCTCAGCAGAAGCCCGAGGAAAATCGTGGTCAAGACCATCGAGCAGAAGTTCAAGAAGTTGTCCGAGGTAGAGCATGTGTTGCTCCGCCCGGGCCGCTACATTGGCGCAATCACGCCACATACCGAAACCGCCCACGTCTATGACCTCGCGACGAAGCGAATGGTCAAGAAGGAAGTCACCTACAATCCTGGCTTCATCAAGCTTTTCGATGAGGTCATCTCCAACTCAGTCGACCACTCGAAGCGTCCTGAAGGCAAGCACCTCGACACCATCCGCGTCGAGGTAGACGCCGAGAAGGGAGAGATCAGCATCTACGACAACGGCGGTATCCCTGTTGTCAAGCACAAGGAATACAATCAGTGGATCGCTGAGATGATCTTCGAGCTGCGCGCTGGCTCCAACTTCGACGACAACGACCAGGCGATGCTCACTGGTCAGAATGGTGAAGGTGCTGCCCTCACCAACATCTTCTCCGAGAAGTTCATCGTCGAGACCTGCGACGGCAAGCAGAAGTTCAAGATGGTCTTCGAGGCGAACTCGCAGGACCGCAAGCCACCAAAGATCACCGACGCTGAAGGCACGAAGGGTTACACGCGCATCACATGGCGCACCGACTTTCCGAAGCTCGGCATGACCGGCATCGACCAGGACAACCTTGACATGCTGCTCAAGCGCGTCGTCGATGTGGCAGGCATCAACACTCACCTCAAGGTCTACTGGAACGGTGATCGCATCCCGACCCGCACGTTCAAGGACTACGTCGAGCTCTACACCGGCGAGGAAGGCGAGTATGCCTTCGACCAGACTGACAACTGGCGCGTCGCCGTGGCAGCCGCTGCCACCGATGCTGACGGCTTCCAGCACGTCTCATTCGTCAACGGCACGAACACGAAGATCGGTGGAACGCACGTCACGTACGTCATCAACCAGGTCGTGGACGCGCTGCGCGAATTCATCAAGAAGCGCCACAAGGTGGAGGTCAAGCCGGCCGACATTCGCCAGCACCTCACCCTCTTCCTTGACTGCAGCATCGTCAACCCTCGCTACTCGTCGCAGACGAAGGAAGACCTCATGACCGAGGTCAAGGACTACAAGACGACGTGGACGGTGCCAGACAAGATGATCCACAAGATCGTCAAGTCGTCCATTATCCAGGCCATCCTCGACTGGGTGCTGGCAAAGCAGAAGATGGAGGAGCTGCGCGATCTTCGTAAGCTCAACAAGGACCTCGACAAGGCCAACCCCAAGCGCATCGACAAGTTCAATGATGCCAGCGAGAAGATCGACCGCAGCAAGTGCACGCTCTTCCTCGCCGAAGGAGACTCGGCCTCGAAGTCCCTCTTCGCCACCGCAGACCACTCGCTGGTTGCAACCTTCCCGCTCAAGGGCAAGCCGCTCAACGTACGCGAGAAGGAAATCGCCCGCGTGCTCGGCCTTGACAAGCGGAAGGAAGGCAAGACGGAGCCAAACGAAATCCAGAAGATCCTCACGATCATCGGCCTGCAGATCGGCGTCAAGGTCAACACGCTTCGCGAGCTGCGGTTCGGACGTGTCGCCTTCGCCACAGACGCTGACGTCGATGGCGCCCATATCTCTGGCCTGCTCATCAACCTCTTCGACCACTTCTGGCCGGAGCTCTTCGAGATGGGCTTCGTCCACATCCTCCGCACGCCGATCGTGAAGGTGTACGTGAAGGACAAGGTCGCTCACGAGTTCTTCACTGAGCGCGAGTTCAAGGCGTGGGTGAAGAAGGACGGCGAGAAGCTGCGCGGCTGGACGCATCGCTACTTCAAGGGTCTCGGCACGACGAAGACACCAGACTTCAAGCCCTACATGGAGAACCTGGACAAGTACCTCTTCAAGATCACCGTCCGCGATGCTGCCGATAAGGCTGCAATCGACCTCGCGTTCAACGGCCAGCGGGCAGATGATCGCAAGTCCTGGCTTGAAACGCCAGCCGCCAACTTCGAAGAATTCATCGAGGCCTGATAGTGGTCAAGCAGCGAAAAACGCCACGCACCGACCGCGTCGCAACTGACGGATGGAGCGGGGATGCCGCCGCCGTTCCAGTTGAATTTGCCCAAAAGCTGGAACTTGAACTCCAGGACGCGAAGCGCGAGCTTCGCAAGCTGAGGAAAAACAAATGAACAAGACGGACGCAGAGCGAGCCTACTTCTCGAGGATGTACGGACAGACGCATCACGTCTCGTCTGTCGAGAAGCTGCCAAGTTCCGCGATTTACATCGTGCTGCAGAACGAGCAGCGCTCATACACTGACCCATACCACGACACCAACCCGTCGGGCATGAACACGATCACTGACAGCCACCTTGGTGTGATATGGTTCGAGACCGAAGAGGCGCTCAACTGGTGGATCCTCAAGGAGAAGGAGGACCGCAGCGGCAAATCGTACCGCGTGTTCCACCTTCGGCCCGTGGAGGTGGAGATCAAGTCATCGGTCAAGATCACCTAAGGGCACATTATGTTAAATGTACTTCCCGTCAGGTTCATGGTATAATGGGTTATGGCAACCAAGGGAACCAACACGATGACTGACCACGCTGCCCACAACAGCCGCCAGATCCGCGCGCAGCACTTCATGAACTCAGCGTTCAA